CGTTCTCTATTCACTTCCTCCGTTTTCTAACACATACTGTTAATGATTGTTCTCGATTACAACACTTCCTTGAGAAAGGGTAAAATCCTTCCAAATAGCGGAGAGGATTTTGACCGTATGCGTGAGCATTTCTCTAAAAAAGTAGAGGATATTTATTTTCTTAGAAAACAGACCGGGAATCCGTTTATTCCTGATACAGAATACGCAATTCAGCCAACAGGTTATTTTGATTTTGGACTCTATGAGAAAATTGTAGAGTTTTTAGAATCGAGAGAGATTGAGTTTGAGCTTACTGAGAACTTCATCAAACGTAGAGATTGTGGATTCGGCTTCCAGATCGTTTCTGACGACCTCAAGCTCAAGCATAGGGACTATGGGAAGGATGCTGTCTCAAAGGCTCTTAGCAATGGATGTGGAACGATTGTGTGTGGAACTGGTGGCGGCAAGTCGATGATGACCGCATCATTAATCGAGAACATCATTTTGACAAAAACTTTCAACAAGTTTAAGTGCCTTATAGTTGTTCCCGGACTTTCTCTAGTTGATCAATTGGTTCAAAACTTTGAGGAGTATGGAGTATCATTTACATTCTCTGGCTGGACAGGAAAAAGTAAATTACAAGAAACAGATGTTGTTATTTGTAATTCAGAAAACTTCTGTGCGAGATTTAATGACAACACATGGATTAAGAAAGTTGATGTAGTCGTAGTAGATGAAGTACACGGCGCAAAAACAGGAAACATCTTAACTAAGAACATTAATAAAATCAAAACTCCTCATAAGTTTGGGTTCACTGGCACTTTGCCGAAGAATAAGATTGACGAGTGGAAAATCATTGGAACATTTGGTCCTGTAGTGTTTGAAAAAAACAGTAAGGAATTAAGAGACGAGGGCTATCTCGCCAACGCTTGTATAAAAATGATCAAGCTGGTCCACCCAAACCCGCTCAAGTTATCATACAGAGGAGAATTGGAGTTTCTTCATAAAAATCCAGAACGGTTTATAATTATTCGAAGAATTGTAGAGAAGTTGAATAAAAACACGCTGATATTAGTCAATAGCGTTGAGCATGGGCTTGATACGTGGGATTTATTATCAGTTCTCAAGAAAAAGGTTTACTTCATTCAAGGAGAAACCCCTGTTGAGGAGAGAATGAGAATTATTCAGGAGATGGAGCAGCGTAATGATGTAGTGGTTATTGCCATGTCAAGAATCTTTGCTGTCGGTATCAATGTTAAAAATCTTCACTATGTCATGTTTATTGCTGGAGGTAAAAGTTTCATCAGAATTGTTCAATCAATTGGGCGCGGTCTTCGTCTTCACGAATCAAAAACCCGCTTGACATTGTTAGACATCTATGATAATATGGAGTATAGTGCAGAACACGCAGAAAAGAGAAAATTATTTTACGAGGAAGAACAAATCGATTATATTGAATCGTCTATAAAATTACTATGAGCAAAGTTTTAGAAAAAAAACCATACTATGTCAACTCGAAATTATTTCGAGAGCAGTTGACGAAATACTACGAAGATGATATCATGAGCAACGAACTTGCTTCGAATATTGTCAAGATTGCAGAAGGATTGAGTTATAATTACAGATTTATCAACTACACTCAAAGTTGGAAAGACGACATGATCGGTGACGCGACATTAAAAATGTACGCGGCTCTTGAAGCGAAGAACTTCCGATTAGAATCTGCCTTCAATCCTTTTTCTTACTTTAACCGTATCGCTTGGAATGCCTTTTCAAACAGAATCAAAAAAGAAAAGCATCAACATGAAGGATTGGAGGAATACAAGCAGCGAGTTTATGAAGAAGAAATGTCAGGTTCGAGCGGAGGATATATTTATGTCCGTCCAATGCTTGAGAGTGACTTAGAAGATGAAAATTATGATGATTAAAAATTATGTTTAATAGAACAAGTATCAATACTTACAACTCTTGTCCAGACGAGATTAAAGTTGTAGAAAAGAAGGCACCAACAGATGAATCAATTCGATTACTGAATGAGTTCCAACAGAAAGCGTTTGATAATGTTGTGGCATGTGTCCAATTATCAAATAATGAGCTAAAGGATATCACATGTTGGATTTATAACGATGAGTATTCATTTAATGAAAGAGCGAGAGTTCGCTTCAAACTAAATGGAAAACAGATTGATTTTAATTTCAAGCTTCCAAGTAAGTTTGTCGATTCGTGTGACATCATTCCGATGATAAAGCAACACATTCTTGATAAATTGACGGAAGTTGTGTTGATAGGTTCATTTGAACGTATAGTGGAAGTTTATAAGAGATGAAAAAATTAGTATCATGTAAAAGGTATAGAATGGGTGTTGGTGATATGGCCGACAAGGAAATAGCTGTTACACATTACCACGAACTGGAGGAAGAGGATGTTGAGCGTTATATTAAACGGTGTCAGGAGGCATACAATGTCCCATCTTTGAATATGCGTGTAGAGGGTTTTAAAATCTACAACTTTGAGCGAGAAGTATGAAATATGTAAAATTAACAGCTAAGCCTAATACTTGGTTCAAGGAAGGAACGGAAGTTATGTGGGAAGATGATGAATATATCAATCGTCGTCCAACGTTTAAAGAATGGTGTGGCATCACTGCGAGTGAGTTCCCATATGCTCTATTCCGAGGATTGAGAATTGTTGAAAATCCTATGAGTGAGGGAAAATGTTTCGAGGTCGGCGAAGAACATGATGGAGATGGTGAAATGTGTTCATGTGATGAGTTTGATATTGAACTTGTTGATGAGGATTTTAGAAAATATAATTGATGTTAGATATTAAAGAAATAAGAAGAAATCCAGAAGAAATCAAAGATAGAATCTCTACAAGGGGACGATATCTGAGATTTTTAATTGATGATATTGTGATGTATGATAAATGGCTTTCGGAAGAAAGAAGTTTCTATGATTCTTGTCAATCTGAAAGAAAATCTCTGAGTAAGGGGAAACAAACAGAGGGTCAAAGGTCCGCTTCCATCTGGTTTAAACAATGTTCAAACGAAGCTTCTGCTGAAATCACTAAACTGGAAAATAAATTAGAAAAATTGATGATGTTGTGTCCGAATGTTCCTGATAAAACTGTCCCTATTGGAATGGTGGATTTGAACAGCGATGAAACATTGGACCGATTTAAATATATCACATTATTATATGCTCAAAAAGTCTAAAGTAGCGATATTCTCTGATCTTCATCTCGGCATCCATAATAATTCCGAAGATTGGCATCAAATTGCCTATGATTGGGCTGATTGGATTGTGATGGATTTGAACGATAGGAAGATTAAAGATATTTTCTTCCTTGGTGATTTCTTTGACAATCGTTCGGAAATCTCAGTCCAAACATTGCATGTTGCCTCTATAATACAGGATAAGTTGGCGGAGTTTAATAAGATTTTCATTGTCGGGAATCATGACGCATTTTACAAGCACCGTTCAGATGTTCACAGCCTTGGGTTGATGAATGGATACAAAAATATTACAATTGTTGACAAAAACTTAACATTTGAGGAATATGGAAAGACATTTCTGTTTGTTCCGTGGAATAATGAACTACCGGATGGTAAGTTTGATTACATTTTTGGACATTTTGAGATTCAGAGTTTCAAAATGAACAATTTTAAGGTATGTGATAAAGGATTACAACCTATTGATTTTTTGGCTTCTCGAACGGATACCGTATTCTCTGGTCATTTTCATCGTAGAAGTACTGGAAAGTATAATGAAGGTAGTATTCACTATGTCGGAAATACCTTTCCAATGGATTTCGCAGATGTTGACAATGTCAAAGGTTATGATATACTTGATGTCGAGACAGGTGAATTGGAGTTTGTTGAGAATCCTGTGTCTCCAAGATTTAAAAAGGTTCTTCTTTCTAAGATTAAATCTCTGAAAAAGGAAGATATTGAAAATAACTTCTTGAAACTGATAGTTGATTTACCTGTGAAGGAAGTTCAATTGGAGAAGTTTAAGACGTATCTCTATAAGTTTCAGCCTTATCGGTTGATTATTGAACATAATACCTCATCTAATACTATTGATGATATTGAAGAAATTGATTCAATCAATATTCTTGAGATGTTTGAGGAATTTATCGAGCAAATGAAGTTAGAACGTGAACAGTGTGGCCGGATTGAGAAGATTATTCAAGATTTATACGATAAAAATAGGTGAGAAAGATAATTTATAAAACCCTCCGAATCCAAAACTTTTTAAGTATTGGAAATGAGACTGTCGAGATTAGGTTTCAAACAGGGCTGAACCAGATCGACGGGAAGAATATCGATAACCCTGATCGGAAAAACGCAATCGGAAAATCCGCCATAATTTCCAGCCATTTCTTCGCATTATTTGGGGAAACAATCAATAAAATCAAGTCGGATTTTGTGGTTAATAACGTCACAAAGGGAAAGGGTTTAGTTGAACTTGAGTTTGACGTTGTGACCTCACAAGATACAAAATCCTACACAATTAAACGACAAGTTAAACCATCAAAGGTTGAACTCTGGCAAGGAAGTGTAGATTTGACCCGAGATAGTATTGCAAATACTAACAAATATATTTGTGAATTACTCCAAACTAATCCAACCATTTATAAATGTTGTGATGTGATGACCATTCGCGAAACCACACCATTTATGGAAATGGAGGCGAAGGATAAACGAACATTTATCGAAGACGTTTTTTCTATCAATGTTTTTGGAGCAATGCTAAAGGATTTAAAGAAGGGTATTTCCGACACGAAAAAAGATAAGGATGTTTCTTCCGCAAAATTGACGGAAATTAGGCGGAGTGTAGAAACTCTCGAATCACAGAAAGCTATTTTAGCCAAACAAATAGAGGAAAGAGAAATTGTTTTACAGAGACGCAAGGATGATTTAGATTCTCGTATAGTTGAAACAGTAAAAAAGCTAAAATCTTACAAACTTCTTCCTGATATTAAAAGTATCGAGGTTAAAATAGAAGAAATCAACGAAACTTGGACATCTCTTGACAAAGAAATATCAAAGAGAGTGGTGAGTAAAGCTTCTATTGAAGCAACTCTTGAAGGACTAAAACGGGATTTGAGGAAATATTCAAGTGCTGGGGAATTAGTGAAGTGTGATAAATGCCTTCAGGATGTTTCTCACGACCATGTAGAGTTCTTAGAAGAGCAGCGCAAAGAAGTATTGATCCTAATTGAGGAAAAGGAAAAGTTGAACCTTGATGTGGAAAATGAAAGGGTATCATTTCAACTCAAGAAAACAGATATTCAAAAACAAATGAAATCATTACAGGATGATCTTCAGGAAGGAAAGCGCGTTCTGTTAGAAATTGAAACTCTGAAGGATAATCTTAAAAAATTAAAGGCTTCCCGAGAAGAATTGAATCAGGATATTCAAAATAATTCCGAATCTTTGGATTCTTTCGATGAAAATATTGAAAAAACTTTAGTCCGACAAGAGGAAGAATCCCAAACACTATCAGGATTGATTCAAAAGGCGGCGGATTTAGAATTATGTAAGTTTATTTTAGGAGAAGAAGGTGTCAAAAGCTTTGTTGTGAAGAAGTTATTAGATTTGCTTAATAATACCATTGAAAAATATCTAATTAAGTTTGGGCTTGGTTTGAGATGTAAGTTTGATGAATACTTCGAGGAAATTATTACCAATGATAAAGGAGATATTTTCTCTTATAAGAATGGATCAGGAGCCGAAAAGAAATCTCTTGACTTGGCATGTGCATTCAGCTTCTCTGATATGAGACAGAAGATAAATCAAGTGTCTAATAATCTTACCATTATTGATGAGTGGCTTGATAACGCAATTGATACGGTTGGATTTGGTATTGTTATGAATGTTTTAAAGGATAAATCTGAAGAAAACGACATGGCATACTACATTATCTCACATAGAAAGGAAATCCTTCCTTGGATTTCAGGAGAAACTGTGATGTTGGAAAAGAAAAATAGAATAACAAGAAGAGTTTGACAAAAAAATAGCTTGGAATAAATATCCTCATGAGTGAGAAAGATAGAAACTTAGTTCAAGTTGTGACATTAGATAAAAATGATATTATTTTGATTGATGTTGGTCGTCTCTCAATAGCACAGGAAATGCCGTATATTCGGAAGATTCAAAAAACTCTATCGTGGAGGCATAGAGGACCGATGTTTATGCCTATCCGGGAAGCTCAAGGTTTGACAATTATAAAGCGCCCATACGCTGAAGAAAACTTAGAACTTTATTCCGAAGAAGCTTACGAAGCTCGTCAAAGAGAAATAGCCGAAATTGAGGCCGCTCATATTGTTCTCTCTAAAAGAATTAGAGATGAGTTAAATGAGAAGTATGACGGACATTTACTAAATGAGGAGGGCCGAGTTGATCCTAAAGATTTTAAAAGAGCATGTGAGTTGACAGGACTGTATTGATGAATAAATATCCTCATGTTTATTCCGAGTCCATTTGTCAATCCTTTTCCAGCCTCTCCCTTTGGTATCCAATATCCTAAAGTTGTTCAAAGGGAACCAGAAGGAGAACCGAGATACATCAATTTTGCTGCTGGAAATGACGGATGCTTTTTCTACAGGAGAGGATTCCTTTCTAATCACATCAAAATGAATAAGTTGGGGGACGTTACAGACCTAACAAAAATGATTGGAGAGAAGGGATTCTATCATGGAATCAAAACCGTCACACTTCAACGTCAAGCATCCTCTCAACAAAAGGAGTTCATCGCTTATCTTAAAAGTATTCAAAGAGAATGTGGATTTAAATTGATTTATGAAGTCGATGATGTTGTCTTCAAAGAAGAAATCCCAGATTACAACGCTTCAAAACACGCTTTTGACACTGATGAAGTTCGCCAAAACTGTGTTGATATGATCAATATGGTGGATGAAGTTACAGTGACATGTAAGTTCATGCGCGATTTATACATCGAGAAGACTGGTAAGAAAGAAATCACAGTAGTTCCAAACTTTATGCCTTATTGGTGGATTGGACATCAATACAATTATCAAAAAATCATCAAAAACTTTGATACTAATGTTAAAAAGAAACCTCGAATTGTTTATTCTGGTTCTGGGGCGCATTTTGATGTCAATAATAAGGTTGGGCAAAAGGATGATTTTGAACATGTCATCAAGTTCATAATTGATAACCGACACAAATATCAATTTGTCTTCGTCGGAGCTTGTCCACCACCTTTGAAACCTTATGTTGATGCGCGTGAAATCGAAGTTCATCCTTGGCAACAGTTGATTAACTATCCAAACTTCTTGGCTTCAATGAATGCCCAAGCTTTTATTGCTCCTCTACAGAATAATAATTTCAACAAATCAAAATCTGATATTAAGTTTGTCGAAGCAGCCCAATTAGGTATTCCTTGTCTATGTCAGAATCTTGAAACATATTCGACTGCTCCTGATTTCCTCAAGTTTGATACAGTAGATGAATTATCGGACAAATTAGAGAAGATGATGAATTGGAAAAATCGTTCAAAATATTATGCTTTGGTTCCTGAGTTAAGAAAGTATGGTGAAACAAGATTCTTGGAGAAAGAACAGAATATTGGTGCGTGGATGGAAGCACTGAACCATGACTTCTACTCACCAAATCGACATTTTTTGAAGAATTGGAATTGACTTTGCTCCCTGCTGTGATAAAGTGGACTCAGAATGTATCGAAACTGTACGTATGACCCAAAAAATCGTGTTATCCATTTATTTACGTGGGACAAAGATGGTCGAAGAGTTCGACAAGAACTTCCATTCAGCCCCTACCTTTACTTAGAGGATAAAAAAGGAGACGCGAAAAGTATCTATGGAACTTCTCTGAAGAAGAAAGAGTTCGCGTCGTCGTGGGAACGGAATAAGTTTGTCAAGGAGTCTGGAATTAGAAGGATTTTCGAGAACCTTCCACCATATCAACAATTTTTGATTGATAATTATTATCATAATTGTGAGTCCGATGAGTTTTCAGAGCATCCCCTCAAAATATGCTTTTTAGATATTGAAACGCCATCAAATCCGAATATCGCCGGGGGCGCATTCCCGAAACCAGAATTAGCCGAACAAGTCATCAACCTGATTGTTTGTTATGACTCCCTGACAAAAAAACGGACAGGATTTGGGTTGAAAAAATATACAGGGGGTGAGAAAATTGTTTATTATCACTGTAAATCGGAACATGATTTATTGAAGAAGTTTATTGGTCATTTTTCATCCGATTTCCCAGATGTTCTAACAACATATAATGGAGCAAACTTCGATATTCCTTATCTAATCAATAGAATAACTTTTGAACTCGGAAAAGAATGGGCGGATGAGTTATCTCCCGTTGGAAGGATTTACGAACGAATCAATCCAAATGGAAAGTTCGGCCAATCGTCTAAGGAATATGTCATCGAGGGAATATCTTGCTTAGATTATTACGTGATGTATCAGAAGTTTTCAATGGATAAACAAGAATCCTATAAACTTGATTATATCGGTGAGGTTGAGGTCGGGGTTAATAAAGTTGAATACGAAGGAACACTTTGGGATTTAGCTAAGGATGATTGGGATAGGTTTGTACTGTACTGTATCCGGGATGTTGACCTTTTAGTTAGGTTGGATGCGAAGTTAGATTATATTTCATTACTTCGATTTCTTGCTTATACGGGATTGTGTAGTCTGGAAAATGCTATTAAAACAGTTCCCTGTATGAACGGCGCAATTGCGATTAAGGCGAGAGAGCGGGGACAATGTATCCCTACTTTCATTAAACCTGTGTCGGATTATAAGGCTCCTGGAGGATACGTATCCGACCCTAAACTCGGATTTTCAAAAAATATAGTCTCCTTTGATGCTAACTCTCTCTATCCAAGTGTGATGATTTCTCTTAATTTATCACCTGAAACTAAGTTAGGGAAGTTTGAGAAGGTTGGAGATTCTTATAATATTCATCATGTCTCTGGGAGAACCTTCGAATTAACTAAAGATGCTTTCAAAGAATACTTAGTCGCTGAAAACGCGGCTTTATCAAAATCTGGACATTTATTCACCCAGAATAAAAAAGGCATTATTCCAGAGTTTTTAGATAATCTTTATACTAAACGTAAAGAGATGAAGGGGAAGATGTTGGAAGCTCGCAAGCAGGGGGATAAAGAGGCTGAAAATAAGTTCAACACAATTCAATACGCTTATAAAATCCATCTCAACAGTTTATATGGTTATATGCTCAATAAATACGCTCCTGTAGGAGATGAGGATATTGGAACGTCCGTGACGATGACAGGGCAAGCAGCAATTAAACAATCAGTTAAGTTGTACTATGATTATCTGAACAGTAAACTACCAGATGAAGAATTGGAAGAGAGTTATATCTACTCGGATACGGATAGCTGTGTGTATTCTCTGAATTGGGTTGATAAAGTGGGGGTATCGTTGATGAGTGGAGATGTTATCAATCCTAAGTTTTATTCGATTTGTGATGAAATTGAAAAGTTTATCAATGATGGTATGTCCGATTGGGCTAAAAGAATATTGAGAAGTTCTGACCCCCGATTTGTGTTTAAACGTGAAACAATTTGTGATGCTGGAATATTTATTGGAAAAAAATATTATGTATTACATCTATTAGATGATGAAGGAACCCCAACAAATAAGTTCAAATATAAAGGTGTCGATGTTGTCAAAACAACAATGCCAAAAGCAATCAAACCCTACGTCAAAAAGATTATTGAAACAATGGTGCTCACTCAAGACAAAACCACTACAAATGAATTGTATCTTGAAGCCTATAAGATGTTTAAACAGTTGGGGGTGGAGTCAGTTTATAAAAATAGCGGAATCAATAATTATGAACAGTATGCTAAAAAATGCTCAGAGTTCACGACATGTAAGGGTATGCCCTCTCATGTTAAAGCAGCGTATTATCATGATTTATTGGTTGATAGATTGAACCTTACATCTAAATATGAAACATTCAAATCAGGGGAAAAGGTTAAAATGGCTTATCTTAAAACTCCAAATAAGTACGGCATTGACATAATCGGGTTTAAATCTAAATATCCCCCGGAGTTTGATGAATATTTGACTATTGACTATGAGAAAATGTTTAGTAAAATATTCTTCGCCGCCATTGAGAGGTTTTACGACGCGGTAAATTGGAAGCTCCGTAAACCTAACGAAAATGTGAAAATTGAACTTGAAGATTTTTTATCATGAATACAGTAACTAAATTAGTAGAAAAATGGAAGCCACTTTTAGAATGGTCGAGTAGTAAGTACCCACCCGTCGCACCCGAAGAGTGGGAACTCCTCGCGACAAGGCTTGAATATTTTGAAAATAAATATCGGAAATATCCTAAGTTTCTAAGCCGACTTATCCCTGTATTTAGGGCTCTTGAAGGTGATATTTCGATTGTCCATGATATGATAGATGGTCATATATGTGGGATAACACAAGGACCAGACGAGGACGGAAACATAACAACTATAGCTATTCCCATGGTTCCCGACCAAGATTTGACGAGTTGGGGACCACCTATGATGAATTATTACCATTTTAAGAATGGCGTGTGGGAATGGATTTAATAATATGACTATAAACGAAGCATATAATAAATAGGTAAATTGACTAAATATATGAATGGCAAGAGCGACAATATATCCAAAGATAGCGGGGATTTACAAATTTACCAATAAGCATAATAATAAGGTGTACATAGGGAAATCTGTTGACCTATCAAAAAGGCTCATTATTCATAAAAACACTCGATTGAAATCTAGAAGACAGACATATTTCGAACATGCTATTATAAAATATGGGTGGGATTCATTCACGTTGGATATCCTAGAGACTTTTCCCGAGTTTGATAAGAAAAGAGAGGAAGATAAAATATTTTTATTGAAACGAGAATCCTATTATATATCAGAATACAAATCAACCGATAAAGCATATGGCTATAATTTATGTGAATATTCTAATGATAATACGGGGCGCTCCTTAACAGAAGAACATAAGGAAAAAATAAGAATTGCAAATACTGGTAAAAAAATGTCTTTAGAATCTATTGAAAAAACTAGAGCGGCTCACTTAGGGGTAAAACTTTCTGAAGAGCATAGAAAAAAATTAAGTCAATCTAAGATTGGTAAGAAAAGGGGGCCGCATTCAGAAGAACATAAGGAAAAATTGAGACAGGCCAATCTAGGGAAAAAAATGTCTCTCGAATCGAGAGAAAAAATGCGTCAAGCAAATCTAGGGAAAAAACTTCCAGATTGGCATAAAGAAAAATTGAGATTAGCGCGTCTTGGCGTTTCCCCTTCGTTAGAAACAGTAGAAAAAATCCGGAAGGGAAATTTAGGAAGAAAACATTCTCCAGAATCTATAGAAAAGATGAGACAGGCGAAGCTAGGAAAAAAGAAAAAACCAAAATTAGAAGAAAATGAACAACATTTTGATACAACAACAGATTTATAATAAGGGATTGACCGACGCTGAAAATATCGTAATTGATACTTTCAAAAAGTTAATCAGAAATGAAGAAACAACACCTTTCAATAATCCAGAAATGGATAAAATTAGACAGGCGTTAACACCCTATGTTAAACATATTTACGGCCTTGCCTCTAAAGAGACGAGCAATGTCGGAAAGTATGTTTTAAAATCAGTAATCACTCCAAGTTTAGAAACAATTTTATGATGACAAGAGATGTTGTGATTGAATTATTACTGGAGCAGTTAAAACTCGCTCTAAATGTTGGACAATGCGTAGCCGCATCATGCGAATCGATTGATAGATGTGTAAATATGTCTACAATTCAAAATAGTAGAATCCTATCGAAGATTTTAGTTCAGCATGGGAACGCTTTAGCGGAGCTTCTTTCAGTAACTTATCAAACCTTTGAGGAAGCTCTTCCCAAATTGGAAACTTATCCAAAGGAATCAGTTGACATTCATCCTAATCAATGTTAAAATATATTCCTATGGAAAAGCACATCGCATTAATCGACCACGTAGGTCGCACAATCATTGGTAAAGTAGTAAGCTCATCTGCCGAAACCATCACCGTAAACAATCCCGTAATCCTTCATTGCCAACCACAACAAAATGGTCAACTTGAAGTTCAGACATTCCCTCTATTCTTTTTTGAGTTCATTGATAAGGGATTCAAGGAGCAAAACAATTGGACATATACTCGATCAAATATCGTAGAATCAGACGTAGTTCTTGATGAGCGCATTCTTTCTCAGTATGGAAAGATTAACACACCTCTTGTAGAGGAGCCGAAGACATCATCACCAAAGGTTATAAGTATTAACGACCTGTAATTATGAAACTTTCAGATGTTGAGGTTTTAACCATGATAGTAAAGGTTCGCGAGATGATGTTTAGTATGAACATGAATGTCGCGAATATTGATAAAATTATTAATAATATTATTGATTATTGGGAAGCACAAATAAAGGTATGATTCAAGATAAAGATTTAAACGATGCCCTTAGCGTATTTGAAGGGCTCAATCCCTACGCTTCATTTTTAGAGAACTCTTCTCTATCAAACGTGACGGATTTTATTGATACTGGAAGTTTAGTTCTAAATGCTATTGTTTCAGGATCGACCCAAAAGGGTGTTCCAGTTGGAAGACTTACACAATTTGCTGGTCCGAGTCAAACCTTCAAAAGTGGATTCATTCAGCAAATCTTAGCCAATGCTCAAAAGAAAGGCTTAAAAGTTGTTATTTTTGATACAGAGAATGCCCTGACTTCATCAGGCGCGTCAACTCTTGGGCTGGATATTAGTAAAGTTATTCATATCCCGTCAACTACTGTTGAGGGGACGAGAAATGCTATTTACAAGTTCCTTACTTGGGTTTCTGAAAGAAAATTAGAAGGTCAGTTCATTATCGCTATTGACTCAATTGCTAATTTACAGTCTGAGATGGAGTTGACTCGAATGGATAAGGAAAGTGTATCGGCTGATATGGGTTCCTTCGCCAAGTCTATTAAGAGTTTGTTGAAGACATGTATCAATATGTCAACAACTACTAAGACAACTATTATCATTTCCAATCACGTTCATGATAATCCAGCCCAAATGTTCCCCTCAATTGAGGCGAATATCTCTGGCGGTAAAGCTGCCGCCTACTTACCCACAGTAACCGTTCAGCTTGCTCGTAAGCTCGTTGCTGATGACGGTGGGAAGACAGTCGAATCAAACCTCACAGCGGGTCAGAAGAAGTATTCTGGCGTTGTTATTCGTGCTTTGACAGTTAAGAATCGACTTATTCAGCAATACCTTGAAGGTGAAATGTACTTATCATTTGCTTCTGGATTGAATAAGTATTTCGGTCTTCTTGAATTGATGAAAGGACTTGGAGTTGTAGAAAACAAAGGTTCGATTTATTATGATTGGGAGGGTAATAAATTAGGCTTCTACAAAGCGTTCCGAAGTGACAGAACTCTCTGGGATACTAAGTTAATTCCTGAGTTTGATAAACGGATTGCTGAAGAATGGATTTACGGTTCCGATACAGAAATCGTTGATGATTTTGACGACGATGAGGAAGAAGAAGTTCAAGAAGAACTTTCTCCTTTGGAGAAGTTAAAGAACCTTAAGAAGAAGGTTACGGAAACGCTCGATGAAGCTGAATCAACTGTTGAAGGTTAACCACTGGTGATAATTCTGGAAGCGTTTGTAGTTATTCTCAAGGAGAACTTTTTTGGGTTTTCCTGAGAATTGACTATCCTTTTTAAACTGTTCAGACATATATCCGAATGCTTCCTCTTCCTCATAGTCGGGCATTTCCTCGACTTCAGCTTGTCCAAGTTTTTGATATTCAGCCTTGAGGGCGTTGATCTCAACACTTAGTTTTTCCCACATAGCATCCTTTTTCTCTGGTGAGAGATTGAGGTGATAAAGATTATAAGAGTAATCTGGATCGGTTTTCTTCATAGTTGAGAGCTTATCCTGAGCTTCTTCTTCAGACATTGATAAGAGGTCTAACTCTTTTTCGATTTGGTTGATTCTATTTTCTACTCCGACTTTTTTATATGCTGCTTTATCTCCAGTACGTGCCGCTGCACCTCCCTCTTCAGGGGTTAGAGGGACCTTGTCGTGTCCAGCCTCGATAAGTTCTTTTTCTTGATTGAGAATCTTATAAAGATTATCCTCTAATTCTTTTCTCTGATTTGAGAACTTGGCACTTCCGATTTGCTTAAGTACAATGTATTTCTCTTTTTGGACTTTTTTCAACGCTTCAGTTTTGCCAAATTTTGATTTTGGTGCGTCTTTTCCTATAAAGTTGAATGCTTTTCTCTCTTCCCGCTTGTCTGACAGACCTTTATTCAGTCTATTCAATTTTTGAAATTTCGCTAAAAGGTCGGGAGTGTTCAGATATGTGGCGTATATATCAAGGTCTATTCCTTTTGGAAGGAGGCTTAGTTTTGTTTGCTCAGCGTTTTCAATTTCTTGTTTTGCGGCAGCTAACTCTTGATTCCAATCGGAATCAGGATCGCCTAAATTGGTCAATATATCAACTTCTGTTACATACTCCTCCGCAACTTTTTCATATGCTTCTCTCCTAATAGGATCGGTAGAGGATTTGGCTTGGTTGATGAAATTTTGAGCACTCTTACGTCCCATTTTTTTGCCAGCTTCAATAGCTGATTTTATTTGGGCTCTATCGGCTTTTAGAAGTTTTAATATATCTTGTTTATTCTCAGGGTCTATAATGCTATCTCCACCCTCATCAAGATATTCATCATTTCTGATGGCGTTGAAAGTGTACACAATGGCATTCTCAATCGCATATAACATATTGTAACCTTCCCCTACTTCATCAGAGTATTGGGGGTCGGTCGGTTGATCAGGTTGTTTAGTTGGTTCAGGCTCTTTAATTGGATTTAAAAATTTATGATACTTTGAGTGAACTCCTTTTTTAGTTCTGCTACTTTTACGGCCACCCATCTTGGAACGCATTTGTGTGAGAATTGGCTTTAGTTCAACATTCAATGCTCTCAATTCTTCAGGAGTAGACCCTAAATCTTCCAAATCATTTATAATTCCGAGTTGTCTTCCCTTGACTCCAGATTCCTCGGGTTCCCTTGCTCCACTTCTCCAATCTTTCTGAGACTCCATCTCACTTCGTCTTGAGTTGAAGAGATTGTTCAACTTTGTAAATGGGATTGATATTTTTGGGTCCTTTGATCTTACAAATTTAGCAATTTCATTGGAGAAGTCGTCCTTTTTCGTAGGAATATCATTTTGTAATCTCTCATCATACACATCTAATAACTGCTGCATGAGCGGATGTTGATTATCTGGATCATCCATGACATCTTCGATTGTTTGGATTATGTCGTATGTTGCGTCATAGCTGTCTTGAATGTCTTCAACATTAATATCCGAACCTGTATGAATACTCTTTTTCTTACTCTTTCCGCCCGCTCGGTATTCCGCTACACGATCCCGAAAATTATCCATGTTCTCTAATGACTTCGCATATGCGGCTATGTCAAGTTGACCACTATTTATTTGCTGTGTAATTACCTTATATGCCCGCGCCTTCACTGCGGCAGAATCAGACTTACCTCCTGTTTCGAAAAATTGAATTTGTGCTGGGGTAAGCCACGGAGTTGCATGTCGATATAAATATGGCCAAACAATCGCGTCGATAGTAGAAGAGCCTGTTTCTCCGAACTCTCGTCTACATAATGTTCTCATATCTTGATATAATTTATTAAGCGTCGGGTCTTTAAATGCTTCCGCTCCCCTTGCCATTTCAGTCAAGACGTTTCCCCGTTTAACAAAATAATCAAAATTAAAAATCTCCATAGCTGTATTTAATTGGTTGACTTCCACTTTCAATATGGTATCATGCTGTACATGGAAATTAAGAAAAGTCTCCTCTTCTCCGCATCTAAGAAAAGATGGAATGATACATTGATAGCATCAAGTTTTTATGATTTGAGAATGGGTGATAGAGGTTGTTATCCCGTATTCGAGGAGAATAATAAAGCCGGATTGGCCGAAGTTTATAATAAAATGATCGACCATGCCCTAAATCAGAATGTCGATTGCCTAATCCTCGTTCACGACGATGTAATCCTTGAAGAAGAGCCAATCCCAAAATTAGAACGACTGTTTGATGATTATGATTTAGTGGGAGTTGCGGGAACATCTAAGGTGGAATTAAAATCTCCCGCTCTTTGGCATTTAATGGGAGGAGGATTTGGAGGGGGAAATTTACATGGAAAGGTTTGTCATATAATTGAGGAAATTGGCAGCGAATATGGTAAAAGCCATCCCGCATACTTCGGCCCTTATCCTCGTAGAGTAGTAATGATTGATGGAGTTTTCATGGCTCTTAATAGAAAGATGTTGGAATCTGGTGTAAGATTTGATGAGGATTGTCCATCGAAGTTTCATTTTTATGATCTAAATTACTCACTCTCCGCGCATTTAGTAGGATTGAAAGTTGGTGTCGGTGATATTTTAATTACGCATGAATCTCCGGGACTTAGAGAATATACAGATGAATGGCGTTCAGGAGAACAATATTTCTTAAACAAGTATGGAAAATAATAAGTTTAAATGGCCATGTGAATGGATGTATGAATTGGTTAAACAGTGGGTCGATGAGGATTTTGAAGTAGAGGGTGAAGCTTTTATAAAAAGAGTTGATGAGGTATTATACGAGATTAATACCGCCCCGCCTTCGCCTAATAGATTGAAGGTTAGTTTTAAGGTGGACCCGGATTATGACATTCGCGATCATTGGAATGATGAGGATATTAAAAGAACCAGATTTAAACTGACGGTTGGTATATATATGATGAACACTTTAAAGAGTTGAGGCGAGAAATAGATTTACAAAATGATAGACCTTGAAGATTACGAACGTATAATCTGTTATAAAAGTATAACAGATTCGTCTTACCTTAATTCCATTGCGGATTATGTAAAGCCAGAATACTTTGAAAATCAAAACATTGCGACTTATTTCAAGATCGTTAATGATTTCTATGACAAGAGGAAGAAATTGCCAACCCTGACAGAGATTAAGACCTATCTTGATACGGATGTTTTAAAGACTGGCTTTAAATTACTCTTAGAATCATTCCGGGACATTGATAAGAACCTTGATAAGGATGAACTGTATCAAAATACAGAACAATTTCTGAGAGAAAGGGCGACTTTTGTTCAACTCCAGACAATTTTAGAAGAACCTGAAAAGAATATCAAAAATCCTCAAAATGTTTTAAAATCTTTTGATGAGATTTGTAAGATTTGTCTCAATGCCGACATGGGTATTGAGATTTTTAAAAACATTGATACCATTGTTGATGACATTCTCAATGTTGAAAACTACATTTCCACTGGTTGGGAGTGGTTGGATGAGTCATTAGGAGGTGGTTTTCTTGAATCTGGTAAGGCTTTATACATGTTTGCTGGTCAAGCTAACATCGGGAAGAGTATTTTCCTTGGAAATGTCGCGGCAAACATAGCTAAACAAGGTAAAAACGTCCTCGTTATCTCTTTAGAGATGTCGGAAATGGTTTATGCGAAGAGAATTTGCTCTAACATAGCTAAGATTCCAATGAAGGACTTCAAATATGAGACTCCTTCCTTAAGAAGCAAGATCAAGGGTGAGGAATCAACCAGCGGTAAGATTTTTATTAAGGAGTTTCCTCCTTCTACGATTACTCCTAAGCAATTAGAGGCATTTATCAAGAAATTGATTGATTCTGGAGAGAGAATTGATGCGATTGTCATTGATTACCTCTCATTGTTGACCACTTCCTTTGGAGTTAACTCATATGAAAGGGTTAAACATATTTGTGAAGAGGTAAGAGCGATGACCTATACTTTTAAATGCCCCGCGATTTCCGCCCTACAACTAAATCGTGAAATGTATGGTAAAAGTGCTCCGGGAATGGAAGGAATCTCCGAAAGTATTGGCACGGCGCATGTTTCTGACGTGTTGATTTCAATTTTTCAGTCAGAAGAAGACCAAGAATTAGGAATTATCAAGCTTGGGATGATGAAAAATAGATATGGTCCTCGTGGAATGGTCCAACCAATGCGTATTCAGTATGATACCTTGACTATTGTACAATCGGAGGAAGATGTTGAACTGATTATGGAAGATGAAGAAATGTCATTATTGGAAAGATTAGCAAGCAAATGAGTTTGACAAATATGAATAATGCTGTAAATATCAGCCTCGTGAGTAAAATTTTCATTTGGGCTAATTCTGATTTAGATGGAGCATGTTCAACCATTCTCCTTGGTCAAGTATTCCCTCAATTTGAGTATCAGTGTGCATTCTTTGGCTCATTTGAAACCTTATATGATAAATGGGTCGATAATATCGACAATTATGACAAGGTTTTCATCATTGGAATGGTTATTGACCAAAGATTGATGAATAAACTGGATGATCCTCGAATTGTCATCATTTCTGATAGAGGTGAGAACTTAACAGCGGATGATTCAACCCTTTTTATTGAAAATCGTCCATCTTGCTCTCTTTTAATCTATCAGAAGTTTAAAAAGGTCAAGGATTTCTCCGTAGAGCATAAGAAACTTGCTCTTTATGCCAACGATTATAATGATTATCGTCTAAAGTATGAAGAATCGAAGTATTTGAACGCTTTATATCGCAGAATGGGTTATAAAAAGTTCTATAATTTTGTAGAAAGGTTTTGGAATGGTTATGATGGTTTTACTGATACCGAATTATCTTTGGTTCAAGAGTTTTTTGACGAATTGAACGATGAATGTGAATCTTTGGACCTATATTCAGGAGAATATGAAGGATTTTCAGTCCTTTCGACCTTTACTAAGTTCTCAGTGAACGAAATCGCTAAAAAATTACTTGACAACCATCCTGCTGATGTTATTATTGTGGTCAACCCCGACACAAAGTTTGTTTCCTTTAGAAAATCTCCATCTTGTCGATTGAATGTCGGGACAATGGCGGAAAAGCTTTGTGATGGAGGAGGTGGCGAATGGGCTTCAGGTGGAAATATCACTAAAAAGTTTTTAGAGTTCTCGGAAAGTTTGAAAATGTTATGACAATTGAAAAAATTATTTGTGGAACCTTAGAAGAAGTGGGAGAATATTTCTCATTTGTCGGAACTGGTCAAACAAAATGGCATGATGATTTAGGATTTGACGCTCAGATTAGTTCATTTAAACACTCCGTTGGACTTATTTTTTATCTTGATAAAAAAGGTGGGCTGAAGTTTGAAAGGAATTGGATTTTTATTAGAAATTATGAACATGACGCTATTAACTTTAAATAAGCCGAACCTAAATGGTCGAACCTACACTACAGAAGTTGTCCAAAAGGCAATTGATGACTGTCAGTGGAGAGTTGACCAGCGAAGAATGTTGTTGGAACGTGGATATGACTTATCCTTCGATGTTAATGTGGAAAATGCTTGTGGTATAATTACTAAGCTTGAAATTGATGGTGATTTCCTTGAAGGTGATGTTGAGTATTTTTCAGATTTTGAAAAGTTTGTAGGAATCCCGATCCGGCCAAAAGCTATGGGAACAATTGATGAACACGGCATTATTCACGACCTTCAATTTATTTCATTTTACCATACCGACGACCCAGCATGAATATTGACCCCTCCGCAAATCTTGAGGAGAGTGAATCCTCCCACTTGTTCCTTTGTTTCTGTACATTCGTAATGAATCTAAAAGGAAAGAAACTATCAGTTCAAAATGTATTCGTTCAAACTCTTCAAGATGAAAAATTAAAGAACGTAATGAAGACAATCATGAATCTCGAAAGTGATTATGAATTAGTGAAAGTTTTTCTCGCCTTCGACGCATCAATCGCACGCAGCAAATATGTCTCAAAATACACAAATGGACTCAATAAAAAGAAATGATTACTGATAAGTTTTTTGAAAAATATCCAAACATCGACAGAGTGGAGTTTCTTAAATCTGTTCCGATTACGCTCAATATTATCTCCTTAGAGGAAGCAATTGGTTTTTATGTGGCGAGAATGAAGTTTTTAGAAACAAAAGACCCAGATGACGAGGAGATTCTAACAAGAATTGAGAAATCCCTTCAATTCGTTCTTCAATTTTGCGAAGAAAACGGATTGACTTTGAAGGATTATCTGACATACTCTCCTCAGTCGATGCCATGCTGGGTTGAACATCTAAAGAATCACAAAATCAATTTTTACACTCTCCATGTCTTGACTTTAGGAAAACCTGATGTAGAATCAGAGATATTGGAATTCGTAATTCCTAATTTTTATCTGACACTTCAGAAGACAAAAAATAAATATTATCACTCCAAGATAGCCAAAGAAAAGTTTAAGCAAATGCTAAATAAGAATGTCCAGCGCGACTAAACAAAAAAGAAAATAAAAACATGAGTACACAAAAGAAAAATAAGTTCACATTATCAATGTTTGATAAGTTAAAAGACACACTAAAGAAGAGCGAAAGCTCAGGAGGAGGTTCCTTCGGAAACATCATGAAGTTTCCAAAAGGTCATACCTACACAATTCGTTTGATTCCCAATGTAGATAACATTGACGATTCATTCTTCCACCATTTCACAAACTCCTTTAAGTCGAGAAAGACCGGAAACTTTGTTTCTGCTTTATCTTTAAAGACGTTTGGACAAAATGATCCACTGGATAATCTCTATTGGGCATTATATAATGAGTGGAAAACCGCTAATCCGAATCCTCCTCTTGGAGCAGATGGAAAGAAGATTAAGTTCAACAATCCGATTGATAATAAGGAGCAATGGCTCTGGAATGCTTATTGGGTTGATAATCCAGCGGAACCAGAACGTAACGGAACTGTTCAAATCCTTCGGGTCGGTCCACAATTGAATGAAAAGATTCAAGAGGCTATGACAGGAGAACGAGCAGATGAGTTTGGAGCAGCAATCTTTGATCTAACTAAAGATGGTGCTGATTTCAAAATCAAAGCTGAAGAACAAGGAGAGTTCACAACCTTTAAAAACTCATACTTCACTGCTAAGTCCAAATTGGACCTAAGTGATGATGAAATTGAAAAGATTTATGAATCTGTTTTTGATTTGAAGGCAATTTATCCTGTTAAAACCGAAGCAGAGTTGGTAACTCTTGTAGAAGAACATTTCTTCTGCGGTTCTGAAAAGAAAGAGGTTCGTAAACCTTTAACCCGTCAAACTGCTCCTGTTGTGGTTGACGAGGAAGATGTAAATGATGATATTCCATTTGAATGGGAAGAAACTGCTCCGGTTGTTGAGGAAGCTCCAAAGAGTTCTCCAAAGGCTAAAGCTAAACCCAAAGCTTCTGTCGAAGAAGATGAAGTTGATGCTATGTTGGCTGAATTAGAAGCTGAGTAAGTAAATACACCTATATGAATGACGATTTCTACGAACCTTTGAATCCTGATGATTTAGGATTACTTGTTAATCTTGCTGGTCCTCTGTATCAAGAATCTAAACTAATTGATTCTATGACTGGTAATGTTCCTAAGCAGGATGGTATGCATATTGATAGTGGTGCCGCTACTATCAGAAAGAGTTTGGAGTCAATCGAGCAACAAGCCAAGGCGGCTTACTTTGCTTCGAGGAATGCTCCACAACCCGTCCAAACGCATTTCTATCCTCCACATACTGTAGAGCAGGTTGTCTTACCACAACCTGTATTCTATCCACAAAGTGTTCCTCAACCTGTAAACGATGGTCAATTGGAGTTCAACTTCAATATCAGCGAACAACAGAAGACGAACGACCTTTTGGAAAAGTGTTTTAGGTCCTTGACAAAAATCCTTGCTGTGGTAGAATCAATCAATGAGCAATCTAAAAATCGAAACGACACAGTTTCAGCAATTCCTAAATTGTCTGTCAAAGATAAGTGATTCTTCAATTATAGAGGTTAAAAAAGATCAAATATATTCAATTGCTGGATCAGAGGACAGAAGTATGTTCCTCTGGGCTAAGTTCAAGGGATTGTTTGATGACGAAACGAGCTTGAACCTCCCATCCCTTTCTAAGATGTCAAATCTTTTGGAAATGGTGGGAGGTTCTTCTGTCTCATTTAATCTTACGAAGAATGCCTTGGAGTACAAAGGTTCCGCAGTCAAGTTTAAGTATCATCTATTTGATGATGGTATTCTAACAAAGCCCAAGATCACAATTGATAAGATATCAAGGCTTACTTTCGATGAATCCTTTACTTTGACAAAATCCTTTTTGCGAGACATGCTGAAGAGGGCGTCGATTATGAAGGATAGTAAAAAATTATACATCTATACTGAAGATGGTAGCTTAACATTCTCTCTCTGTGATAGAACCAAAACAAACACTGATACTTTAACTATTGTTGGGGAAAAAGTAGATTTTGAATTAGACGATTTCATTCTCAATCTTGATAATGTTAGATTGATTGAATTTGGGAGTGCTGATTCAGCCTTATTTAAAATCAATCCAATTGGAATTGGTCAGATTGAAATTGTCTCGGATGAATTGGAACTTTCATATATCGTAACGAGCATCACCCAATAAGATTATGAATAAAAATTGGCCTTGTCCTAATGAATGTATAAATTGGTGCCGAGTGGGTGGTCTTTTAGGAATGATTCCTAATCATCATCCTAACTGTGAACATTATAATGATTCTTTGATTGATGTGTGGAAGGTTGAACTCGATGGAAATTATTTCTATACTGACGTTGAACCATGTTATAAAGATTTTATCGAAGGTGAAGTAATAACTAAGGAAAAATTACATCGGGAGTGTTACGAACAATTAGAAGAGTTTGAAGGATTTTAAATATGAGTGTCCATGATGAAACTTGGGATAGATGTCAGTGGTGTGGAGGAGTTAATAAAACTTGGCATGGAGATTATCACTCATCTAAAGGATGTTTAGAATATGATAACTATCATGATTGGAATCAATCTAAATTGAAAATAGTTGAAAAGACCCATTATATGGACGGCGGAACAATTCGTTATATTTTTAGCGATGCTTTAACCTTATACGAGGATCATTCACTCTTTACAAAAACAGATGGAAGATTCTTTTTTACATTCCCTAGAAAAGGCGAAAAACCAATTGAGAAATTAGCAGATAAATATCTAAACTTAATTAAGATTTACAAAAATGAAAAAATCAAAGAATAAAATTACAACTTGTGGATATTTCCTAAGAAGGCTCAGGGAATCAGGATTCATCGCAATCCGAATCTTCAAGGATTACTCTATTGCTGATCCGAGACGTTGGACGATAATGGTTGATCCCGGAGGTTCATCATTGTTTGTCACTTGTTATGAATCTAAAGATTTTAGAGGAGAAATTATGTTTGAGTTCAACGATGGAGGAAGAGGGTTTATTAAAAATTACAATCTCAAAACTCAATCAATGGAAATTATAATTACTAATCTAATCGAAAAAGGTATCCAACAAAAAACAGAGGATAGCAATTATACTAAAGAGGACTAAATATCTTCATGAAAGAAGATGAAAAACCTATTGAAGAGTTTACTGATGAAGATATTGAAAACTTACTCAGGGACGCTTTGAAGGTTCGTCTTGAGGAAAAAAGAAAAGTTCCATCTAAAGTTCGCTTAAATCAAGCACTTATTAATTCAGTTGGTGAGTTTATGACATGTTTTAAAATCCTCGGTTATGATTATGACGGCAATCCTGTCAATATAACCGCATACAAGGAAAGAATACAAAAGGCAGCACTTGACAATCAGTTCGTAGATGAAATCGGACGTTTTATGGCTTCTAAAAGTGAGTGAGTATGTTTTTCTGGAAAAAATCTTTAAAACTTGGTGATACTTACGGTGTTCTTGATGGACAATATCAAGGTCATACTCTAATGTTTATCAAAAAACATGGAGAACTGTATGGATTCTGTGATATCTTTGGCGGAAATATGACATCTCGCTGGATTCCAATAAAAGAGGTTGACTTTGCGTTGAAGCATGATATTCTTGAATTAGTAAAGCCGCAACCGACAAATGAAATTAAAAAAATTGCCAAATCTTTGTTCGAGAAGAACGAAAAAGGAGTTTGATTTTGATTTACCTGTCGATTATGTAGTTTCTAAGTTTTACGAATACGGATATAAAGTTTCCTATAATCGTTTTGCGGGAAATTATCAAAGTTGCTGCCCAATATGTAGGGAAGGTAAGTCTTGGGGTAGAAAAAAGAGATGTTTCTACATTCCTGATAATAAAAACATCTATTGTCATAATTGTGGAAGTTCTTTGACTCCCTACAATTGGATTAGGGAAGTTTCAGGGATGTCCCACAAGGAAGTGGAGGATGAATTGAATAATTCTTCGTATGATACGGTTCTAACACCAGATAAAACTGAAATACTTGATATTCCGACTCTTCCAGAGGATTCAATCAATCTTTTTGATGATCTTCAGGTAGAGTTTTATAAAAATCATCAAGTAGTTAAGGAGGCACTTCAATATATCGAGAGAAGGAGGCTGAATACAGCGATAAATAAGCCTGATGCCTTTTATATAAGTCTAAAAGACAAGTTTCAACCAAATAGATTGATTATACCATTTAAAAATGAAGAAGGAAAGATTATTTTCTACCAAACCCGTAAAATATTTGATTGGGATGATAAACCCGATTATCTGAGTAAGTTCAATGCGGATAAAACTATTTTTGGCTTTGAAAGAGTTGATCCTGAGAGGGATAGTGTATTTTTATTTGAAGGTCCCATTGATTCTTGCTTTATTAAGAATGGGTTAGGTGTGGCTGGAATCAATACAGGTCACTTCACCTATACAAAGACCCAACAAGAACAAATGCTGTCCCTATCACTCTTTGAAAAGATTTGGATTCTTGATTCTCAGTGGATTGATGATACCGCGAGAGAAAAAACCTTGAGTTTATTAGAAACTGGTGAAAAGGTCTTTATTTGGCCTAAGATTCACGGACAAAAGTTTAAGGATTTTAATGCTATGTGTGTAGGTCTTGGAGTCGATTCGATTCCAGAAAAATATATCAAAAAAAATACCACATCTGGAATGAGTGGTATTTTAAAGTTTAAGATGACGTTTAAAAATTAGACGTACTTGTAGCGTGCATTCGAAGTTTGGCTCATAAATCCTAAGAAGTTCTGATGCAATGAAGCTAAGTCAGCAGCAACACGAGAAATCTTGGTTTGTTGGGACTGTTTCATCTTGTCCATAACAGTATCAGGCTCAGCAGCAGCAAGTCGAGATTGAATTGAGCTTGGGTCTTCACTATTGATACGTTTTAAGAAACTTTCGATGTCATTAATCCATCCTTGAAGTTCATCAATCATTTGTTGATTGCGTTGAGACATAGCATCAGCGGCTTGTTTAGAAGCCATGTCTACCTCAGTGTTAACATCTGGTTTAACATTTACGTCGAAATCAGTAGGATCGGTGCCATCATCTAAGGATGCTTCCATAGCCTTGCGTTCAAGGTCAATATCAGCTTCTTTTAATAGCGTCATGAAATTATGGGCAAACTTGCTTCTCATATCATATATTTAGTCATTTGTATTAAATATCAATATGGCAGGTAAAGGAGAATCACCCTATTCAACAAAGTTCGCATCTTCGGAAATCGATCATGACCTCGATACTTCGGCAAAGATGCGCGATTACAAGCGAGAAGAGAGAGAAACCCACGCTGGTCCAAACACTCTACCATTTGAAATGGCTCAATTGCCGCAATATTTTGGAAACATGGTCGATAACGGCATTCAAGCATCTAAAACAATTGAAGCACTTTTAAAAACCAAAGATATTGAACATAAAGAGGCTTTATTGAAATTAAAAAAGAATACTGAGAAGATGGTGTTTTATTTGATTCAAAATGTCGATTACATCTTGGAAAAATACACAATCGGAGCTAAACATGCCTCTGATGACCTAATTGACAAAGAAATGGATGACGAGGTATATAAGTGATTGACTTCCGTTCATTTTGTGATATAATAGTAATATGAGTAAAGAGTTTTGGAAAAAATATGGTATCCTTTTTGGGATTTGGGGTATTTTAATCCTGATGTTTTCATTTTCTGGATTGTTTGGGTTGACTTTCTTCCAATTATTTCCAGTTCTTGCGTCCCTCCCAGCGTTGTTAGTGAGTTATCTCTGGGTAACTTACGATGATCTTGCTGATTCGGAAGAAGTTATTGATTTAAAGAAGGTTATTTCTGATTTTGAAGAGATTTTAGAAGAACAAGTAAAGATTCAAGCTGAACAAGTTGAAGTTATTAAGGAATACGAGGAGATTTTTGATCTACAGCTAGTTGAATTGCCTTGTGTGTGTGGAGGAAACACTTTCAAGGGATTGTTCTCACCTAAGTTGGAAAATATCGTGGTTTGTGAAAAATGTAATGGAGAATATCGAGTTCAAGTGAATTACGAATCTACATTACTCTCTGCTCCGATGGATGGAATGATTGGTTGAACACTAACGTATAATAGTGGGTATGATTACATACCTTTTGATTGGAATTAGTATCCAATTACAAATTATAACGAAGTTAATCGATAAAACACTAAGTTATAATTTAAAACAGTATTATGACAGTAGGAATAGAGAGAAGAGACGGCTCAATGGAGGAGATGAGTGTGACAGAGTTTACACGGTGGATGTGCTTGGTGGAGGCATTTCATTTCATTGAGGAAAAAGCGAAAGAATTAAATGTAAACCCTGACGATTTGATAAAACCCTTGGCGATAGAATCTTATATTTACGGAAATGAAGCACAAGGATTCCACGGAAGATATGAATCAATGTTGCATGACGTTCAATGCGAATTGAAACTTGGTAATTTATGAACATCCTATTTCAAGACGATTATTTTGAGGATGAAATTCCAATTTGGAAGAAATACGGAGCAACAATCATTCATGGGCTTTGTGATGAACGAGATATCAAGGAGTTTGGGCCTACTATAGCAAGAGGGACCATATCTTTCGATAGGAGTGTCAAACAATCGTTCAAATACAAGAATTGGCCTAATCTAATGTGGCCTTTTAATAATGATTGGAAGGTGTATAACTATGATTACCTTCTAAATTGTTCTGATATCCTGAATGAGGACGCTGTCATTGTTAACATGATTCGTTATTATGACATATTCAAATCTTTTGGTGAGAAGTTTTGGATTAGGAGCAATTCAGGAGCTAAGTTGTTTACGGGTGGTATTTTTACTCCAGATGAAATGGAAGTAGAGTTTGAATACTTCAGACAAAAAGGGATGGGAAACTTTGAGTTGGTTTTAGCTAACCCAAAGGAAATTGGAATCGAGTGGAGGATTGTCATTATTGACGGAAGGGTAATAGCAGGTTCCGCTTATATGGATGGAGGAGAACCCAAGGTCAATGATATTGTTCCTTTTTATGTTGTGGATTTCACTAAAGAGTGGGTAAAGAAACATAAGTTTTTATTTCCATCATCTTATGTAGTGGATGTGTGTGAACATGATGATGCCTTGAAGGTAGTCGAGGTTAATAATCTTCTGACCTCTGGGTGGTATGATTGTGATGTTGAGGCAATTGTCAAAGCAATCATCCAGCAAGCTTCCAACCCATAACATCAGCAAACTGTTTATCAAGTTCTGATGTATCTAAGCCAAGTTCTTTGAATCCAACACAATAATTATTGTATCTCTCCTTCAAATTATTAGGATAGGGAACACCATTTGGCCTGTCGAAGCGATGTAACCATCTTAAAAATGGTAAACAATAGGTTTTCTTACCATGTTGGCGATATTTTTCGTGAATATATCCTTCTTCTCCCCCAAATCCTCGAAACTCTGGATTAAAACCTAACCAATCTTTTTTTCTACAGGCAAAAAGACCCATTCCTTGTGCGGGAATCTCAAAAGGAGGGGAATCTGGATCAAGTCCCCGTTCATCTGTTCCCCATTGGCCCCACATATGGTTAGACCAAGTTAAATCAAAGTGAGTGCTGATACTATCCAAGGAATCATAAACTAATGGTCCTTGTAAGAGGCATCCATAGTCTTTTCCAGATTCAAAAAAATGAATTAGCTTCTTTATTGATCCTGCTTCAATTAGAACGTGAGAATCGAGAGACATAACGTAAGGAGTGTCAGCTAATGCGAAGATTTTGTTCTTAATAGATGTTGAGGAGAACTTTGTGAATGGTAGATACTGGACTGGCTCCTTAATCCACCTCAAAAGGTTCCTAATAGCTGCCCCATGATTACCATTTGGATTATTATCAATAATTACAAACTCAATATTATCTAAAACCTCTTTGTGAAACATTCTTATGTTTTGAATGGTGAAATAAACACCGTCATAATCATCATAAGTCGCCATTCCAATTGTCAATTTGCGCATATCTTAATTATCAGAAATTAAGCGCATTACAACCCGGATTACAAGGAATAACTACAGGAGGAACAATCGTTGTTGTGGTTGTCGTAGTAGTTGTAGTAGTTGTTGTGGTCGTAGTTTGAATAGATGGCGTGAAAGGATTGACTGGAGGCGGGGTAGTGATGGGAATCACTATATTAATGCCTCTTATTGTTGTAGGAACAGGCAATGCTGGCCTTGGAACTACCGCTGGGATGTATGGGTAGCAGGGAATACAACTAAGCCCTTCAGAATCAGTTCCGGGAGGCTCTGTGGTCGTTGTGGTGGTGCTGGTAGTCGTTCCTGTAGTCGTACTTGTTGTACTCGTGGCAATATAATCCTCATAACCCGGATCACCCGACACTGGAGGAACTGTAGTTGACGTAGAAACAGGCATAATTACTTAGGATTGGCGGAGATACCGGAAATTGTTGTGAAACTGGTAATTAAAGCTGAAGTAAGAGGTGTAAAACTTAAAGTTTCATAAGTCGGAGCTATAGTATTTCCTTGAGTGTGAAAATTTTTCAGTCTAAATACCGATGGACTAATAACAGAGGATGAGACAGGAGAGGTATATGAAAATCCCGGATAAACTACGTCTGTACTATTGGGTGTATATCCCGATATAGGTAATGTTAGTAGATTAATATAATTGCCGTCCGTTTTGAAGTCAATTATTAACTTTGTATAACCATTCGCTACTCTAAATCTAAGTGCCTGATAGTAATCTACTGCTGAACTCAGAGTAAACTTTGTTGACAATGCTGATAATGCTCCATTATAGAGAATATCATTAGCTTTATTACGAATGATCAAGCTATTTGGGATGATTGCGGACAACGCCACACCATTTCTTCCAGAAGATAGGGTCGGATAAGCAAATAATCCTGTAGAATCAAATGCTATCGTTAAGAATTGTCCTCCAGAATCAGGTTGATTGAGGTAATGACCCGGAATACCCGATACTTGGGTTGATGAGGTGCTTAAAAATGTTGAAAAGGCGTGCTGTTGTCCTAATAGACTATAAGTGAAGCTCCAAGTGATGTCCCAATTGGTATTATACGCCTTCTTAGGATCAATGAACCCTAAGTATTTGGCATTAACGGGAAGTTTTACATCAGATGGAAAGGACATATTAATAGTTTAGAACAAAGGATACTCTACCGTCTTGCTTAGAGCCTACTAAGTAGTAATATACATCACATGATGATAATGTTATACCATCAATAGATGTGGTGTGATTCGAATCAACATTCCCCATCGCTTGAGATAGAGGGGTGTATGATGAGAGGCTTGGGAATGAATTGTATGTAAATCTATAATGTCCTGCTGATAAATGGGTGACAGCAACCCCTTTAGATGCCTCTAAGGCACTTAATGAACCATTGTATCGAGCAAATAACAATGAATTAGGTTTAGCCACAGTCAACCAATCGCCTGTGGCTGATCCATCATTCTGACTAATGATTGCTAACTCTTGTTTATCGTTGTTATAGGCGAAATCTCCTACTTCTCCGGGGGCCAATGAAGCTAAATCGGGTGAAACACCTTTAAAAACGTTTCCCACTAACTTTCCGCCACTTAATGCTCCCGTTCCAACAAATAATCTATTTGTATCGTTGGTAAAGACAGGTTCCCCGGATGTAAACACAACTTTCTTCCTGTCAGAGTTTGAACCCTGACGAAAAACAAGCTTGAATATAGTATTTTGAAGTATTTCCATAAATTAGTAAGCAAAAATTGGGATTGCGAATCGTCCTACCGTTGATCCATCTCTTGTTGATACATTTCCTTCAAATGTAATGAACCCAGCGGAAGATAGTGTAACCACTGCGCCATTGGTCGATACCGCTGAGTATAATGTTGTGTTGAGTGGGCCTCCAGAAGGTGAGCCATTGAAAATTGCGGATAAAGGTGAAGTAGAATTATAACCAGATAAAGAGGCATCGCCAGTTAGGGTGCTGTAGATAGATGAAACATTGTCTGTCACTCTCCCGTAAGCATCAATTACAAGTTGTCCCCATTCGTTTGTGCCAGCATTAGTGGCGTTATTATTAACTGATACAATTCCTGCTGAAGTTTTAATTATCGAAACTCCGTCTACGCCAGCAACAACTGCTGACAGTTTTGAGGTGCTCGTATTATAAACTAATCCATTATTGGCATCCGAAACGGTGGCAGCAGGGAGAGATGAAAGAGTCAATCCAGCTACATTATAATTAAAGATGGTTGGGTCATACTTTAGGGAAATCTTTGTTCCACTTCCGCCTGTAATGCCATTTCCAAATGATGACGAATTGATTTCCCGTTCATCAATACTTGCAGCATTAATGGACAACTTATCTCCAGATAATCCAAGGCTTTTTGGTTGATATTGGAAGGTTAAGTTGCCTCCGACAATACTTAAAGGTGTTGAAATAGTTGAGGATTTTAAATATGAGGCCGAAACAGAATTTGATTTTAAAGAAATAGCATTACCTGAACCATATTCGAAGGTATCGCTATTAATTTTATTACCAACATATCCCCATGACGAAATTGTGGACGATGGTAGAGCGGTAAGTTGATACCAGAGGCTACTAACGTTAACAACATCACCAAGTTCAGCATTGTATGATGTCAAAGACGAAAAGTTTGTTATAGGAGAGTGGATTTTATTACCGACTACAAATCCTCCGAGAGTTGCTCCTGTTCCAATGTAGAGTCGTTTTGTATCTGTAGAAGATACGAGTTCTCCTTGGTCAAAAACCGTAGCTTTGATTTCACTTGCGGTCCCTCTACGAACCTTTACTTTAGATATAATGATTTGAGGCATAATTATGATGTGCGTTGCCAAACATAGACACCGAACGCTGGTGGAGTTGTGTTAAAAGGTGTTCCATTTCCAGTAGATTCTGTAGTAGCAGTGCTATTGCCAGTTGTTCCAGCTTCGCCGGGAATACCACTTCCTGAAGCGAAGGCATCGTATAGTAGATTATGAGTATGTGGAGCTAATTCTGAAGTCGTCTGAGTGTGTTGATACTCTCCATCTGCCGAGTTTCCTGCTCCAATAACTTTTTGGATTGTGTTCTTATCGGTTCCTGTTCCTACACCAGCTAAGAATCTTCCACCAGCAACCTGAGCCCAAGTTGTTCCACTCCAAAGAAGAGCGGGAGATACATTAGTTGCACCAAGATAGATTGAACCTACAGGATAGATATAGTCAATTAGAGAACTTGTTCCGATGTTTAATGTTCCGGTGATGTTAACTTCGTTTTGTCCAAGACCTAAAGCCGATGGATTTCCAACTCCATCGTAAAGTTTCGCAACACCAGACACAGGAAGTGGTCCGTCAGCGTGAATTACACCATCATAAGTGTCTTCGATATATGTATCAGTTAATGAACTCATGAAATTATTTAATGCGAAAGAAATTAATTCAAGTCGTTGGAATCAAAGTTTGTTGAATATCTAAAATATCTTGTAATATTCTTTGTAAGGTGATAACATTGACGGTTTCGTTCCCGTTTATGAATAAATTAGTTGTGTTCAGATCGTAGTTCCCAATTTCTTTAGCTGTTGCCGACTCTTCGGTTAGATAATAGGTATGCTTAGCTTCGGAAAGCAATCTTAGAGTGTCGGTCAAGATGTTTAAAATGGCCGTGTTAAAGTATAATCCGAAAGAACTTGATGAACACTCCAATACATTCTCATCTTTTGATATATCGAGATTTAAGGCTGTATAGAACCTATCGTTGACTGGTTGTTTGATGACGTACACTCTTCCATAATTTATAAAGAGTAGATACATAGAGTCATTCTTGATAGTAATATCAGCGGAAACAAGATTAAATCGATTTGATAGTATCTTTCCTCCATTCCACTTACTTTTCATTCTGTTCCAAGCTTCGCCAGTTTTGTTCCAGACGTTGAAAATTGGAAATGAAAGATTTCCTTTCTCTAATCTACCAGATGGATACTCAGGATTTGTTAGAAATCTGGTTTGAAACTCTTTCTGACCATATATATAGAATATATTTGAATCATAGGAAGAAAACTTAACCTTTGTTGATGTTCCCGAAACGGATTTTATGATATTATCAACCGTTGATATAGATAATGCGGTCGGGTCGATGGTGCTGACTTTATAATCCTCACCAACTTTATGGAATATGATAATCAAGTCGTCAACATCTCGAATATCCAAGTCAGTTACACTCACTATACCTAAAGATAGTAATGAAATAGTTTGATAAACATCATTGGAGTTCTTATTATATAAGTAGAGCACATTATCTTTAATAGATGTTCTTAGATTTTTACCATATCTTATGGTTTCAGGGTTATTAGGATTGATGTTGGTGTATTTTTTATTCCATACAAAGTTTGCTTCGTTCCATTTTACCTGAGTATTATTCCATAGACGAAATCTGAAGTCACTTTCAAGCAGTTGAATCTGGTCTATTAGGATTAAGTTATGACAATCCTCGAAATTGGTTGTGTCATACACATCAATTGAATTGTTTCTTGTAAAATAAAGTTTCTTCAATACTTCGTCATATTGAATATTATGTGTTAAATCTGGAGAGTCGTGAAGAGGGCTGTTGATATCAAAAACCACATTCTCCCGAACATAAATGATGTCAAGAGGTGTATTTTCTATAAAACTTCCCGACAATACGTAATCGACTTCTCCTGTTGAGCAAATATATTTAAACTGATCCCGTGTATTGACGATTAACACTCCAGAAGTTATATCTTCTAAGAAGCTCCAAGTAGAGTTGCTCGAAAGAGGTTCAATATGACCGATATAATCCTGTTTAGCAGGAAGTTTATCCGATCCCTCACTTAATGAAGATAAACCGTAAAACTTTCCACTATTCTCAACGTAATTGAAGATGGTTGGGTTGGCGAGGATTAAGTTTTTAAAACATCTAAGGTTGTTTTCATCAATAGAGTTAAAAATATCCAATAATCCTTGATAATTTAAGATATCTTTAACATCCGCTGTGATCGGAACAACGAGTTCAACATTTTTATAAGTTGTATCAAACTCATACTCTTTTAAAAAAGAATCAGCAACAAAGGTATCCTTGGCGGAGAGAAATTCACTGTCGAGGGTCATTGCTTTTTCACTATAGGCTTGTCCCCCAGATACATGAAAATATCCAGTGTAATCAGAACCGTTTAGGGTGAATCCTTCTCCATTTGTATGTTTAAAATAACTCATTTATAATTATCTGTTTGAATTGTATTGATTGTGGTATTGACTGGAAGGGTGATGTTATCATTTATATGTGTTTTGATCCCTTCCACAACGGAGCCATCAGAAATATTGAGATTTTTAATATGGAGATTGATAGAATTGGTCTTATATGAGGATGATCCACAGGCAGAGTTTAGAAGATTGATGTTATCGGAACTATTTCTCATTCCACAAGGAAGAGAGATAGTCAAGTCATCAATCTTCATGTTCCCATTTAGTATAGGAAGAGTGAAAATCAAATTGTCATCAATAAAGGTATCGTTTATATACACATGATTAAACTTTGGATGTGTAGTAAACAAATTAGTTTTCTGAGAACCTTCATATATGAAGAAATCCCCAAACAAAACCTGTTTATTAGTGAATTGATAAATGTCAAATGCAAATGATTTGATAATTAGGTCATTTAAGAATATATGACCCCTTCCAGTTTTGGTGTTTAAGCTGACGCAGATGAAATTATCCTTGAGTTTTTTTATATCTGAGGATACGTTAAACTTTAATAAGGAGTTGAAGCTTGAATCGTAGAAATCCTTATTAGCATTGTATAATGAAATCTCAATGCTGATGATTTCTCCAGATTTAGTAAATGTTAAACCTCCGTCGATAGCGTTCCTATCGCTCTTTACTACCCATGATGAAGAATCACCAGCAAAATTAAATCCAATTGTCAGTTCTCCTGATTTATTGATGTCATTAAAGTAATTACAAGGATAAATGGTCTGGTATGATGAACAATATTCAAATGTCGGTGATAGTCCCGGAAGTTCATCCATATTTATTCTTTCATATCTATATCTATTAGATGGGATAAAGCATAAATCACTAATCTTATCAAAGTAAGGGATACTTTGAAGAGAATCCTCTAAAACTAAATTATTATTGATAAGATTCTCAACTAAGTCATCGTAGGTTCTTGCGGTTATGGCTTTTGATCCGAGAGCCTCTTCTTTTGTAATCATATCAGGATAGTAGTATCTATCCACCCACTGTTTATTTCGTGTGTTTACTGATCCTGATAGCCAAGTTGTTAATAGGTATTGGCCTTCATCGTAATTTTTCGTGTCATTAGATAGGTGATAAACCCTGTCGGCATAAATTGGAGTGTCGTTCGCAAATGATCCACACTCAATAAACTTAGAATCGTTGATGTTTAAAGATGTGAAGGGACTCATCACAGAAGGTGATTTGAACTCGGTGCTTCCGGGCTTAATCAAATATGATTCATTGTAGAATACATAATTTAACTCAAGTTCATCAGACACTTCCTCTGATACATCTTTAAAGATGTTAGTATAGTCTCTTAAATTGTTTGAATAGATGTTATAATCGTCTCCACTGAGTAGATTGTTGGCTGAAGCGAAGGTATCGTTTCTCAAGAGTTGATTTTTAAGAACGATAACATTTGTGATTGACCCGTTCCTATGTAGGAGCAAGTTATTGACTTGATCAATTTCTGAATATTCCTCATCAATATGATTAGACCCATCGTAGGTTACATACGACATGTTTAAATTGGCATCAGGATAGGTATAGAGTGCCTTTTTAAGTTTGATGGCATGAGTATTAAGTCCATTCTCGATGATGGGCGCAAGAGATAAGTATTCACCGGATTTAACGACAGCAAAGCTACCATTTAACGTATCTTTAAAGAGTAAAAGGGATAAGTCGCTTTCTGAGTAGACGTAATTGAAATCTTGAGGATTGATTGAGGTCGTTGCAAATGAAAGGAGAGTAGACTTCACAAATGAAAGATCGTTATCAATATCCGAACATAGATAAAACTTGTTATAATTCTTGGTGTAGAATATCTGGCATTTATTATCAGGTAAAATATCAATCGTAAAGTTTGTGTTGTCGCCTTCCTCGGGCACAAATTTATCTGCGCCATAGTTGTAGTGGGAGTAGTATTGATCGGAGATAGCGTAAGGTGCTGAGTCTATATCAAAGAAGCCAAGATATTCTCCCCCGATCACGATAGGTCCAAATATAGATTTGGCTTTAATCGGCGTTGATTCGATATCAAATATGTCCGAAATTAGAACCTGTGGGCTGAGATATAGATTTGAGAATGTTTTAACCGTAAAGTCCTGTGTTGAGGATAGACAATTAGCAAAATTAAGGGCGAGTCCTCCTGTAAAGCTTCTCTCAAATTGTTTAAAAGACATTTTCTTCAGATTTGTATCTAAAGAAAGAGTATTATAAGCTGAAAGATTGACTATATCCACTCAATTATTTAGGTCGATAGTTCGACCAATGTTCCACCGACATCACATTTAAACTGATGTTCCTTTTTATTGGAGGCAACAGGTAGAATATTTGTATTGAGAAGAGTCAAATCACCGACAGCTTCAAAATAATCATAAGTTCTAATTCGGATGGGTTGAATGAACCAAGAATATGTATCATCAGTGTAGGCGACTAATACCTGAGCGGTTAAACTCTTATATAGAGACGTTTCCGAAGGATAATATTCGTGGGAATATGTCTCTGAAAGTATTGGGTTAAACTTTAAAGCGTTAATCTTAGTTCTATCAAGAACGAAAATGTTATTCTTGTCAAAAGTTTCAATCAATCCATCGCCCCAATCAATTTTAACATAGCTTAGAGTGATCTTCTCAGTCAATCCTTCAAGATTAAACGTCAATTCGGTGTAATCGTATAGGTCCAAACTTGAAAATGTTTGGATATGATTAGTCGTAGATGATGTTAGAGATATTGCGTGTGTATTCATAATACAAGTTCATCACCCGAGATGGAAACACCAGACGAAGTGTAGGTATTTAGAGATGATAGGGTGGTTAGGATATTAGATTCTGACGGCACATTGAGCTTAGAAACCGTTTTGGATAAAATATTAACATCTGGATTGATTTCAAAGTCAATATTGATCATTTCAAACATATCATTCTGGTCTTTCAGAAGGAAAGAGACGTTGAATATGTTGTTTCGACTATTATAAGTTAGTTTAGGTTCATCCACCTTGGTGTACCTAACTACTTCATCACTCAAGGCGAACTCACTTACTGATCCGAGAGGGTAAATCTTGGTAGTTTTATAAGTACCCGCATCATGTTTGTATATTTCAGGGTAAATTATGAAGTTATTAGTGGAATCCGCCGATAAAGCACTCAATTTACAGAAATAAACATCACCATCTACAGAAAACCTATTAGAAACCTTGTCAAATTGGTTGGTGGAATGCTGGAGATTGAATACATTAGTCTTAGGATTACTTAAAACTGAGTCTATCTCAAACAACTTATCAATAATTAGATTATTTGGAGTTTTAATGAATAGAACATCCTTTACAATATCAAAAGATTGTACGTTAGTTGATAATTCTGTAGATATTGTCGAATATCTGGTTGAAAGATGCGGAAGCGCGGTTAAAAGGTCTTCTATTTCTCTGTTATTGTGATTCTTAACATAAATCTTACCCTTTATATTCCAATTGTCGTCGTATGGTGTAGTGGAGAGGGTATAAACAGTCGGATTTAGAACTGTTGTATCGAAAACCTTATCTTCTTCAGTAAGAGATACCAAATCATCAAAATATGTCCCCATTACTCCCCCGTCTATAATGGTTAGAGTCGATAGTCTCGTGGTTTGGGTGGCGTTGGCAGTGATGGTCGGGTAAAGTGAGTCAGAGAGCGCACGGACCATCGTGGACGCATTGTGAATGCCCCCCTCGATCAGAGTCGAGTAGTAAAATCCAGAACTGAGCGAGGAGAAGGCCGATAAGTCCGAAGAACTCAATTCAGGAAGAGAAACATACGCGCCTTCAAGAACTTGATAAGTTAAAACATGTTCACTTGGGGCGACGGTATCGAAATATGGATTAAAATATCCAAAGAACAGTGTAGAATCCAACGCAGTACTGGTAATAGGAGCACAATTGGTGGATAATCCACTTCTAAATGTTTCTCTGAATGTAGTATAATCACTTAGTAAGTAGTTAAAGGTATATCCTTCACCATAAAGTTCATCATAAATCTCTCCTCCGTTAATTATTAAGCTGTATGTAGTCGGTTTAACCTTAGTTTGGATGGTTTGTCGATGCCTGTGATCATTTTTGAATAATCCGAAGAGATTTCCATATATATCTCTCTTAATATCCTCAATAAAGCCCGAATCAAACACTGAATCAAGATATTTTTTAACGTTTGGTTCTATTTTAGACACATATCCATAGTACTTTGTGTCATATTGGGAAGAATATGGTTGATTTACAGCATTTCCCGATGAATAATTCCTCTTAAGGGACGAATCATCTACAATAAAGGTCAAAACTTCTCCCGACGTTCCGAATAAAGTCGGATCAGGAAAATAATAGAGAGTATTAGGTGTTAAATTATCTAAATTGAATGAAAAACTGCTATTTTTACCATCAACTAAAATAATTCCAAGTTTATGAGGTTTAAAAAATCCCAGTTCTCTTTCGGTGAGAAGATAACTAGACTGCTGTGTTGAAGCGGTGGTTGGGAATGATTGATTTACAATGTTTAAAACCGGAGTATCAGCTTTAAATAGTTGTCCCGATAGAAAATCGGTTGCTATATTACCTGTCGATAGATAATAGAAGTCTGTCGATATATATTTTTGAGTTAATTTTCGCTTATTCTCAAAAATCTGATTAACTTCCTTGATTTGTTGTAATTCTTGGGATAATGATGATAAAGTCTGAGCAATTAAAGTAGAATCGGGATTTAAAAAGATATCTAATCCATAATCAAGGTCCTTGTGGTCGTAAACCATCGCATCTGGGGTTTGATTGAAGTATTGAGAATATGCGTCATACATTTCTTCAACTTCTATCTCAATAGAACCTTTTACGTCGTCGTAATTGAAGAGAATCTTACCATCATCGTAATTTTTTAGATAATTTAGTGTTAATTCGGTTATTGATTTAGTCAATCCGAGAGGGGTTCCGGTCAATTTATTTCGAGTTACGTTAAATTTAACGTCATTTCTTTTTGAATTATAATATAATGCAATGGCTTTTAGTTTTCTACTGTAGAAGCCAAGAGCAACATCTAAATCGTACGGGTCATTAAAATCAATCTTAGATAAAAATTGTTTTTCTTCGAGGGTTGTGTGATTGAGGGTAATTTCTTTTATAAAATCCCTATAACGTTCAGTTATTTGTGTTGAACTATCAACAGATTTCGAATTGACCTTTTTATTCCATTGCTGGATGTAGTTGGTATAATATTTCTGTAAAGTGGCAGACTCGAACGATACATTTATAATCTTAATAAATGTCAAAAATGACATCGGGTCACTTACGTCCACAGCGTCAATCTTTTTGACTGTTGGATTTGTAATGCTTCGAGGTACTGGAGGATAAGTCATTCCAAATTATTTAAGCGTATAGTGGAAGATATCTATCGACTCCATTGATTCGTATAAGAAGAAATTGAGGAGTTATAGATTTACCAGAAGCAGTTAATAATGGATATTCTGTTGATCCTAATACAAACTGATTAGATGCTGTGGCCTTTGCATTCGCCCCTACAACTACACAACCACTTAACGAGGAAATTGATGGTGTTGTTGTGCCTGTCTCATTTCCGATTAAGGTATTTCCTGAACCATTTTTTAAATTCATTCCTGATGCTACTCCTATAAAAATGCACGCCGACGAGTCTGTGCTATCTCTACCAGATTCTCCACCTATAAAAATTGAATTTCCAGCATTGGTGGCGTTTAACCCCGAGGCATTTCCTATAAAAATACTTCCAGAAGCATTAGTGGCGTTTTTTCCAGCTTGAGAACCTATAAAATTTGATACATCAGCATTCATGGCTTGATATCCTGCTTCATATCCTAAAAAGTTGCAGAACTCTGCATCGGGAGCATTATATCCAGCGTTGAAACCGATAAAATTGGAAAAGATCGCATTTTCTGATTCTGAACCAGCGTTGTTTCCGATAAAGTTTGAAGATTCCACACTTGTATTATAACCAGCATCAGTTCCGATAAAAATATTATCATTGATGTCTGCGCTTATAACCAATCCTTGATTGGTGTACTCCTTCACAGCACTCAACACACAATTAAAAGTCGAACCACTTTGATTCATTAACAACACCTCTCCCCCAGAAAGAGGTATAGCCGCACTACTCAAAGCTGATATTTTTTTCTCACTCATAAACATATTTAACCATTTTTTAAATCTAACTATTGATATTTTACAATCATTACTAAATAGGAACAAATGTCTAAAAAATTGTTAAAAAAATTGAAGGATCGGGAAGAAAAATTAATGGATGCCATCTATGAATTAAAGGAAACGTTAGAAGCAGTAGAGGATGCTGGTCTTAGTTCGATGGCGGATGAGTTTTCCGAACTTTTAATTGAGTTTATCACTGAAAATGATACCTTGACATTAGAACAGATCAGATTATATATCGAAGATGAAATGGACTGATGAACTACCTTAATTAAAAGGCTTCAGAGAATACTTTCTCTTCTTTTTCAACGTTTCATTGGGACCAGTTTCGTCAACACAAGTGTTAACCAGAGCTTTTCCCTCCACGTTTGTAAGACTACGTTCCGTAGAATAGACATTTGAATCATTACTCCGTAATGATGTTTTACCTTGTCTAAGGATATTTTTAGCGGCATTAATGTCTCTATCATGGCTTTCGCCACACTTAGGACATTTCCAATGCCTCACCGACAAAGGAAGTTTATCAACTATGTAATCACAAGAAGAGCACGTTTTTGATGATGGGAACCATCTATCAATCTTAACTACCTTCTTATCATACCAAAGAGCCTTGTATTCTAACATATCAACAAATGATGACCAAGATGAATCGGAGATTGAATAAGCAAGTTTATGATTTTTAACCATTCCTTTAATATTCAAATCTTCTAAAGCTATTAAATCATATTCATTAATCAATTTAGTACTTAGTTTATGTTGAAAATCCTTCCGAGAATTGGTCATCTTCTCATGGATTTTGGCAACTTTTACTCTTTGTTTTTGGTGTCTTTTACTTCCTTTCGTTTTCCTGCTTAAATGTTTTTGAGCTTTCCCAAGCTTTTTCTTAGATTTTCTATTGAAATTGGGATTCTTAATCTTTGTTCCATTACTAAGAACTATAAAGTCTGCAATACCTAAATCAATACCTACTTCTCTGCCTGTTTTTTCTTTATTCTTCTTAGGAACCTCACAGAGAATTGAAACAAAGTACTTATCAGTAGGTGTTTTGGAAAATGTAGCAGATTTGATGGTTCCTTCTAAAGGTCTATGAAGTATGATGGGAATACCAACTTTAAACTTGTCGATTTTGATCGTATTATCTTTTATTCTGATGTGTTGAGGAACTCGGAAACTTTGAGTACTTGATTTCTTTTTAAACTTCGGAAACTTAGATTTCTTTCTGAAGAAGTTCCCATAAGCTGTTTCAAGGTTTTTTAAAGATTGCTGAAGGACTTGAGAATTAACTTCTCTTAACCAAGAAGTTTCTTCTAATTTCTTTAGGTTGGTTAGGCCCCCAGCGCATTGATTATAGTTCAACGTCTTTCCATTATTTAAATAGTGGTCTTGTTTCTCCTTTAGAAAATGATTATAAATAAATCTCGAACATCCAAAATGCTTAGATAGCAATTCCTTCTGAATCTCCGTAGGATTGATCCGATATTTAAATGCTTGAAATGTAAGTTCTTCTGCTATGTACTTATTTAGTCATTTGGCGATAACTTTTTACTTAAAAATAGAAAAAAGTAATAAGTGTGAGAGCATTTGATAACTTGACTTTCTTATCGTTGCTTATAAATATTTTTCGATTATGTTTACTGATAATATTCTGGTTTTGGGTCGTGGTTATATTGGAACTTACTTGAGTGATTACCTGAGTACAAAATATAATGTACTCACTAAGTCTTCTAAAGAACTTAATTACCACGACAAGAATGTTCTAAGGAAGTTCTTGGAAGATAACCGAATCAAATTGGTTATTAACTGTTCAGGGTTCACTGGACGACCTAATGTTGATGAAGCGGAATCGAAAAAAGAAGAGTGTTATCAATTGAACGTTGTCTGTCCCCTTAGTGTCGCTACAACTTGTAATACTTTAGGCGTTAGATGTTTCCATATGAGTTCTGGATGTATCTATTCGGGATATGAGAAGGATTTTAAGGAAAAGGACGCCCCTAATTTCGGAATGTTTAACGAAAGCAGCTTTTACAGCAAAACGAAACACTCGTTTGAGATGCTTTCAAGAGATTTAAATGTCTCTATTCTACGATTAAGAATGCCAATTTGTGAAAATGTGGATAACCCAAGGAATTATCTCTATAAAATCATGAGATATCCTAATCTTGTGGATATTCGAAACTCAAAAACATTTCTTAGGGATTTGGCTGGATTCACAGAGGCTCTCTTTTCTTGTCGATCAGAAATGCTAAAGTTGAATCAACAGATTTATAATGTTGTTAATCCAAAGCCCTTAACAACGAAGGAAGTGATCGAAGAATTAAATGGATTAGGATTTAACCTTAACCCTAATTGGGTCAATCAAGATGAATTAAAGCTTGCTGCGCCTAGAAGTAATTGTATTCTCGATAACAGTAAGGTGATGGAGATTTATAAGTTTCGAGACGAAAAAGAAATCTATTTAGAGGTTTGACTTTTGGCCTGAGTGTGGTATTATTGAGGGATGAATGACCTCGCGAACGTTTGGATAGAAAAGTACCGCCCGAATACTCTCAATGATCTCTGTGTTGGAGATGGTGTTAGGAAAAAACTTGAATCTTTCAAAGACGAGATTCCGAATCTTCTATTCTGTGGAAACGTAGGAGTCGGGAAAACATCTCTTGCTAAAATTTTAGTTCATGATGTCTTAAAGTGTGATTATCTTTACATTAATGCTTCTGACGAGAACGGAATTGACACGATTCGTAATAAAATCACAGGGTTCATCCAAACAAAGTCCTTTGATGGAAATATTAAAGTTGTGGTGTTGGATGAGGCCGATGCGATGACTAAGAATGCTCAGGATGCGCTTAGAAATATGATGGAGTCATACGCAGCTAACGCTCGATTCATTCTGACTGGCAATCATAAACATAAAATCAGTGCGGCATTACAATCTCGTTGTCAGAGTTTAGATATTAGACCAACGCTCAAACAAGCGTTCAAAAGATGTATCGATATTCTCGCAAACGAGGGTGTTGAAATTGATCAAGAACAAAAGAAGCAAGTTCTGATATTAGTTAAGAATAATTTTCCCGACTTGAGAAGCTGTATCAGTGAACTTCAAAAGTTCACAATCGATAATGAGTTGAATATTGCTCAAAAGGGTAATAATTCTGAATTATGCGCAAGAATTTACTCAGATATTGAAAGCGGCAACACTTTATCTTTGAGAAAATACCTCATTCAAAATGATGAACTCTTTGATTCTGATTGGGATCAATTACTTGTCGATCTTCTGAACTATATCTATGATTCAGAACTACACGATGATAAGAAAAAAGAAACCATCATAAAAATCGCAGATCATCTGGAAAAGGCTTCCAGAGTAAATGACAAAGAGATTAATTTCTTTGCTTGTGTTCTCTCCTTAGAGGATTAAAGATTTGGCTGATCAGCAATTCGCCTACTTCCAATGTTTCTTGGATTAGGCGGTTGGTAATCTTGACGACCTTTTTTAAAGGCTTGCTTAATTCCACCAGTAAATCCTTTATCGGTTGCCATTTGTTGACGTTTATTTGCGGCACCTTGACTCGATATTAAAGTGTCTACCAATTCACCGAGAGGGATATTATCAGCAGTTCCTCCTTCAATCTCCAGTGTGCCATTATCAATGGCCTGTTGAAGTAATTGTTGTAGTTGTGTTGTTAAAGTTTTGGCTTTTTCGACAGATGATGCAGACTGTGAAGCAACTTCGCCACTGTTATACATGTCTTTAGCATTATCAATCACTTGCCGACCAGCAGAAGCAACTCCAGCACCAATCCCACCAGTTGTTTTCTTAATAGCATTGCCAACACCTTGAGCGGTTCGTTGAACACCTTGTCCAATACCTTTTGCTACGTTTTTAAGTCCACCAAAGAACTCGTTAATAATTCTTTCTGAAAACTCACACACAAACTCCGCTTCAGATTCACACATCAGATCAATATTTGCGTTGACTTGTCTCAATGACATATCAGGCATTGATTCTTTGAGTAATTGAAGGGTGTAAGCTTCTGTTAGGAGAACTTGATCGCGTTGGGAATATCTTGCCATGATGTTATTTAATAAATTATCCAAACCTTGCCAAAGCAGCTTTAATATCAGCAATTTTTTTAGTGATCTGTGTTGATGCCCTATCTCCTCGAAATTGTAGTGAATCCTTTTCAAAAACCTCTAAATCATTTTTCATTTTCTGAATGAAAGATTTCAATAAACTATCCGATTTAGCCTTTTGAGCTTCTTTGGCATATCCCTGCCCTCCGAGTATTTTCATCCCTCCGAGTCCACCTTTAAGACCAGCGAATCCTGCCTTGGTCCTATCCCAAACACCTTCTTCGTAAAGGGTTCCAATATTTTCACGGTCTTCTGTCTTCATAGGTATTGAGATGTATTTCCAACCAAAGGGGTTGAACCAGTATCAGAGGGCATATCAGGTAATTCTGAATACTTACTGGCATTCTTAATGAGATAGTCCATGAATGTGCCTTCTCTTGGCATTTTTTTGACTTTCCCTAAGACGTTAATCTTATCGGTATCAGTGAAATAATCAATTTTGGTCTTTAAAGTTCTAATGTCAATGGGGTTGATTGGTTCTCCCCCTATTGTTGCGGTGAGTTCATTATTAGTAACTTGCCATTCCACCGGAGATTGAAGGTTTTTACTATCAACCCAGTCTCCAAAGGCTTTTTCAATTACTTTTGGGTCATGATATACATCTGTGGGATTTAAAGAAATGGTCGGTCCATAACCCTCACCGGAAGGGATTTTAGTATCATTGACTTGAGGAGCATCGGGGGGTCCCATTCCCTGTAAGGCTTGTCTTAATTCTCCTAAAGCATACCCAGTAAGTCCCCCAAGACCAGCAGAAATTAAAACTTTTTTTAATTTTTCTCCAGCCGACATTTTGGTTTTATCAGCATTCTTTAAAAAACTTAATCCAGCTCCAATTATTCCACCAACGGCGGCAGCAGGCATTCCAATAGTTGATAAAGTACTTGCGATAAGTCCAACCCCAGCAATTTTACCAATCTTTCCAGCTACCTTTCCTGCTCCATAACCAATTTTTTGTAATGATCCTCCTTCAGATTTAAATCCGGGATCAATCATTTGAAGTTGATTCATTAAATTATTAAACCGTTGAACATTTTCAGAACCTGATGTTTGTAAGTCTTGTTCAAGCTCCCAGAGACGTTTGTTCATTTGTGATACAAACATTTGAAATCTTCTAGTGAGTGGTGTTGCTCCACCCAATACTCCCCCAATTTTACTTCTAATGTTCTCAAATGCTTCAGTTTGAACAGTTTGGGAGTTTTGAAGTTCTTGTGTAAGTTGTTCTGGGGGCAAGCTCAAAATCCTCTGTGCTTCCTTATCACCTTTCTCAAGTTTTACAACCAAATTGACAAAAAAATCAGCCAATTTCTTCGAATCTTCATCGGAAGGTTGACCAGTGGCTTCACAATAAAGCCTTGATAGATTTTTATCATCTTTGCCCATAATTAGTTATACATTTCCTCCAGAATATCACCAAGTTTCAGATTATCTTTAGTAGCTTTTGCGGATTCTCCCGCCAATTTTAAATCGGTTGGGGTATTTTTACCATTACCCTTATCACTAACACGAGTAATGTCGTTAGAATCTGGAACATATTTCTCCGCTTTGCCGTTTAGATACTTTTCGTCATCTCTATAAAACTCTTTAGGAATACCGGGAGAAGGATTGCCCGGATCAACTAAGTCAATCATGTTTGCTGAAACTGTGAGAGTGCTGTGAGTTCTTCCTCCACCCTGATCAGCACCAATAGTGATAACCATATCATCTGCTCTCTTGTGCTGATTACCAGCGGAAGCACCAGAAAGTCTATCACCGACTTGAACAACCTTTATATTGAGTCCAGATTTAGCAAGTTCGTCCAGTTCTTTCTTCATTACTGAGTTCATTGCTTTATAACAATCACATGATTTGTAATCTGATCGCAATTGAACTATATCACCGGGGAGATACCCCCCAGAGGTGTATCGTGAAACAACCGATTCAAAAATCTTATCAAACTTCTTACCCATGATAACTATTTAGTAGAAAGCGGTTAAATATCACTATGAAGTTTGAAAAGTTAGTTCAATTGATGGAAGCTAAAGGTGTTGGTCCGGGAAATGCGTACAAGAACGCTATGAATGCGACTAAGCCGAAGGAGTTCCCCACAAGTTCTCCAGTTTTTGGAAATACTAATCAGGAACTACCCACACAAAGATTCAAATGGGAACTAAGAGAAGGTGATTCCTTTGATACTACAGGTGATGTTTTGAAAACACAAGCTTGGAAGAACATGCAACAAGCCTTTGGACTACTATTCAATGATGACAACTTCGATGTCAAGGTTCAAGAGTTATCGAAGGATTTTAATAAGCATAAAGATTCTTATAAGAACATTAAAATGTTAGCTGGTTTGGATGATGTTGAAATTGAGAAGTATGATGAAGAAAGCGCACTAGATAAACTCACAAACAGAGTCGCCAAATATAAATCTGACTTAACTGGATTGGAAAAAGAGTTAGCCCACTATACTAAAATTAAGAACAGGGGAACCTTATCACCGGCACAAAAAAATGAATTAAAAATTGAAGTCGCGACCCTACAGGCGAAGTTAAAAGCCATGCAAGAGGTTGAACGAGGAACTACTAGAGTAGATAAGGAAGCTTTCTCTAAACGAATTGTAGAGCTTGGGGATAGGTTGGCACATAGGGAAGAGAAACTCCTCCATGCGAACTATGATGATGCTGATAAGAATAGAAACGCTGGCGACATCGTTCGGGTTCAAGATAAGCTGAAGAAAAAAACAAAGCAGTTAGAAGATGCTGAATCAGAGTTGGAAGAACTAACCTCCCGCATTGACACCATCAATGCCTCAAATGAGGAACTGAACACTCATGCCGTTGATCTATTTACCAAATATGTTAAGGATACAGCGGGAGATTTATTAATCAAACTGAAAAAACGTGCCGAATCTGTAGCAAATGGAGCTACAATTTCACCTAATTGGGATGTTCCTCCTGAAAAATTGGATGATGCGGTGGCTAAATTGGAGGCACTTGCTTCCGACAGTCCTGAAGATAACCCGATTATCGGATACTTTGAAAAGTTTCAAGACTGGTATCAAAATAGAGAAGCCGATCCCGGAAAATTACTCGATAAGAATGTGAACATCTCTATGATGAGAGACTTTAATCGTCTTCCTTTTGTGATTATGATGAAGATTTATTCCAATCTTCGAACAAATCGTAAAATTATCTCACTGGACCATCTTAATACTGCAAGAAATGACGAAGCAGTTGAAGAAGTGTTGAAAGCTCTCGGCGATATGAGTAAGCACACCAGAGCGAATCATGAGAACTGGGGCAACCCTCAGACTAAGTTATATCTTTCTCAGTTAATTGATTTGCTTCCGAATAGCATTCCACAGAGTAAGAAAAACGAGATTAAATCAATGCTTAATCGAACTTGGAGCTTCATCAATAATAAAACAGTTCCAACTTTGATGATTGAGGAGATTACAAGAGCCTTGCGTAAACGATATACGGAATCATTTGACAAAACCTTAGCCAAATATATGAAAGCTGTGTCATTTGATGAGGAAGAGTTTAAAATGGATTTGATTGAGGTAGCAGGAAGATGCTTCGATAAATAATTGAGTGGCTATTAAAATCAAATCCCTTGAAGTAGACAAACTATCAGAAAAATCCTTAAAGAATAACTATCTTTATAAGGATTTAAAGTTTGATTTAGAAACTGCCGTTTCTTATAATACACAACTCAATAAAAGAGAATATCTAAATGATATTGCCGTGCTTTATGATGTCGAGGCAGTGAAAAACAGCATCAAAACTGCATTCTTGACTTCTCCCGGTCAAAAAATACTAAATCCTGAGTATGGAGTTGATCTAAGACAGTATCTCTTTGATCCAATTGACGATTTTACGGCTGAAATCATCAAAGATGATATTGAATCGAAGCTTCCTCGAATGGAACCAAGAATTACTGTTAGAAATGTCTCTGTTGTGGGCGATGAAGATAACCAAACATACTGGATTGAACTACAAATTGATGTGCCTTCTCTTGATATAGAGGGATTATCAATTAAATCAGAATTGAACTCGGTTGGATATACAATTTTGTGAGTTAAATACTTTAAATGAATAGTCCCGAGTACAATCTTCCCCAAAACGCCTATGTCAATTTTGATGCCTTATCTTTAAAGGCATTCATGATTGAACAGTTGAATAAGTCGGGCAAGTTCACCGATCAGAACTACGAAGGAAGTAATATTTCATCTTTGACTGATATTCTCGCCTATTTCACACACGTTCTCCTCTTTTACTGTAACCAAACAGCATCTGAAACATTCTCTCAGGCCACCATCTATGAGAATATGAACAAGATTGTCAAATTGATTGATTATAAGCCAACTGGAAAGCAAACCTCTCTTGTTTCTCTCAATTGTGTAGCTTCTCCATCTTTGACACAAGGCAATTACCTGATTCGCAAATATAGCTACTTTTTAGTCGATGGTATTCAATATACCTTTAATGATAACCAAACATTTGAAAAAACCACATCAACCACCGAAACAATTGATGCTATAGGGGACACTACAGTTTTATATCAAGGAACTGTGGGAGAATATCCGATTTACACAGCGGAAGGAATCAATTATGAGACATTTCCAATCGTTGTGGACAACTTAGTTGATGCCACAGACCTTCGGTTCATATCACATGGCTCAATTAGCGTTTATGTAAAGGAAATCGATACTGGTCTTTGGAAGGAATACCAAGAAGTAGATAACTTGTTCTTATCTTCTCAAACAGATAGGGTTTTTGACCTAAGATTGAATGAAAATGGTCATTATGAGGTCAAATTCGGTAATGATATATTTGGAAAATCCTTAAAAGAAGGTGATGAAGTTGCCGTATTTTACATCCTAAGCGATAACGATAAAGGAATCATTAGCAAAAACGCTATCAATGGGAATAAACTATTCATTTACAACAGCGCACTATTCAATGAAATCTTCACAGAGGTAAATGAAGACCTTATTTCTTCTCAGATTACCGAAAGTAATAAATCCTACCTAACTTTCAACAACCCGTCAAATTCAACAATCATTCAAGACGCTGAAACAGTCGAACAAATTCGAGAAAACTCTCCAGTCTTCCTATCAAATCAAATTAGGCTCGTCACAGAGCGAGATTATGAGGTGTTTCTCAAAAAGAACATTCCGAATATTCTTAATGATGTCAAGGTTGTCGATAACAATACCTTCATTAAGGAATACATCCAATATTTCTACAATATCTGTGTAGACCCTAATAAAGTCAATCGTGTTATTCTGAATCAGGTCAATTTTGCGGATTCCTGTGACTTCAACAATATTAATGTGTTCTGTATCCCCTCATTCACCTTGACTTCCGACGAAGAGTATCCTGATTATGTTAGTAATAGCTTCAAAAGTTTAATAAAAACATTAACACAAGATAAAAAGATCATCAGCAATGAAGTTGTTCCACGGGACCCAATTTATGTAGCCTTGGATTTAGGATTTACTAATAAAACTCCAACTAAAGATGTCTACAGTAAGACGAAATTAGTGGTTGTTCGTGAAAAGAACGATAAAACCAATAAAGAAACACTAAAGTCTAAAGTTTCAGAGGTAATTAAGAATTATTTCATCTCAACTAATACCAAATTGGGACAAACTATCAATATGTCGCAGTTAACCTCAGACATCCTGAGCATCGGCGGTGTTAAAAGTATCAGAACTACTAATACGGAAGAGGGTGTATTCTTTAATGGTCTATCCTTTGTGGTTTGGAACCCTATGTTTGAGGGAGTTGACGAAGAATTGATCAACCAGACCACAACCCTCCCATTCTTCAAATATCCTTACATCTATCGCCCAAATACTCTTGTAAATCGAATCGATGTTATTGACGAATAATTATGACTACTTATACAGACTATAGGGTAATTGATTTTACCAACAGTGAAGCACTTTCGACATACACTCTAAGTGCTACACCCTTGGTTTTTGTTCCAGATTTGGATGAAACTTACTCATATAGGGTAATTTGGGATTTCGGAGACGGAACTATCTCAAAATCCTTCTCAGCATCTAAGGTATTTGAATTACCGGGAGAATACTCAGTCAATTTAGTAGTATATGACTGTGATAGTAATGCTCTTCTGTCCAATTTTACTAAAGTTATCACTGTTTATGACTACCTTCCCTATACATTTGATATAAATTATGGTGATAATAGCCAACTGGTTTTAAAATGTGGTAAAATTGTCGGCCCTCTGGTCTTTACAGCATCTTTTCCGAACTATCAACCTAAATCTTCTATTTTTTACTCTACATCAGGGTCAAATAGTGAAGATTATTGGTCGATTAATAAAGCCAAGTTCTCCCATCTGGATAACTTCAATACTTTATATGATGCTATCTTCAATTACACTCTTTCTTCTTACCAATATAAGGAAATTGACAAAATTGACTTCACTACTTCGCCTGTTTACGTTAAGATCGCTTCAAACACCATTGTATCTTGTCTAAGTTCCGATTATGGGGCATGTTTCGCTGGCCTTTCCGCCACAAAGAACATATACATCAAGGATGATTCCATTTCCGACCTTGTCCTGACTAACTTTTGGTTCGATAAGACAAATACGGTAGCAGTTAAGTATTCTAATAACTTAGGAATCACATTATCGTCACAAGTCGTTGATAATGATGAAGTTGATCACTTATCAATCACTTCTAATGGATTGGACGGAGAAGGATATACCGTAGATTCCTTCAACATTAGTCCAATTAAGTATTTCGAGACAAAAATACCTTTTGTAGTTAAAATCAAGGATGGTGATGACTTCTCGGTTAAGAACTTTTCAAAAATACCCCTATCGGCTCTTACCTTTACCATAAAAGGTAATTATGTTACCGATACAGAGTTGTTAACATACAACGGTCCACAAATTGAGTATAATGGAGTTGCTATCTACTACTCCACGCCAGTTTCTACACTGAGTTCATATTCATATTCGGTCTATTCTCTTAATGATACACTATCTGGACAAGATTCTGGAGGTGCCTTCCGAGGATACATCGTTTTCCCTCTCTCGTCTTATGATGCCTTGACAGATGTTTCTATATCTGTCTCAGGAACGTTCATCAGTGATACTTCTCAAAGTTACACATTAGAAGCAGAGTCAAATCGTTTTGATGTGTATAATAAAAATGCCTACGACATGTTCAAGATTAATGAGGATTTCGACCCTCAACAGACCCTAATGGACTTGCGTTTCCAAGAAACAATGTTAGACAAGCCTACATTGTTTGAAGATTATCTTGGAAGCATTTTAGGAAATGACACCTCTGATCATGAAGCAATAGGCGTAAAGATTTACGAAAAAATAGCAAACTTTGTGTCGAATACGCAAGATATTGATACATCTGAGGAAGAATATCTGAACTCACTTGCTCAATTGGTTGGATATTCTACAATTGGTGAAGAAACTTACCAATATCCAGAAAAACTGAAGAGAATAATGAATCTCGCCAGTATCAACAAGTATAAACTTATTGGAGCGTTGAATAAGTTTAAAGAAAATCTCGATATTAAGGGTAGATCAAGTAAAACAGAATATGGAATCAATATAGGCGGTCAAATTAATCCTTTGATATACATGGTTAACATGTATACTCCGATTGTCGCTCTTGAGAAGTTCGGAAACAAATATACAGTTCTTAATACGTATCAACCCCCATTTTCTGAATATATAAAACTCCTCACAGAAGATTCCTTCACTATTCTGACAGAAGATGATGAGATACTTCTTGCTGACACCAATGTATTCTCCTCTTTGTCAAGTTACCCACTCTCAGCTTATTCTGATGATTGGGGGTGGCCTTTAGTTCTTCCGACATCATTTGATTTTGCCGATATTGAAAAGTATTATCTATTTTTTGAGTATAATCCACAGTATGACAATACTACAGTTGGAGGCATGATTGATTTCAATAATCCAAGAACGACCGTAGAATCAACAGAAACAGGATTGTTTGGGGATGGAGAGATTTTCGAGAATATGATTCTCAACAGCTTGTATCAAAGCTTATCTCTTTAATAATACTCACCATACACACTGGTATCAGTATTATTCATGTCATACACTGTTGTCTGACTTAAATTGTCGGCATTTTCAGTGTAAATCTTCTCATCCGAAGTAAGAGTTGGGAATAGAATTGATGATAATTTGCCAGAGAAGGTATTATCATAAACTTGATCATTCCCACGTTCTTCTGGAGCGTTTGTTTCCGCTGAAGATTCGTAACGTTTGGCGGTGATCATCCAAGTATAGTGGCCCATCATTGGATTTAATCCTTTATTAACATTTTGATCAAGAACTTCAGTAATTCTGAAAATCTTTGCTCCTCTATTTCCGGGTCTATTACACCCTAATGCCGTCACTTCAATAAGATCGTCGGACTTGGGTTCTCTTCTTTGATTCGGGATTCCTGCTGAGAAGGCGGCAGTGTGAGTGTTCGTAAAATCATCAATGGCGATGTAAGCAGTTAGTTCATCTTCGGAATCCATTCCAAACCTTGACAATGATACCCCTTCCTCTAACTCAATATAAGCTTTAATTGTAAAGGGGTCGAAATATTCTTGTGTTGGATGCTCTCCATAGAGCATATTCATTTCTTCAATATCGAAACCGTTCACATAATAACTAACTTCAACTCCATAGTTGTTGATCAATTCACTGAAGCTACTTTTAAAGATTGCTTGCTCCGCTTGAAAGTTGGATGGATCGCCAAATCCTCCACAATGAGGATTATAAACACCCGCAAAAATATTAGAAGGTGTTAGACAAGATAGTGGAGTAGTTGGGCATCCCATATAATATATTTAAGCTAACGCGGCTTTATCATAAATTAATTCGGACCTTCTTTTAACACAAAAATTGATGATTGATTTTCTCTGTTTGGGATTTAAATCTCTCGGACCAGACCGAACATAAACAATCTTATTCGTCATGTCATAGACTATAGCATATATAGAATGGGCTTTCATCCATTTAATTATCCATTGGCGGTACCTCTCATCGTCTCCAATATCATTTGGATATACTTCATCAGGAATCACATCAATTAAATTGTAATCATTTTCAATCTGAGCAAAGTGGTCCCCATCAACATCATGTATTCTCCATACCTTGTCGATGTAATACGGCCAAGAGTCATCTACGAAATATTAATTGAATAATGAATATCGCCCATAAAACATATCCTTAAAACTTTTCATTATATCACTTAGCGTTGGCTGGACTTGCTTTGATTACTCTTCCCACGATCATTCCTTGGGGATTTTTAAACACTTGAATATCCGCCCCAGAATTCTTAACATTTCTGAAAACCAAAGGTAATTGTTTATCCATGATATCCTTGATTCCGGCTTCTTCTAATTCTGGAAAGGTTAGGATGCTTCCTCCAACATTAAGTTTTTCATTATTCTTCTGTCTGGGACCAACAGTATGTAGATTTTTTTTATCTATAATATTTGGGTTCTTCCCGTTATGAGCTTGGAGCGACTGTGAAGGAGTTCCATCAGCTAAATTATGCCTATATTCAAGGATTAATTTTCTGTATAGTTTATCAAAAGAGAACATAAGAGTATTTAACGGAAAAACCCGCCTCGATTAAAAGGTGGGTTTTTAACATGTTAAAAATTGTTTAGATTAACGGAAGTAATCAGAGGCTTTCTTTAGGGTTGAGCCGGGAACCTGATTGTTCTTACCTTGGAGGGCTGTAATTGGGGGAGCGCCATCTTTAGTTCCGACTTCATCGGTTACATCAGTTTTAGCTTTACCTGAACCTTTAGGGTTAGCTTTCCCACCAACTTTATTAGACTTAGCTTGGAACGCAGCTTTCTTATCAGGAGCAACTTTAGTTCCTTGAACTTCTTCGTCTTCGTCAAAGTTCATGTCGTCATCACCTTCGTCGCCGAAGTCGAGGTCATCACCTTCGTCTTCAAATCCAAGATCATCGTCGCCGAGGTCTTCTTCTCCACCAAGAGCGCCCTGTAGGACATCCATGAGAGCTTGAGCAGTGGCGCGATCAAGAGTAAAGGTTACACTGTCTTCTTCTCCACCAAGATCATCTTCTCCTCCAAAGTCATCATCCATTTCTGAATCAGGGGTGGCGTCATCAAGACCAAGAGCATCTACATCGCTGCCCTCATCTTTAGAATCGAAGTTGAAGTTTTCCTTGAGGACCTTTGAGTATAGTTTGTCAAAATATGATTTGCTCATGTGCTTATTTAGTATTTCTCGTGATATTTTTTTAGATTCTTTGATTTCTTCTTCCTCTGAGTATTCAGAAGATGAACCAAGATCAAAAATCCGTCGTTTTAAATCTTTTTTTGTCTTTTCTGAAATGCCCGGTTTCTTTAAGGCATCCTCCATAGATTTAATGGAGTTATTGATGGAGTTTTTCTTTTTCTTAGGAACCATTGACTGAGCATCTTCTTCGCCTTCAAGTTCTTCATCTTCCTCTTTAGGTTTATTTTCAGCTTTATTGTAGCCATCAGCAACTTCAGGACCATCTTTCTGTTTTTTCTTCCGAAACTCCCCATCAAAACTTTTAGGTTCTTTGGATTCTTTTACCAAAAGCTCTTTTCTAAGAGGCTTCAGCATATCTCCGTAAATGTCTCCGATTGATAATAAATCGCGCTTTTTCATGTGTATTAAGTATTTAACAATAAATAGGTTAATATGCCAGCGGGCCGTCCAAAAAAGAATATAGATGTATCTCTAAGCAAGAGAGATATGTATTTGGGAAATCCAAACTTACCAGCGGCTACCGCTAAGTTTGAGTTCACTCCAGAAATGATGTTGGAGATGGAGAAGTGTAAAAATGACATTATCTATTTCGCGGAGAATTACTTCTACATCATTGAACCCGATTTAGGGAAGATGTTAATACCTCTTTTACCCTACCAACGGAGATTATTGAAAGCTTGTGAAGATAATAGGTTTAATATTGTATTAAGTTCTCGTCAATCTGGTAAAACTACAGTTTTGACAATCTTAGCTCTACATTATGCTTGTTTCAATGATCATAAAAACATCATTATCGTAGCTAATAAAGAAGATACCGCCAAAATGATCTTCAAAAGGGTCAAATTAGCGTTCCAAGAACTTCCAGTGTGGTTAAAGCCTTCAGTTTCCACATGGGGGCAAGAAAGTTCTGAGTTTGGAAATGGTAGTAACATTGGTATATCAACTACAACTGGTGCTGCGGCTCGTGGACAAGCTATCCAAATGCTTCTTCTTGACGAGTTAGCGTTCATTGAACCAGAGAGTATCGTGGAAGATTTCATGCGCTCCGTTATTCCTACAATTTCAAGAGCTAAAACGTCTAAGATTCTGATTACATCTACTCCAAAGGGTAAGAATAATGTATTTCACACTTATTATAGTGCTGCCACGAAAGAAGGCACTGATGAATGGAATGAGTTTCACGCCGAAAAGGTGGACTGGACTGAGATTCCGGGAAGAGATGAAGAATGGAGAAAGAAAGAAATCGCAAAATTAGGTTCTATCGAATCGTTCAATCAAGAATATGGTTGTGAGTTCCTTGATGATGGAACATCTGCGGTTGATGCTCAATTATTTGATGAACTTAAGAAAGGATGTAGAGAACCTACCATTGTTCTTGATGAAGGTCATTATAGTATCTGGGAAGAACCTGATTCGTCCAGAACTTACGTTGCTGGAGTCGATGTTTCTGAAGGTGTTGGACAAGATGCGTCAGTTATTCAGATTTTAGATATAACAGACTTGAAAGAAATTAAACAAGTAGCAGAGTATCACAATACTCAAATTGCTCCTGCTGAGTTCTCTAACAAATTACATGAGATTCTTTTAAATTGGGGCAGTCCCTTGGTTCTTATCGAAAGAAACAATCAGGGTGGACAGGTTTGCGATAGGTTAGCTATAGATTTTGGATATATCAATGTTGTATCATGGGGGCAGAAGAAAGCTCATAGAATGAACTCTATGATCGGGATTATTTCCCACACTAATACAAAATATTCATCTATTCTAAATCAACGATATTTCGTAAATGAACTAAGAGTTGTCAAGTTTAGAAGTATTCACACTCTGAATGAGTTCAAATCCTTCGTAAGATACCCGAATGGGACTTGGAAAGCTAAAGGTGGTGAACATGATGACCGAGTTATGGCATTTATTTGGGCATTGATGATTTTATTCAATGAAATCACCGAATGCTACTTCGATATTGAAGAATTAGACGATTATGGCAAGCCTTTGAGATTGACTCCGAAGGAATATGGCATCACATACTTCCAAAATCCAACATCTCTCTATACCAATGAGCAAGTTGATCATATTGAGTCATCTAATCTATCTCCTATGGCATTCGGATCATTCGGAGAAGCCGATTCAGAGATATTTGGAATGCTTGCTGATGGTTGGAAACCATTGAATGGTCAGATGCCTATAATTAGTAGAGATAGAGATATTTCACAGGATTGGATGGATAGGATGGACCGCTGGTTCGATTGATAAATAATTTTATGTCGGAAATACAACAGAGTTATCTCAATAAGGCCCGCAAAGACAAGTTTCTTCTTGTCTTTGACCTCCCTCCCATTCTTAAACCTTTGATGACGAAATATCAAAGAGATGGTGATCACTTAAACCCTGACAGTATTCAATTTTCCATCTTTGGAAGCGTCGTCCCTGAAATTACGGTAAAAGGTGTGGAAGCACGCTATGCTGGCTCGACCTTATACCAATCATCCTTCTCGAAAGATTCATATCCACCTTTGAATATCAAGTTTGCGGTAGATTCAATGTATGATAACTATTGGGTCATCTATTCTTGGCTTAACCTACTCCATGACCAAAAAACAGGAGTATATAATCAAGGAAATATTCCAGTAGATGGGACATTTAATGATTATATGACTAATATAACCATATATGCGTTGGATGAGTTTAAGAAGAAGAGAGTCAAGTTCACTTACGTTAAAGCTTTCCCTACAAATCTCGAAGGTCTTGAATATGATCAGAAAGGAACCGAGGGTGAGGAGATAATTTGCGGATTCAGTCTCCTATATTCCCAACTTCATGTAGAGCTAATTTTTGAAGATTGATATGAGAGTGGTATATAAAAGTAAATCGGGATATGTATATCGACACATTCGAAAAGATACAAATCAAGTATTCTATATTGGTATAGGTAGTGATGATAATTATTATAGATCACGATCTAAATCGAAGAGAAATCCGATCTGGAGGAGAATTGTAAATAAAACCCAATACGATATCGAAATCATTTTTGATAATTTACCGTTTGATAAATTAATTGAAAAGGAGAAAGAGTTTATAGCGTTATATGGGAGAATCTGTAATCAATCTGGGACATTAGCGAATCTATCCGAGGGTGGAGAGGGTGTGAAGGGATACGGTCTTCCAAACCCCGGAAAGGGTAAAAAAATGGCTGACATCTGTAAGAATCCAGAACAATATCAAATATGGTTAGATAACATGAAAAAACCATTCATGTTAAGGATAACTGAACCAAATTTACAAGAATATTCTATTACCTGTGACACAGTTGACGAGTTTAAAGAGTTAACCAACTTGAATAATAGAACATTAACAACTCTAAAGAATAAGGGTATATACTATATACCGACGATTAGGAATAATTCTAAGCACAGATTTCCAACTGGAACAATAATTAAATTCGAATATCTTACGCATGAGAAGAAAATTTTCAATCCACCCATAAAATCTAACCTGAATAAGCCCTTTTTGATAGAAGTTTATCCTCCTAATAAGGATAAGTATTTGGTAGAGTGTTATGATGTTGTGGAATTTTATAAAAAATTTAAAATGAATTATCGAGCATTGGGAAAATTGAAGAAAACTGGAAAATTGAACATTTCAAAGAGAACTAACGCTACAAGACATGAGTTTGTGGAGGGAACCATTTTAAATTTTTCATATGTTTAATTTGCGGATTTACCATGCTCTACTCTCAATTACACACGGAATTGGTTTTAGAGGATTGACTTTTAGAAACCGGATTTAAATACATCTATGTTTTTCTATAATGAGTATAAAAAATGTGAAACGGATGTGGTTTATTTTGTAGAGAAGTATTTAAATATCAAACTTTATCCTTGGCAACGAGGAATGCTGTGGAACTATCAACGAAATGATCATTTTATCGTCAATGCTTGTAGACAATCGGGAAAAACACTGATCCTGAAATACTTCGCCATTTGGTATGCTATGTTCCATGATAATAAAACTATCGGTTTTATGTCTCCTAATAGTTTATGTAATGATTCTGTTAATGATCACATCAGGAGTATATTAGATGGATTTGAAGTGGAAGTTGATAAAATGTCAAAATCTCAAATAATTTTAAAAAATAATTCCACGATTGATTTCATGTCGGCGACTCAATCCTTGTATGCTCCTTGTGGAAGAGCGTACGATTTATTTATTTTTGATGAGCCAGCATTTTATAGAAGTTATGAACCAATCACAGCAATTCTTCCAACATTAAGCCGTGGGGGAGCCAAAGTATTGTTGGCATCAACTAAAAATAAAGAAGATGATTTCTTTTACTCCTTATATAAGGATTCGAAAAATAGTTATTCTATATGGAAGTCTATGAGCGTTAATTGGTGGGATTTTCCAGAATTTCAGGAAACTAAATATCGAAAGATGTTGGGGGAGGAAATCTTCAATAGAGAGTATCTGTCAGATTTTTAGCCATTTATTTAACCTTATGATTTTTTCAAGAGGAAAAAGTTAAATAAGGGTATGGCAACTCGCACAATTCAATCTCCCGGATTCGAAGCAAGGGAACGTGATCTATCACCTATTCCTCAAACCAATGTCGGAACCAATGTCTTTATCGCAGGATACACCCAGTCTGGTCCAGTCGATGAAGTTCTCAATATTTCATCACTTGATGAGCTAAAAGCAATTTATGGAACTCCAACAAATAGTGCTGAGAGATACTTTTACCATGGCGTTAGAGAACTATTAACTTCTCCTGCTACAATTTACACTTATCGCCTTCCTTATGGTGCTGGTACTGGTGTAGGGTTCGGTAGTCAATACTCTGCTTTGGTTTATCCAGTGAATTTTGTCAAGTCTGATAGAAGCACTGTTACCACAGACCTAAATCAACTCTCAGGAACGTATGTTCTTGGTGCGCCTGTTCAATTTACCTTGAGTGAAACAGATTATATTGCTGCTAAAGACGGGTCATTGTTTACTTGGGCGCAATCTGGTTGCTCAAGAGCGCAGTTATCAGCTACTTCAGAATTGGGGAAGGCGGGTCTTATTGTTCTAAACAAGGCTCAAACAACCATCAACAATCAATTTGAAGGATATTATGTCGCTATTGCGGATAATACAAACATTAATCCAGCTTCAAACTTTGATTCTGTTCTTGGTGTCAATACATTGAGCCAATCGGCCACTTACACACAAAATTATACGAGTGTTCCATCTGGAACTTTAGAGTTCTCATTATCTTCAACTTATGCTAATCGCTCAAGCATCTCTTATGTGATGGAAAACTTGACTGATTACAACATTGACGGTCGTGATGATGATGACCTTCTTAACGTTGGAGTCTTCAAAATTCGTAAGAGTTTATATGCAACTCAAGCTTATAAACTTGATTATGTTCTTGAAGGTGCGATTGTCGGTTCTATCGATAATTATCGTCAACGTCTAAATCCAAAGGGTGGCCCTCAAACCTCATTCTTCTTGGAAAATGTCGATGATAACGATATTAATGTTGAAATTCTCGTAAATCCTTACGTTTCCAACAAGTTTGGAAACACTGCGGTTGGTGTAGATGGCATTCCTACTAAAAAGGTCCGCGTCTTAACACAAAACATTCCAACCACAACAATTTCAGGACTAAGTTCAAACACTATTCCGACCCTATCCGCTGCTATTGGATACGCTGATGCACTTTTCCCTGTCGGAACATACTCAAGTGCTCAAATCACTTCAAAGGAACTTGGATCAATTCCAAGCAAGATTGAAAGAGCCTTGGAATCAGTCAAAAATGATGAAATTTACGATATTGATGTAGTTGTCGAAGCTGGATTGGGGACTATCTGGACTGCTACTCAATCGAATACAAGTTTATCAACATTTTATGATGAAACTGCCCAATATCCTGCTCTAACTGCTTTAGCTACTTCAAACGCCTTGGATGCGGCTGGAGAAAATATTCGGGCAAACTACAGCACCATCTTTAACGTCTTTGAAAATTTCTGTAATCTTCCGAGTAATACAAATGGTCGTGGCGATGTATTCTTCATTGCTGATCCAATTCGTCAGATCATGATTACGGGTAAGAATACCAAAGTTCTTTCAGATAAAAGTAAGAGTTTCCAACAGTATATCTACTGGGCAACAAGACATCAGTTTGAACTAGAAAACACTTCTTATGCTGCTACTTATACTAACTGGGCGCAAACATACGATGAGTTTTTAGGTGAAAAGGTCTGGGTTCCATTCTCCTCTGTCGCTGCGGCTATTTTCGCTCGTAACGATGCCGCTGAGTTTCCTTGGTTTGCCTCTGCTGGGTTCAATCGAGGGCTTGTGGGTAGCACTGTGGTCGATTTGGCGATCACTCCGAACCAAAAGCAAAGAGATGAACTCTACAAGAGCAATCTTAATCCAGTTCTCTTCTCCCCTTCACAAGGAATGGCCATTTTCGGCCAAAAAACACTTCAACGCAAGCCAAGTGCTTTCGATAGAATTAATGTTCGTAGATTGTTCCAATACCTCGAAAGAGCTACTAAGAAAGCTTGTATGTTCTACATCTTTGAACCTAATGATGAGTTCACAAGAACACGTTTGAGTAATACATTGAGTCCTATTTTCGATTATGTAAAGAACAACAGAGGATTAGATTCCTTCTTGATTGTTTGTGATACTCGGAACAACACTCCTGATGTTATTGATAATAATGAACTTAAAGTGGATTTGTATCTGAAACCAATCAGAAGTGCTGAGTTTATAATTGCCACATTTACGGCGGTACGCAGTGGAACTTCATTTACTGAAGTAATCTAATAACTAAATAATAACATGGTTGATATCAATACATTCTATAATATCGCAGGTCAAAAGCAGTTCTCTCGGGACTTCTTCATGCGCGTAAAACAAATACACACCGTTGGTATCGACCTCGATGGTGAAAATGAGTTAGTTTTCGCTAAAACCGCATCATTTCCAAGTAGAGAAACTGAAAACAAACAAGTTAAGTATTCAGGTCAAAACTTCAATCTAAATGGAGCAAATACCTATCCGGGTTCTGAATCCTACAGTATTCAGTTCTACATGGATCAAGAGCTTGATTTAAGAACTAAGTTAGAGAGAATCAGCCGAGCAAACTTCAATAATGAGACTACTACTGGTCAATTGTGTATGCCCGGTCCAGAATCTTACATGATTTTAGATTTATTCAAGGTTCCTTGTGGACAAGGTAATACCGGAGGCACTGGATTTCAATTACTGAAAAGTATTAAACTTATTGGTGTAAGCCTTCGTAATATCGGAGCAGTTGAATATGCCATTGCTGACGGAACTGGTGAGATTCTAAGTATTGACACAACTTGGTCATATCACTGGTACGAAGACTTTTCTAAATAATCCATAAACAATCTATCAAAATCGCAATAGCTCACAAGGTTATTGCGATTTTTTGTTATCTAATTAAATAATTTTGATGACAAACATTAATGAGTTCTTCTCAGCTTTATCAAATGACCAGAAAATGTTCCTTAATCTTCCGGTTCTTTGGGCTGTGACTATTGATGGAGTATCAGAGGGTGCGATTAATGGAGTTTTAAGTGATGCTGGAGAAAGATGGCGAGCAAAGGTTAATCCAAGAGGTTATACAAGAGGTGGAGATTTATTGGTTGCAAGTGAAGTTACAACACCGAACGAACAGTCATCATTTGAGGCTTTTTCATCTGGCTCAAGTATGGGTGGATTTTTACCGGGGTATGGATTGAACATAAGACAGAACTTTTTGGATAGAAGTTTTTCAGTTAATTTTTTAGAAACAGAAGTAGACATTGAGCACAATTACTTTAGACCTTGGATGATTGCTATTGGCATTAAGGGGTTGATTGAAGAGGGTGCGAATTTGAAGGGAACTATGGAGGTTCACCAGTTTAGCAACGCCGGACAATTAATCAAGGGGTTTAGGTTCAAAAAGATTTTTCCAACAGGAACTGAAGGAGGAACTCTTAATTATGAATCGACAGATTTTAAATATAGATCAGTGACTTTTGCTTGTGAAAATTATGAACAACTCTGATATTCTGTTTAAAAACTTGAAGGAAATCTCATCAGCTACTCAAAAAGGTAATGATAAGGTTTTGATAGATTATTTAAACACCTTCAAAGGTGATAATATCTATGAGAAGTTCAAGAATATATTGTCAGTATGGGGAATTGATGTGTCTTATACGTTGAATATAAACTTAGGAGATAAGTCAACCAAGATACAATTGGATTATATTGTATCAGAGATGCCTGAAAATTTAGGGAAAGAAGTTATTATTGAAGTTGATAATGTAAAATTGGTACTTGACATTCCTAAAACCTTTGATACTCTATCTATAGATATTATACCAATATACTCAATAATTCAAGATATTTATTATAATAATATTAAATTAATAATTAATTCAGTACATGAAAAAAGTTTAATTATTGATAATCTCCCGGCTAGAATATATACTGAAGTTCTACATTCTATTATTAATAATAAAGAAAATATACTAACATTTAGTAATCCAGTTCTTGAAAGATTTAAGTTTAATTTTTTAACTAATGAACCTTTTCTATTTTTGAAAGGACTGTTTAATAACTTCGATGAGCTTTACTTTAGGGATATAATATTTCATTTGTCAAAAAGAATAGATGGTAATATTTTATTAGGTAGTACACCAATGGAAATTGAATATTATATTGAAAAATTGTCAGAAGAAATGAAAAATCAAAATGAATCCTTGACTTCAAAATAATCTGTGCTATAAATACATCTATGGACGACAGCGTAAAGACATTCCTCGACAAGATTCAGGAATTAAAAGAAAAGAAGATCAAAGTGGATTCAATTTCAATCGGAAAACCAATTGATTGTTCTCCATTATCATTTAAACAACAAAAGGATTTAATTTCAACGGTTGCTGATGGTGCGGTAGGGGCATTAAAGTTCCAAAAGCATATAAATGGAATAATCAATGACAATACAGAGAATAATGATCTAAAAATCAGTGATAAGTTACCCATCATCCTAAAACTTCGATCAGACGCCATTGGAGATACTTTAAAGATTGGAGATGGAACGATTTCGTTGAAAACGATCTTAGATAAGGTCAAGAAGTTGAAATACACTCAGAGTAAGAGTATCACAACAGATCAATTTACAATTGAATTAGAATTACCTTCACTTCGATACGAATCACAAGTGATTCAAGCAACTATTGATGCAGTTAAAAAAGAGGGTGACGGGGAACTTGGTAAGAATATCGGAAACATCTATACTTACGAGATTGTGAAGTATATTAAGAAAATTACCTTCACTGAAGGAAGTATTGAGTTTTCCGAAATACCTGTTAAGGATAGAGTTAAAATTGTCGATAATCTTCCCATCTCTGTCAATTCTAAAATTATTGATTTCATCCAAAAGAACAAGATGGCTGAAACAAATTGGATGACTTTAGATATAAATGGAGAATCCAAAACAATTGAAATTGACGTTAGTTTCTTTGATACCTGATAGCACATTAAATAATTAATGTGGACGAAACCATTGTAAAATTAATGAAATTATTGGATATTCTCGTTGAAGAACGAGGAGTTCCAAAACAGAAAGGTATACGCGATAAGAATATTATCGCGTCGTCTAATTCGCCTAATGATAATGATGGTGAGAAGAAAAAGGGATTGACTGCTGAGAATAAATCGACTTTGGTTGATGTGTTCTCCCTTTTTAATAAAATGTTTTTTGATTATCAGAAAAAGGTTTCACCTGATACTAAATTAAAAACATTAAGTGGTGATATCGCATCAAAGCAAAAAAGGGCAGAGTCGCCACCTCAAGATAGGGGCGGATGTAACTATCTGAGTATGATTTTAGCTGGACTCGGACTGCTTGCAGTATCAATTGGTGGTATTGTGGGTTCTCTAATGGGATTCTTCGGTGATCTTGGAGGTAGTGTTGTCAAGGCTGTAAGTAAACTGGGATTTCTAGGAGCATTGAAGATAATGAGCACAACACTTTTGAAGAAATTGTCTTTAAAAGTTCTAAAGAGACTTCCTGTAATCGGGGGTATTATTGGCTTGGGATATGCCGCCAAGGCATTTATAGACGGTGATATTTTTCTGGGAGTCGCTGAGTTGGTATCAGCTTTGTTAAACTTTATTCCGGGTATTGGGCCGTTTCTATCATTGGGTGCAGATATTCTAATAGCTTGGGCTCAATCAAAGGGTGTCTTCGATGAAGGTGGAGCATTAAGTCCAGAAAACGGCTGGAATACAATTAAAGGATGGGTTGCCGATATTGGACAAGTAATAAAAGATAACGCTTTATATATTCCAATCGTAGGCTCGTTCATGAGGTTTGGGATGGCGGCGGAGGCTTTTAAATCTGGTAAAACTGGAGAAGGTTTGAAACAAATCGCGTTAGGATTACTTACATTTACTCCATTTGGAGGATTGTTGATAAAAGGCGTTGAAGTTCTTTCGGGATTTCTCAATAGTGATAAATCTCCTGAACCTATCATTAATGATGATAGTTCTTGGGGTGATAGAATTATCGGTTGGATTAGAAGTAAATTAAAGGATTTGCCTTGGTGGATTAAAAAGCCTTTAGCTTGGTTTGGTATCATTTCAGACGATCAAGTGGGGGAACCTGCTGGTGGTGCGATGGATGCGTTAGCTGGTGGTGCTGCGAAAGGTTTTGAAAAGACTAAAGAGTTCTTTAAAGGAGTTTGGGACAGTATGAAAGGTCCAGTTGGTGGAGCTATGTATTCTATTGGAGAGTTTGCAGAAAACACTTGGGAGAAAACCAAGGAGTACACTGGAATTGCTTGGGATAAAGCCAAAGAAGCAGGAACATGGTTCAAGGATAGTATGACTTCAATGGCGGATAAAGCTAAAGAAAAATTAGCCGAGTGGATTCCTGCCATTGTTTCAACTATTACTGGTGTTGCTGATAGTGCTATGAATGTTTTAAAAAATCTTGCTTCTACAATTGGTGGATGGATTGGTGGATTGTTCACATTTGATGATGAGAAGAAGATGAAAGAAGCAACAAAAGCTGCCGAAGTCAAAAAGGAACAATTAGTAAGAAATGAAACTGAAATATCATCTATACTAACTAAGAGTTCTGAAAGTAGTGCTCGTTGGTCAAAAATCTTGTGTGATATAGGAATAGAGCAACAGAAGCTTCTCCTATCACTTGTCAATATTGGGAATCAATCAGTTAAGGAGTTGAGGAGAATTAGTGGTAATAATTCTGGAGGTCCAATAATCGTAAATCAACCATCACCTGTAAGCACACCGAGGGATAGTGTTGAATTAGGTAATAACCGCAGTGGTTACACCTCAAGCCCATATTCACTGGCTTAAATATTATCATGGCAAAATACGACGTAGTTAAAGAATACGACTGGACATCCTCACCAAGGGGGTCAGGATTACGTAGTAAAGCTCCGAGAGTTTGGATTAGGTCTTATAAGATTAAATCTAACCAAATAATGCAAACCATTAACAGCTATATTCAGTTAGTTGAGGGGAAGGCGACTGGAGGCAATGCTAAACAGTTCTACGATGATTTATACGGCGGGGTGACAGAAGCCGAGGATGATTTTAATTTCCCATTCTTCAGTGATCAGGTGCGATCATTTGGTAATAGTTTTGGTGATACTTTCCAGAGCGGTATTGGTGGAGGTGGAGGTGTTTTAGGTGGAGTTATGGACGGATTTAAGACTTTTGCTGGAGGTGCTGCGGACCTAGCAAACATAACAGATAAAGAATCCGTCAATAACGCGGCCAAGTTCATCACAGAGGGAAAGTATAAGGACGCAATGAACAGCATTAAAACTGGAGGAAGTCCCGGAACATATGTTGAAACACCGAAGTTCTATGCTTTTAATTCTGATTCCGATGGATCACTTCCTGTCGAGTTTGTGTTATCCAACACGATCAATTCTGATTTCGATAAGAATTATAAGTTGATTAAAAAACTTACAGAAATAAATAGACCCTTGAGAAAAGATGGCATATCGGTGGACCCTCCAAGAATATATAAAGTTACGGTACCCGGCCATAGATTTATCAGATGGGCTTATTGTGATACATTTTCTGTTAATTTATTGGGAGCTAGACGAAACATTAACGAAAAGATCGTCCCAGAGGGTTACAAAATCACAATGTCATTTAAATCTCTAACACTAGAACACGCGGGGTTCATGGACGAAGTATGAGTAATATCACAGGACAATATCAAAACGAAGTAACATCATTATCCTCTCTCAATGTAACAGACTATGAGAGGATATTCAAACTCTTTGTATCTTCTGTGGAGGAGAAAGATTTCTACGTTTACAACATTTTAAACAAAATTGAGTTCCCAGATATAGCATCACAGTATATTCAATACTATGATGTTCAACAGAAGACCGCATTAACTATACTTTCCTATCAGATTTACGAAGATATGAAAAGTTGGTGGATATTATACTTACTTAATAAGGATAAGTTCGTGGGCGCACCGTTTTACGTTGAACCCGGAACACAGATCAAGTATATTGTGGATTCTGTTAGAACGGCCATATACAATGATATTACTAATTCTACTGTATATGGAGGGAGGCATTATTAATGGCTGAAATCTTTAAAATTAACGATATTGATTACGAGTTTGAGTGTAAGCTCTCAAATCCTGATAAACAGGAGATAAGCTTCACTAAATCCGCCGTGAGAGGCATGACGTTGATCGATAATATCTTCGATCCATTCTTTTCAGGAACGATATCAATAGCAAATCCCTATGACTTCATTGAGAATGATTATCTTCTCAGAGGAGATGGTAGAGATGAACTTTACATTATGTTTAAGGTTAAGGATTCCGAGCCTAAGTTTGAGATGACTTACGCTATTGTTGATGACGCCAATACAGCCAATCCTCTTGTTAGATCAGAAAATATCAAAACTTTTACTCTTGTTGATAAAAACGCCATTCCTTTTTCTGATAAAATCCCTTATGGGAAAGCTTATTCGGGTAAAGTTGGAGCAATCCTAAAACAAATCTTTAAGGATGTGTTGGGAGATGATAAAGTTGATGAAAAACACTGGGAAGACGGGGACTTTGAATTAACCTATTATCCCCCAGCGACTTATCGTTACGTTGATCTAATTCATCATCTTATGCGCCTTTATTACGCCAAGGATGACGATATTTATGTAAAAGGATTTATCACATTCGATGAAAGCACGCAAAAGTTTCGTTTGGACTTATTATCGAAGGTTTATAAAGATCATAAGAAACTTCTTATCGAAGCGTTTGCTCTTGGGGACTTAACCTCTAAAATAGACACCAATAATCCTAATAATCCTCCTCCAGAGGCTCCAGTCGGAGAATATATTGGGCAATTGAAGAATCTTGGAATATCCACACCTTTTTATGGTTGGAATACTGATTTCTTTATCAATAGCCTTGTCTTCGGATATGATAAAATCTTAGGAATACAGAAAACTAAGAAAATCAAGTTTGAGGATATTCGGAAAAAATGGCAAAGGAAGTTTGTTGATGTATTTGCTACCATATGGGGTAAGCCTAAGCCATTCGCGGTAATAAATAATTCAACCTCTGAAAAGTTTAAAAGATATAAGTTTCCTTATCCTGTTGAGGATGGGGTGAAGATGGTTGAGGCTGATATTCATAATTCCCTTACATTCTATAACCTTCAGGCATCATTTTCTAATATCGGAAGTGTAGCAAGAACCTCTGGTAAGTTTATTGATATCTTCAGCACAAGAGGAGGAAAACTTCACCCGAAAACCGGGGAGTTGAAGGTTTTAAAAAGCGAGGAGAAAGTTTTAGGTAGATGGTTTATCACCGAGATTAGACATGTCTTTTTCGCTGATCTATATACAAATCAAATATTTGCCACAAAGACGTATGTTGGACCGAAGAGTAATATCAAGGAGGTTACGGATTAAATATTCTCATGACTTTTTTCGATTTATATACTCAACTAATTTTGGAGTTTTCCGAACCTGTTGTTAAAAAATTAGTACAGAAGTTTCACAGTGATGCTTCTGAAGAAGAGGTTAGACAAGAATTGGAGGATTTTGAAAAGTATAAAAATGGAATCGAAAAAAAGGACCCCTTCCAATATAAAACCTGGATCGAATTAACAGAAGTTATTCATGCTGCCAAAGACAAAGCGAATTATAAAAGAGGAGGTAATAAAGTAGAAGTAATTGATTCGGATAGTCTATCAGAAGCTATCGTTGATGATGAAAATATTACTATCTATAAGGGCGATAGTCAAAATAAATGTGTCAAATATGGAAAAGGTTATTCTTTTTGTATAGCCCGACCATCAGGAGGTAATATGTTTTCAAATTACCGTTTGGGTAAAGATTCTACATTTTATTTCATATTCTTTAAGAAAAAACCTAAGACTGAAAAAGACCATATTATGGTGCTTGATCATACCAAAAATGGATATGAATGGACATTTACTAATAATAATACTCAAGCGGTTGATGGTGGATGGGATGAAATTATAAGTAAGTATCCAGAGTTGAGCCGATACGAGTCATTGTTGACAAATAAGAAATTGGACGATAATGAAAGAGTATTTTTAAATAAAATTAGAACATTCTCACGAAAACCGACTTTGGAAATATTTAGTGGGTTGACATACTCTGAGAAATCACAAGCTTTAAAAAGCGTAGTTCGTTTAAACGATGAGATTTGGAATACCTTGGATAAAACTCTGAGAAATGAGTTTCTGAGCGTAGGTCCAAATCTAACAGATCATCAAGTGGACAATCTTTCAAGTTCTGAAATTACAAGGTATAAACAAACAAGGGTGGTGGCAAAGCCTCAGTTAATAGAGAATGATTTATATAAAAAAAATAAATTAGATTTAAGTGATTTAGAAAGAATCGCGTGGGAACATCATCTAAAGAACGGGATGGGGGTGTTTTTCATAGATTCACGATTAGCTGATCAAAAATTGAGAGTTAGGTTTGGAGAGGACGTTCATAGATATGAGTTCTATGACAACGGAGCACTCACAAAGTATAGATATTCTAGTGCATACTTTGATTCAGAAGTATATGAGATAATGTATGATAAGAGGGGTCGCAGGGTTATGGAAGCTGATGAGGATGACACGCGAGTATTTGAATATTATCCAAATAGTGACCAAATAGCAGCGGTATATGAAAATGATAAGCTTGTTGCTGAGTATTACTCAGATGGAACCCCAGTCAGGAACATAGAATATGAGTCATTTGATGATTTTTATTCAAAATATTTTAAAAGTTTATTATGAATAAAGTAGAAATCCTTCGCAGCATTTGTTTCACCAAAGAAGATTTGAATAATATTCAAAATCTTGGAGATACTTTACCTGAAAAAGACATTGAGTTTATGATCGAGTTCAAGAAAATCTATGAACTCGGTTTAAATCAGTTGCAAAAGTTTCTCGATAAGTTGGAAGAAGAGGGAAAGGATTTAGATGAATACACAATTCAGTATTATGTTGACATTTTAACAAATGGTCCCCTTGGTACTTATGCTAAGAAGCTTACTGAGAATAACAAGTATTTTATTAAGTCTCCTGAATGTATGGGACAATCAGGTAATGTGAGTCGAGGTCCAGCCAATTCATCACTAATTTATGATTCTGAAAAACCTCTTGGATTTGCTGTTGATGTTTACAATCATGTTCCAGAGTTCATTCAAAAAACTCTAAAGCAAGCTGTGGACCAAACCGAAAAAGTTTTCCGAACAGGAATGAACTTTTCTACTGTTAATGATAACACTTTGCCGATTATTGACAAAGCCCCCCAACAGAGATATAATGATGAACCTAAAGGTCTTTGGACAAGTAAGAGTAATGGATCTTACTGTGTAAAGGATGTATATTACTATTATGCTGTTCAGGATATTTCACAATCCTTGTTTGAAAAAGTAAAAGAATACTTAGGAGAAGAGGATTTCAGAATGTGGGCTGTTAAGAAATCATTCCGTCCATTTGATTCAGAGAAGAATCCAGATAAAGCAGTTGTTAATGAAATTGTTAGAAAGGTTGGAGAAGAAGAACTAACATTAGATATTCATGGTGAACCATTTGAGTCTGATGAAAGACGAGCAGTATCTTTGAAGATTAACAATGATGATAAAGATGTTGAGTATATACTCAACAGTAATATCGGACAACTTGGTTCTTAAACATCAATAACCTTAGCTTCCTCTTCTTTACTCTTTTGAATGGCATCAGTGTAAAGTTTAAGAGCATCTTCACGGGATAAAAAGATTCCAGATGGAGTATTTTCTAAGAGGTTCTTCTCAGCAGAAGAGTTCTTATGGTCAATATCCATTTGCTTAATTTCTTTTTGAGCTTTGATTCTATCATCGGATAATTTTAACTTAGAGAGGGTGTCAATGGCCCCTGTGAAAGCGTTTACTAAACATGAATAGGATTCTACCATACTTGGGCTCGGGTCACATTTCAGAGCATCCTGTAACTCACATAACATATCCTTACATCCCTCTACAACATCTTGAGCACTATCAATAATAAATCCTTTTAATTCCTCTTCGGATAATTTAGATTTGTCTTTATTTTTTTCGACTTTTTTCAAAATACCACCTTGCTTTTTTAATTGATTAATGATATTATCAACGTCGTTGTCTGGATTGCTCATGAAAATATTTAACAAAAATCCCTAAATAATAGAAGCATGAAGCCATTTCGAGACGATTTTAATTTTTTTGTTCGACCTCAAGAAGATGGAACTTTCGCGGTAATTTCTCAAGATAAACGCTCGAAAAAGCTTGACATCGTTTCAACTCATGATACATTAGAAGAAGCAGAAAGAGAAAAGGTAGTCCTCAAACTTCCAGCATCTCCTAAGCCATCTCAAGCAGATACGATGAAACAAATGAACTTAATGGGAAACGCAGTAGAAGATTTAAGAAATAATAAATTATGACGTTAAAAGAAAAAGTCGTGGAAGCACGCAAAGATGGATATTCTTATTCACAGATTAAGAAAGAGTTTGGAGTAGCTAAAAGCACGAGTCAGGATTGGGTTCGTAAGGCAAATGAAGAAGTAGCCTATTATAAGGGTTTTGGATATTCAAACTTATTTGATGTTCCAGTGGAAGATTATACATCTGTTCCTAAGATTACTCCTGTAGTAAATCCATTTATTAGTCGAGACAGACCTAAGCGGTTTAATAAAAATGAAGAAGAGGTTTTAGATTTCCTTGAGCAACTTGCTCCAATTAATGTATCACCTTCTTATTATGGGGATAGTGTAACTGAATTAACCGATTACGCTGTTGTTGGTTCCGATTTCCACTTTGGTTGTCATGATGAACCATCCATTAATATCTTCCTTGAGGTGATTAGGCAAATTAAGCCCAGAACAATCATCCTAAATGGTGATACAATGGACTTTCTTGCAATTTCAAAATATCCAAAAGATATTCATCGTTGCTGGTCCCTTCAAGATGAAAGAATCGCTTATCATTCATTCTTAGATAATCTCATCGAAGTTGCGGGAGGTGCTGACATTTATGAAACTGTCTCAAATCATTCTGGACAAAGTGTTGATGGAAGATGGAGAAGATACCTATCAGAACGTTTAGGTGAGTTATCGTGTCTTCCTGATATTGCTGATAAATTATCCTATGAGAATATTTTCATGGGAACTTATCAAGATTTTGTTTCTCATGTTGATTATGTGGCTCTTAATGATTTAATTGTGACACATGGTACCACGGTTCGTAAAAATGGTGGGCAATCAGCAAGAGGTGAGATTGATAAATGGCATACTTCTATTCTACACGGTCATACACACAGAATTGGATCAAGTTGTCAGAGAGTTCCTACAATAGCAGGAAGACCTGAACAACAATTAATTGGAATTGAGGGGGGATGTCTTTGTAATTTAGATCCTGTATATGGTTCAAATTTGAACTGGCAAAAAGGTTTTAACATAATTTCATTAGGAAATGAAACCTTTGGATGTGAACAAGTTTACATTAAAGGAAATGCTGCCAATATTAGCACGCTTGGTAAAACGATTTGGGGTTGATTCATAAAACACTAAAGTATAATCAGCGGCATGATTAAAATGACAAAATTAAAAGAAGTTGAGAATCCAAGAGTAGGCTCAGCATCCTCAATTGAGGAATATAGAGCAAGCTTGACAGTCGAAGAAAATCTATCACCTAACGTAGATTATTGGGTGATAGGAGAACCTTTAAACGACCTAAAGGTGGGACAAGGATTTCGATTATTTAGAACTAATCGAAATGGAGTAGAATGCCCCGGAGTCATGTCCACTTCAACTGTTCAAAAGATTACAGAGAATGGGTTTGAAACCATGAATAGCGTCTATCTTATCGAGCAAGTCGATTAAATATTTTCATGAGATTTCAGACATTACTTGAACGAATTAGCAATCCTCTTAGGAAACAATCCTTAGTTGGAACTCCTACCAATTTACAAGAGTATAAGGATTATATTGCCAATTTTCAAGATTATGTCGTGTATGATGATCATGTGGATGAGCCAGAATTGCAGGAAATTAAAAGGAAGTATCTTAATATGTATAAGATGTTTCCAGCGAGAGCAGATGCTTGGCTTCATAAGATGGGGGAGCAGAGAGCAAGAGATTTATTACTAAGATCAAAATTACAACCTTCGTATAAAAAGATCTATGAATATAGAGGCTGTGAAGTTTTTGTTGATGAAGAGTTTCTCGATTCTTCGGAATATGCGGAAGGGACGCTAAACAATAGGATGTTGAAGAGGTCAGTTCAACTTATGTATATGGAAACTAAGGATTTGATGCCAAATCGTTATCCGAAGTTCATTATCACTGATAGACAGCAGCACAAACAATTTCAAAAGGTTGGTCCGTCTAAAGGAATTAGTTTTGATAAGTTAATTTATATTGACCAGTATTATGTTGACGATTATAAAGTGTGGATTCATGAGTTAGCTCACTACATGACAGAGAGAACTCCCCAACAATCGAGAGACGCTTTAGATAGAGCTTATAAAGAATTGCTTGACATTTACTGGAAGTCTGCTAAAAAGAAGAGGGTGAATTTAGATTCACTATCTGAACAAGACGCAGATAGAATGAGAGCGAAGATGGCTAAAAAGATGAACTTTCCTGAATATGGATTCACTGATCCTGATGAGTTCTTTGCCGTTCTTATCGAAAATTGGAAAAATCTACCCAACAATAGAGCAACATATAAATACAAAACATTAGTGAAAAATATTCTAAGCAGATTAGTATGAATAATAAATACGAAGGAAACATCGGAGACTACTCATTCATTATGGGTGGTGATGATACAATCGAAGTGTGGGAAAATAGTATCAGTGAACAACCTGATAGCTTCATTTTCGTAAAGCCCGGAAGCATTAAATCTCAAAAGGATTTTGAAAAAGAAATTAGCTTCTGGTGGATGAATAAAGGATTATGAATGAGTTCCCTGTAGAATTAGCTTTGTCGGGATTAACATATCCTGAAATCGGTGTGATTTATATCCTCATGTGTATTCCTAAAATGGAAGAAAAGGATTGGAGTAAGATTACGAATGATGAAATCTTTCAAACTATTTGTGCTGATCTGACAAGAAAAGGCATCTTAAGTATTGATGAAGAAACACGAACATTGAATATTGACCTATGAATGATGAACCCTTTTGGGAAGTTTGGGACTTTGATGAAAAGGATAATACTATTTACTCCCATCCGGGTTGGTGGGGAGAAGATGAATGTGGACCTTATCGTTACTTATTAACGACTATGTTAATCGGTGACAAGATTCACTATCATTTAACTCATGAGCAATTCGAGGATGTGGATGAATATCTTGGCAGCTTGGATGAGGCTGAAGATGTTTGTGAGGATTGTATTGAGTCGGAGAAGAATGGATTTAAAATAGATGATGACGTATGAACGGAAAAGGTGATAAAAACAGAACCTCCGATTATAAGAAATATTGGGAGTGTCCTCTTTGGGATAAAAGGAAAGAGGAGAAAGAAGAATCAGTTAAACACTGCGATAAAGTGAAGGAACATGAAACTCCTAAACCTATTTGAATGATGGTCAAAGAATTAAAAAACAAGCCGGAAGATTTTAAAGTATATCATCACGGGGTCCCTCAAAAGGAGAATTGTTACTCATGGACTACTGTTCGAGTACTTCCCGAATTGATTGGGCTTCCTTGGAATGATTTAACTATGTGTTATGTATTGTCATTGGAACCGACTGCGATCCGTGTTAGTACCGGGATGGTCACTTGTGACGGTTGCACGGGAAGGATCACAGTGTATGTGGATGATGATGACAATATCAGTCAAATTGATAAAGAAGTCAGAATTCCTTGTTTGCCGGGAGCAAATGGATATGTCATGAGGAACATGTTGAACTCATTAAACACTAACCTATAATAGGAGCATGATCTACAATTTTAGAGGTGACAAAATCGCCCTGATTTCTGACACCCATTCCCAAGACTTATTATACGAGATTCTATCCACTAGAGTTCCTAATGGATATGATGTAGTTGCATTAGGTGATCATGGTATCGGATTTGGATTTAAGGAATTAGCCATTGAAAATACTTTTTCTTGGTTGAAGCACCTCAATAAGAGGTGTAAGGAGATGGATGTGATATTATATATCATCCGGGGAAACCACGACGCAACTTATAGGGAAATCTGGTATTCTCAGTGGAGTAATATCATCCTTACCAAATCGGGCGATTTAGGAATATTTCCAAATGGTAAAAAGACCCTTTTAGTAGGTGGTGGTATTTCTGTAGATAGGTATGTACGTAAGGAAAATATTGATTATTGGAAGGATGAAATCACTCCTTTTCCTGAAAATGTACCAAGTTGTGATATTCTATTCAGTCATGATACTGCTGAGTGGTTTAATCACCCCACAAGCACGCTGGGGAGGCATTTCGCATGGTACGTAGAAAGGGACCCAACTTTAATCGGAGAGGCTCAGAAGCAACGTGAGCTTTTGGGGGACATCATTAAATGTTCAGGAGTTAAGGTTCACTTTTCGGGTCACTATCACAATGCTATCAGAGAAGAAAAGTTTGGGTGCTATTATAGATGTCTTGACATTAACGAAGTTTTCGAGTTTGACTCAGATATTGAATATACATTATGAATAAATACCTGATGCTTGACCTCGATGATTCTCTCGTTGTCAGCACATACGCCAACTCTCCTGAACACGCAGAAGAAATTAGGGCCAAGTACCCTTATAAAAGTTGTCAATTCTTTTACAACAATTCATATTGGATGGTATCATTTGAACGTCCTTGGGCTAAAGAGTTAATTGATTATTATACTTTTTTGCTTGGTTGGAATAATGTGGGCATCCTATCATTTGGAGAAAATCGTTATGTTAAAAGAGTTTCTGAAGAACTTGGATTCTGGATTAATCCCGCCATGCTCTATGGTAGAGAAGATTTAAACTCATTTTGTCCCAAGTTTAAGGGTTTAAATAATGTTCTTGTGGATAATGAAAATTACGCCTACCATAAGGTAGGGTTAGGGTCCTATGGAAGCAAGATTAAGTTTCTTCATGAGTTACCTTCGGAAAAATTAGTGAAGATTCCCAATTTTGAATTGATTCCGTTTGTCGAGGATATCAAAATTGAAAAATTGATTGAAAAAATTGACAAAGCCTTTGACTTTGAGAAAAGTTCAGGTAAACTTGAAACCTCTTTAGAAAAAATAGAAAGAAAGTTATAATAATTGCTTAGCTTTTCGCTGAAAACTTCTATCTTGCTTGTGTAAGGTTAGAGCATCGATTTTATCACCTTTAAACTCATAAAACCACTGAAATCCGCCCGCGTGTGAGTTTTTTCCTAGACAAACACCGTCAATATTTGATATGTTTGTATGCCTTTTGGCGTTGCTCATACTTTCATAACTTTGAATAAAATTACCATCTAAATCGTATTGATAAACCACTTTTCTTCTATCTTTAGCCTCTGGCACGATTTCTCTTCTTTCGTATGCTGTGCCATTATACTTCCATTTAAACCCAAAAGCCTCTGGAATATGGCCTAGACAGCATTTAGATATTTTTCTAAACTCCATTCCTGTCTCTTTAGTAATATCTGAGAGAGCATCCCACTCCCGCAGTAAATTATTATCGAGGTCGAATTGTTGAACTCTTTTACTTCTCGGATTCAGTTTACCATGAACTTTTCCCTTTTTAGCCTGACTCATTTTATATTTTGTCTTTAAGGAAAACCGTATATTCTTGAATCCTTCTCCACCATCTGTCATATTAGTCAGAATGCCAGTTTTTATATCTCTTCTACCGAAATGTTTGATTAAATTAGTTTCTAATTCATTGGCTTCTTCAAATGATAATTTTTCCGCTATTTTATAGTGAGTTGGGGGACGGCCTTTTTGCTTGATGATAGCGTTGATGGTATTGGATTTTATAGAATTGTCGCATAATGAGTTTGGTTGAAGATGATGATTTATTCTGTGATGTTTGCCTTTCCCGATATAAAAGGGTTGACATTTAAAGGTGTAGATGTTATTATAATTCCATTGACCCGGATAGCGGTCATCAAGATAAACGTAGATGTAAAAAATATTTTCTTCCATGTACTTATTTAGTCTGCGAGACTACAATTTCGACAAATAGCTTAAAAAATAATTTAAAAAACTTATGAAAACAAAACACAAAACAGTAAGAATGGGGCAGTTTGAATCAAATTCCTCTAGTACCTCGGCGTATTCTGTATATCTTCCCAAAAAGACAGATATTCCAGAGTTCAAACCATACATTAAATCTGATAAGTTAGAAATCCCCTATAGACCTTATTCCGATACACAATCTTGGATTGATAGGGTGCAGTTTTTGACAGGATTTTTAAGTATTACGGGACGAGTGAATGAAATTCCGACATTTATGGAGAAAATCAGCAAGTTTGCTGAAATATCCATCACAATGATCAATGTTAAAGACGATTCTTTTAAGGGAGAATCTTCTTATGAAGATTTGAATGAATATTTAGATGATAGTTATTATTCATTCTGTAATGAATATGGACATGATTCTGTTGAAGATTTTAAGGATACTATGAATACTCTGTTAGCTGATGACGACCTTGTTTTAGCTTTTGTATTCAGTTCGAACTTTATTTCGGAACAGTCGTGGTATAATGGATAAATTATGAAAACAATAAGAAAAAACGCTTATGAAACTTCGAGTTCCAGTTCACACTCACTTTGTATTGCAACAGGAGATTTAACTATTCCAAATGTAACATCATTGTTATTGCGGAAAGGTGAATTTGGCTGGGAGAGAGATGAACACAGTGATTTCGGAACAAAATTAAGGTATTCTTATACCTTATCTAAGGGTTCTGTAAGTGATCATTATTTAGAAATGCTTAAAGAAGTTCTTCATGAATATATTCCAACTCTTGAAACTATAGAAGAAGACGAAGAATCTTGGGGATACGTTGATCATCAATCATTTGATTTAATTGATGAAGTCTTTGAATCAAAGCAATCTTTGGCTTCATTTTTGTTCTGTGGTGGAAGCTCTATTGAAACAGGAAACGACAATGATGAATATTAAGTTTAGAGTGTGGGCTGAAACAGCTAAAAAAATGTTTCAGCCGATGGATATGCTGGATTTGTGGTGGAAAGTAGAAGATGGGTATATATCCTTCACGGAAGAGTATCATTTCCAACAATTCACTGGTCTTAGTGATAAAAATGGTAAAGAGATTTATGAAGGGGACATTGTGAATGCTGTTCATGAAGTTTATGATGGTCGCTTTACTACTCACTACCGAAAAGAAAAATATACAGGCGAAATTACCTACCATCACTCTTATTGGGCTATTGGAACTTATAAATTGTTTATTATGGATGATGATAGCCTCGAAGTTATCGGTAACATCTACGAGAACCCAGAATTACTCATAAAACACTAAAATACAATTGGAGTATGGAAAACAAATTACGTGTGTGACTTGAAAATCACGAACCGTTGCACTAAATAAGTGTATGGCTAGTGGTATATATAAAATATGTTCGTTAATTGATGATAGGGTTTATGTCGGAAGTGCTGTAAATTTCGATAGCCGAAAAGCTATTCATTTCTCGACACTCAAAAACCAAAAACATAAGAATCCTAAACTTCAAAATTTTTATAACAAATATGGTAAAGATTGTTTGAAATTTGATATAATAGAACACTGTGACGAAGAATGGTTAATTGTTTGTGAGCAATATTATATTGACACCATCAAACCGACTTTTAATATTTGTGAAATTGCTGGGAGCACTTTAGGTATTAAATTTTCTGATCGAGGTATCAAAAATTTGAGAGATGCTCATGCTCGAATAGTCTACCAATTCGACTTAAATGGAAATCTTATTAAAATTTGGCCGTCTATTAGAGAAGCCTCCGAGGAATATAAATGTTGTAGAAGTGGAATTAATAAATGTTGTAATAAACGATTCGCGTCATATATAGGATATATTTGGTCTTACAATAAGGCAGAATTTGTCGAAAAATACATCAATCCTCGTTCTTTTCCTGTGTATCAGTATGATGAGAACTTTAAGTTGGTGAATACATTTGAGTCGATCACCGATGCCTCGGAAAAAACAAGATACGCTGAAAATTTTCTAAGTAAGATATGTTCAGCAAATAAAGGAACAGCATTTGGTTTTTATTTTGTAAAAAGTCCACAAACTAAAGAAGAACTGATGTATAATAATGGAATCAGGTATATTCATGTTTTTGATAAAAGTTGGAATGAGCTTTATAAACATTACAATTTTTTACAAATATCTAAGAAATTTGATGTTCAGATAACTTCTATATCAAGGCATCTAAATTCTAAAAAACATAAAACTTTCAAAGGATACTATTTTCGCTATGAAGATGAAATAAATGATAAAACACTACAGTAAAATATAAGGCATGGAAAATACAATATTACACAGATATTTAAATGGGAACGTCACAGTGACAATCTATGAGGATGGAACTAAGATTCGAGAATGGGAGGGTGATCAAGAAGTCGAATCGGGAGAAAGCTGCGATATTAAATTAACGAACTCATGCTCCCTTGGAGATAAGTTCGACAAAGATGGGAACCTACTACAACGTTCTAAAACTTGTGAGTTCTGTCATGAAATGTCCAATAACATTGGGAAACATGGTGATCTTGAATTGATTAAAAAGATTTGGGAAACTCATCAACCCGGAACTGAAATGGCTCTTGGTGGAGGCAATGTATTCGAACATCCTGATATTGAAGCATTTCTTTATCATATGTCAGGAAAGGGATTCCTTCCTAATATTACTATGAATACTCTTCACATGAAACCTTATGCAGATCGCATCAGGGCTTTACAGGAGGATAAAGCTATTCGTGGTATTGGTATCTCTTATCGTGGTCCAGAGTATATGGATAAGCTTCCTGATAACGTTCTATATAATAATGCTGTATTCCATATGATTTTGGGCGTGAATGATCTAAAAGATGCTAAGGCTGTGATCAATTGGTGTAAATCAAAACAAATCAAGCCAAAGATTCTTCTACTTGGATATAAACAATTTGGTAATGGTATTAAGGTGTATTCCCCTGAACTCCAAACCAAGATTAATAAGTGGAGATTGTATCTACCTATTCTTCTTGGAATGGAAGGATTGACACTTTCTTTCGATAACTTAGCCATCGACCAAATCGGTGTAGAAAAATATATGTCCAAGGAAGATTGGAACATGTTCTTCCAAGGAATTGACGGTTCGATGACCCTTTATGTTGATTCTGTTGAAAGGGTTTTCGCTAGAACTTCAACATCGTATAAAAAATATTCTCTCCCAGAGATAAATAATACTAGGGAGATGATGGAAATTATACATGAAGAACTCAAGCAAGAACATACTAATTTATAAGATAGGTAATCATATTACTGGAAAATGTTATATTGGATTTAGCTCCGAATATAGCCGTCGAAAATCTAAACACTTAACAGATTTAAAACTGAATCGACACCATTCCACGAAATTACAAAATTCGTGGAATAAGTACGGGAAGGATGCTTTCAAATTTGAAATTTTAGAAGAAGGAATAGAGTCTATTGAAATCGCTCAGTTGAAGGAAATAGAGACGGTTTCTAAATATGATTCATATGAAAATGGATACAACATGACTCCCGGAGGGGAGGGTATTCATGGACATTTTGGGGAAAAGCATTGGAATAGAGTGGAAATATATGTGTATTCTACACAGGGAGAATACATAAAAAGTTTTCCTACCTTACTTGAGGCTTTTCGGGAATTGAGCGGGGATAAAGATTCTCCAATATACCCTCAAATATCTCGTACAAGGGGATGGAATCTTTTTGAATCTAAGTGTATAATCAGTCGAAACCCTCTCACTAAAGGGGAAATGTGTAAGACCCATAGATATGATTTAAATGGAAAATATATCGACAGTTTCTATTCGGATATTTACGCTGAGCGTATCTTCGGTGGATGTGAACAAAATATTGCCCGTGCCATAAGAAGTAAAGGGACTTATAAAGGATATCAATGGAGACGAGAATTTTATGATAGTATAGATTCCAAGGAAGTAGCGTCAAAGGACACAACTAGAAAAGTACAAGGAAAACCAATTAATATGATTGATAAAGAAACAGGAGAGATTTTAAAAACGTATGATGTATTGGCGGATGCCATTCGAGAGTTTGGGTATTCTATTTCATCATGCGTCAGGGGGATAACCAAAACCGCATATGGATATAAGTGGAAATACGCCGATCTATCAGTAAAACACTAGCTTATAATTTGGGTATGATTAAACGATTTATTAGAGACTTAGAAGCAACTTGGGGATACACTTTAGATGAATTAATTGATATTGAGGAAAAAATGGAAGAGATTGCTCACGAGTATTATTGGATGGGATTCAAAGATGGTCATCAGGACAATCTTCCTAAAGTAGAACAACAATATGGAAAAAGAGAAGACCAAGGAGGTTGATGAAGTTTTAATTTCTATGAAAGAACGATATTTTCGGCTTTACGCCAAAGAGGATATTGGAAAAACACGAGAAATTACACATACATTAGATAGACTTGAAATAGAAATCCTCAAACGACAACAAGAATGATTATGTCATGGAGAACCTTTTTGCTGATCATATCAGCCGAACTTGTATTTCTTATAGTCGCATCAAGTATGATTATAAGTAATGTTAATGCTGAAAAGCACGATTTGAGAAAAAGTTCCACGATATATCATATGAATGATACGTATAGATCAGAAGGGGTGGTTGAATATCATGGTGGAAAATATTCTTCGGGACGAGACTTATCCTTTTACGATTTAAAAACAGGATTGAAAATCACCATTTCCCCACCATATAAAGTAATTAGCAATCAATGAAAGTTCCAACACATTTAGGAAGAGAATATAGACCCTTTGACATTTGGGGATGGCTTGTATTTGCAGCTTGGTTGACTATGACCTATTATTTTTTATCAAATGTAGGTAATGAAGTAGGCGGCTGGATTCGAGTATTGTGTGTGATTAGTTCTCTTATTATGCTCTGGGATTCTGGAGTTAGGGTCATGTTAGGTAGGTTATACCTAATCGTTTATCACGATACAGTTCTACGAAATATGTTTGAAATTAGTAGTGGTGGTAAGACATTTTTCGTTTGTTCTGAAAATGAAGATGAATTAGCATTATACATGGAATCATTCTATCCTAATTTGAAATACAATATCGTTGAGACACATGCCGTGGAATCATACTTAAAAAGAGAGGAATATAAATGAATAGATGGGATTTGATAGTGGAACAATTTGTAGGGGCGCACATGGCTCAGTTTGAAGACGGTGATTATGTTAGGTATGAGGATATGAAGAAGATGGAAGATGCTTTGAAAGAGATTATATTTATGTCTTCAGGCGTTGATGGTTTAGAACAGATTTTAATGGAGGCTAAGGAGGGATTATTGTGAAAATTATTAAAGGCGATTTACTTGAAAGTAAAGATTGGAATGTGGCGGCCCATAATGCGAACTCGTTAAAAACTTTTGGCGCTGGAATAGCTTTAGCCATTAAGAAAAAATGGCCTGAAGTCTATCAAGCAGATATCAACCATACGGGGAATAAACTTGGCAACTTTTCATTCTCCACACTACCAGATAATAGAGTATTTTTTAATCTATATGCTATGAATGGCATCGGGAATAATGGAAATCCTTTAAATAGAAATTGTTCATATGATGCTCTTTATGATGCGTTGTATAAAATGTGTGAGTATTTAGAATGTGATTTGTTTTGTACGACTATTATTGGAGTACCATTACTAGGGTGTGGACTCGCAGGTGGAGAATGGGTTATCGTTGAAGCAATTTTAAAAGATATTGAAAACAAGTTTGATGTAGAGTTCTACGTCTACGTCATTGATTAAACACTAAAATATAATACAGAAACATGAAAGTAAAAGACAAAAAAGCAGTTAAGAAGGTATATGACTTCGTTAAGAAATATGATGATAAAATTGTTAAGAAATCATTAGATTTAGGAAATGGGGTAAAGGGTAAAGTTGAGTATACCTTACTTTACGATGGTTGTGATTACGTATTCGTAGAGGATAGTAAGTATGTCAAATTAACATATCCGAAAGTATTCACTGATATTATGAAATTGTTCGGAGGAGTTGATGATTACCAATTTCCTTATGATTTGGTGGTTGATTTAGGAGTTGATGAAGTTAATAATCAGTTGGATACCTTAATTGAATTGGCGGATTTAGTGGATGATGGGGATTGGATTCAGTTTATGACCGAATGTGATTCATTTAATGAATTCTGGACCGAATTGGAAAAAGAGTTTGAAGACCCCAACGCTCCTCAACCAGTTGTAATTAATCTTAGTCGTGATTACGATGCTATCATCAAGAAAGGCAGCAACCTTGTTGAAGTGGGATGTCAACGTATCCCAATTGAAACGGTTCGTAAAATTGTCGAGTCTTATGATGCTCTATGAAGGTTTTAGACTTGATTAGTAAGAATAAGAAAAGCGCAGTCGATTATAAACCTCATGTCAAATTGAGGTTCTTTCAAAGAGTTGGTTATATCCTCACAGATGAGAAATATAACCAACTTCTTGAAGCTGTTAGAACAACTGGACGTTGCATCAGTAATAAAAAAGAAGATTCTTCCCTCTGGTCAGTTGACTTTGAGGGAGTTCGACTTAAAGTAGCGTATAAACCATTTGAGGGGAAAATTATAACTATATTGACATGAATTTAAACGTATTCGATAATGTAATCACAGGCTCTTACGATGATATGACGGAAGCTTGGGATAAAGCTGTGGGTGAGCTTGACTGTAGAGCGTGGAGATTAAACGGCGGTGGAACTACTGGAGAATGGTCACATTTTTCTATGTATGACTCAATACCCGAGGTCGGCGCTGGAGATTTTGATGAACTTTACAAGTATCCCGATTTTGAGGCTAATCCTTTGATTTGCGAAGGAGAGTTAGAAGTTGAGATTAGTGATTGGAATGGAGCTAAAACAACTCTAACCAATCCGAGAATCAATGATGTTTTTCGATTCTTCGCTAATAACCATGACGGTCATCATGGATTTATTGAAGGTGTTGACCTCAAGGATGGAAAATTAGTAATTTATAGTGGATCATGAGAGAAGTATTAGAAAGATTAAAAGTTCTTCAAGAAGAAGAAGCACTACTAACTAAACAATTAGTACCTTTTCTGGAAAAGTTTGGCGCTTATGCTTATAAGCATCTGGACTGTTTTCCTAATATCAGAGTTTCTGATAATGTTGTAGAGTTTGATTGTGCTGATGGGGGGTGGGGGAATTGGGATACTTACTGTGCCGCCGTATCTTGGGATTACTTTGATGACCCTGATGAGTATATCCGTAAGGATAAGATTCACAAGATTGAGGAAAAGGAGCGATTAGATAATGATTACAAAGAACGTCAGCGTCAAGCTGAGTTGAAGATGTTTGAGGAATTAAGGAAGAAATACGAATCATAAAACACTACGCTAAAATATCGGCATGAACTATTCAATTGATGTAGATGAATTTCAATCTTGGTTAGAAACTATGGGCTCTTATGCTTTAGATGACCTATTGAAATCTTTAGAAAATGGCAATTTGGACGCGGCCAAAGCACATGGTAAAAGGATTCAAATGATTGAATATATTGCGCCTTGGGTTGGTCTTAGGGGCGGCTATTTGGGTTTAAAAATGGCTGGCTACATACATGAGAATGATAAATCATAAAAACACTACGCTATAATACGACTATGAAATTAACCAAATCAGAAAACGCTGACGCCAATTATCTCGCGGTAATTGTAGAGGCTAAACAATTACGCGCCCACTCAAACGCAGACCGCTTACAGATTCTAACTGTATTCGGGAATGATTGTATTGTGGGATTGGATACAGTAGTAGGGGATAAGTTCTGCTACTTTCCTCTTGAATGTCAAATCTCTCCAAAGCTTTTAAGCTACTGTAATCTGTTCTCTGATCCAGTTCTTAATAGAGATGGTAAGAGTAAAGGATACTTCTCTGGCGGCGGTAATTCATCAGGACGAGTAAAAGCAGTTCGCCTAAGAGGTGAAAAGTCTGCTGGATTCTTGCTCAATCTTTCCACCTTAGCAGAGTTCTTAGAATGTTCTGTTAATGATTTAGAAGTTGGCACAGAGTTTGATACGGCGAATGGTGAGGAAATCTGTAAAAAGTATGTTCCTCATGTTCAACGTTCACAAGGAGCCAACGAATCAAGGGTAAAAGTTCCTAAGCAGGATTCAATTGTTCAGAGATTGCTACCTAATCAGTTTAGGTTCCATTACTCTACTCCTCATTTGGGAAGGAATAGTCACTTGGTTCATCCAAATGATATTATCACTATCACAGAGAAACTACATGGACAAAATGGAGTATTCTCAAATGTGTTAACACGTTCTATTCTATCTTGGAAAGATAAGATTTCTAAGTTCTTTGGAGTGAAAGTTGTGGAGAAGAACTATCAATTTATCTATTCCTCAAGAACAGTTGTAAAATCTGGTCGGGATGGTTCTATTGGTGAAGATCAATGGGGTATTCATGCTAAGGAACTTGAGAATAAACTTCCTCCGGGTTATACTGTTTATTCTGAATTGGTTGGATTTACTCCAAATGGCTCAGGGATTCAGAAAAAGTATGATTATTCTTGTGAACCTCTTACAAGCCAATCCAAGGTTTTTCGTATTACCTATACTGATCCAATCGGAGAAGTTCTTGAATTAGGATGGATGGATATTGTTAGATTCTGTGAGAAGTATAATCTTCAAACAGTTCCCTGTCACTATCATGGTAAGGCTGGAGATTTATTCTATCATTTGAGTGAACAAGCCGATGATTGGTCTGAACAATTTCTAAAGAAAGTAGAGGAGAAGTATCTTGATAAGAAATGTCCTCTTTGTAAGAATGATGTTTGGAATGAGGGAATAGTTTTAGCCATTGAGAACAGAATCAATCGTCCAGTCTTTAAATTTAAATCCTTTAATTTCCTTGAAAAGGAAGCCAAGGATCGTGATGCTGGAGAAGTTGAAAACGAAGAAAGTTAATTATGGACGACGGGGATTTTGATACTGATGATGAACCACTATTTGATTACAACTCCAAGTGGTATAATTCGGACTTTGCTGCCGATTTAGGTAAGGGGTTGTTGATTTTACTGATTTGTCTTGGTGTAGGAACTTGTACTATGCTGAGTAATTCAAGCTTTTAATAAAACACTAAAATATAATAAGAACACATGAAGAGACTACTAAACTTGATTAGAGGATTCTTTGGCCTTTTTGTAAAAGGGTTGGAGAAACGAAATCCCGAAGCTTTACTTGAACTGGAGAAAGAAAATCTCCGAAAACAGGTGGCTAATTTTAACACTGGCCTTGCAGATCATGCAGGACTCGTTGAAAGGCTTTTAGCTAAGGCAAAGAAACTGGATACAGAAGAGAATGACCTTAGACTTAAAATTAAGGCTCTGTTGACCGCAAATAAACGTGAGCTTGCTGCTCAATTAGCACTACGTTTACAGACTGTTGATAAAGAACATGATGAGGTTGTTGCACAATTAACTGAATCCGAAGCTCAATATAAAGAATTGACTAAGGCTAGAGATGTATCTGTTAAGGCCGCTAAAAACAAGATTGAAGAATTGAGTAGAGGTATCAGTGATCTAAAAGTTAAGAAAGTTGCGGCAGAATTAACAGAGATGGCTAATGGAATGATTTCTAACATTGGATCATCTGGGGATACTCTTAATAGATTGGCTGAACAGGTTGAGGAAGAACGTACTAGGGCATCAGGTCGATTGCGTGTAGCAAAAGATAGTGTAGACTTAGGAACTATTGCAAATCTGGAAGCTGAAGATAATGCTATGGCAGACATTGCCTTGGCACAGTTTGAATCGGAGTTGGGTTTGTCGTCACCCATGACAGAAACAGCTAAAGTTGATAAAGTGGGTGTTATGGGATAAAGTATATGAAAAAGTTATTAAACATTATTGTAGTCGCTCTTCTAACTTTCGGGTTGGCGGATGCTAAGATGGGTTCATCAAGTTCATCGAGTCGAAGTTCTCCTTCAAGAAGTTCTTCATCATCGGTTAGTAAACCATCATCACCATCTAAGAGTTCAAGTTGGTCAAAACCAAATACTTCTAAGCCGCAAACTTCAAGTAGACCTACATCAAATGTAGATACTGCTAAGTATAAGGCGGCAGTTCAATCTGGTAAGACCTTTGAAACGAGGGACTCCGCTATTAAGGACTTTAAAACATCAAAGGCTTCTACTTATACAAGTAAGTATTCATCTGAACCAGCTAAGCGTCCTGAACATATTCCCACTGATTATAAAGATTCATCAGGTAAAAGTTATAACATTACATATAACCAAGCTGGCGGTGGATATGGTTATTGGAATGGTGGTGGACCCGGACTTGGAACATTTATGCTTTATGATATGATGTCAGACCAGTTAATGATGAATCGTATGATGGAGAAGAACAACTACTATATTGGTGCGCCTCCTTCGAGTGGAACATCGAGTGGATTTATATGGGTGATGCTGATAATTACCCTAGTGATAGGGGTTGGGATAGTGGTAGTGATTTATAAAACTGTATAATATGACAATTCTTGAACATTTTGGAAAATCAAAGGTTGGCGATTTAATTAGAGTTAATGATGTTGACCTTCTAATTGAGTTGGACGATAGTAAAAAGACTCCTGATTTCCTTATTAAGGAGCGAAGAGCCCTAACAGAAGGCGACGGTGAATATATCATTTTGACACTGGATCATATCGGAACAGACTTAGAATATCTTTTAATTTGTAAAAGTTTTAAAGGTGCCTTTGATGTTCTTCTATACAAACAACCTGAATACTTCAAACCTGATAAAAGGTCAGTCCTTCAAAAGGGTGAAAATGATTGGTTGTTTGATTTCGAGAACTATCCTGCTGAAATCTACAGTGATGACATAACATTCATTCAAAAGGTACAAAATGGTCTTTTTGGTGATGTTTGTCTTGTTGAATGGGAAACCGAATCTAAGATTATTGACTATAAGCTTCTACTTATTGAAACTGGATTCTTCAACGATGGTGGTGGATGGGTTGAGTTTTATGAAGGAAGACAGATTTCTGATTCTGATGTTAGTTTTTAATTATTAAAATGAAATATACAAAACCTACATTCTTACAGACCATAAATGTTTCCGGTTCACTTCTAAAGAAAATCGAAGATAACGAGTATCAGAGATTACGAATGATAAAACACTAAGGTAAAATACGACCATGACATATCAAATTATTACTGACGAGAAGGCATTACTAGAATATATAGAATGGTTGCCGGATTGCGAAGAGCATGAACAATTTTATTTGACGCTTTTTGCTAGGCGAAAATACTGCCCTGATATTCCTTGGATAAAATCGGATAAGGCGCAACTATGTAGGAAAACTTCTAAAAAGGAATTTATTTTTGATAAAATAGCTCAGATGGAATGTAATCTCGGCGCATACAAAATGGGAGGAAATCCTGTTCCACAGGAATCATTAGCATTGTATATTTCTCCTAATCCTCGAAACTTATGGACTGCCACTGTTAGAAGTATTGGTCAATTAGCTAAGGTTTTGGAATGTTCTGGTAAAAACTCAAATCCTCATCAAGAGGTAATGTCAGAGATTCAAAGGTGTGTAGGAACTCGTAAGTTTGTCATGTTTGACATTGATGAAAAGAATGATACAACCCTTGAGTTCGTGATTAAGACAACTGATGGATTATGTGATATTGTTGAAACCAGAGGTGGTTATCATATCTTTGTTCATAAGGATAAGGTTGATAAAATTACAGATGAATTGTGGTACACTAAGATTGCTAAGTATGCGGACATGAAAGGTGATATAATGTCTTGTCCTTGTGGGACATATCAGGGAGGATGGTCGCCCCGCTTCATCCATAGATGTAAATAATTATGAAAATCGAAATTACAGATAAAGAATCCGCCTTGGCTTATGTGTTTCAGCTATTAGAAGATGTTGAAACTAAGTTCAATATCAATATTGAAAAACGGGAAGTTGAGGATGGATGGAGTGTCGGCATCCCATGTCAAACAGAAGGAGTATTAGATTATCTATACCAATTAGAGGAGGAATTAGCCAATATCGGTATTGGTTTTGACACAGGATATTATTTCAAGGATAGACGGAGAGATTGGGAATTGGACTTCAGTTTCTATTATGATAAAAAATTATGAAATTTATACGATATAGACAAAACTTTGCTCATGGTTATGGACAGTGGGAATATGCTGAAAAACCTTATTATGAGGAAGATTTCATCCAGACCCTACATGAGGAATATAATTGGTCCGATAAGTATCGAGGATGCGATATCGAAGATATTGAGCAACCTCCAAAAGAATGGATCGAATCTAAAATCACAGAAATTCAAAACAGGATTAAGTGGGCTACCGCACAACTCAATGATTATACCGAATATTTAGAAAATTATGAGCATGTTTGATAGATATAAAATCCTACACGGTCTACCTAACGTAGGTCAAAAAATAACCTTCATTAAGCCTACACCATCTTGGTTTACCAATGTGGAGGAAGACGCTAAACTCCTTATTCCCGGAAAGGAATATACGGTTAGAAAAACTCTGCTTAATTCATCTTCGACTTATGTTTGGTTGAAGGAGTTAGATAAAGAGGAGGAAGGTAGAGATTTACCTTTCTTCAACATGGCGAGTTTTAAGTGGGAAAAGCCTGAAATTGATATGAAAGATTTGGAAGGTTTTCATCTTAGGGACTTATTGACTCTCAACCGAACTTATGGTTGGGGCATCTTAAATTATAAGGGTAATCCTACTTTGATGACGGAAATTGATGATAAGGAAATTGTAACGAAAGCTTGGTTAGTGTATGAGTGAAGTACTTGATTTAAAAAGAACAGATGACGAGTGGATTAAATATAATTTAAAGTCGATAAGTAGTCGATTATCATATATAGAAAATATATTCAGAGAGGAAACTTTAACTTTCGAGGATATTGAGAAAGTCCGTGGGGAAATCGTTTCATTTCGTAGAATGGTGGATATGATTTTAGGGCAATATGGACTATGAACAGAATATTTTTAGTTAGACATGCTCAATCGGAAGCCAACGTAAATCCCTCCTTATACTCAAAACATAAAGATTGGGATATTGAACTCACTGAACAAGGTAAGGGTCAAGCAGAAGAAGCCGCCACTAAAATCTTAGAATTGTGGTATTCACAGTATGTAGGAGAAGCATCGTGGATGCCAAAGGAAAAATTTCATTACAATCTTTGGTATAGTCCATTTAAGAGAGCTACAGAAACCGCCAAACTTATCTGTAAAGGGTTGTATGTAATGGAGCCTATACATCTTAATAGTACCTATGAAAATCCTCTTTTGGTTGAAAGACAATGGGGTGAACTTAGAGATATTGTCGAACGTGGAGAAAAGACCGAAGATCATTTCAATTTCTTCTATCAACCTTTAGGTGGTGAATCCTTTATGAATTGCTATCAGAGAGTTGCTCTATTTCATGAACAATTACTGAGAAAGAAACATCACAACAATATCGTGGTAGCCCATGGAGAGTTTAATAAGCTTTATCTGATGTATTTGTTAGAATGGAGTATTGAAGAGTTTAATAAATGGAAACATCCACTAAACGGTGAAGTTCATATGTTAAACCAACATGGTAACAAATGGGAATTATCATCATTAACTCCTTTGAGAAGGAAATCATAAAACACTAAAATATAATAACAGTATGAAGTTTAAAACAATTAAAGAGTTTTTAGAATGGTTGCTTATTGATGATGAAATGGATTGGGCTGATGGTATGCCTTATGTGGCGGCATCGTTCGATCTATGGTCAATCAATGTGTACACAAGCAATAGAAAAAGTTTTGGGGATTCCACCAAAGTAGATTCTATTACTGGGACATTCTCTAATATCGTTCATCAACATTTTTTAGAATTAGCTTCGGAAAATTGCTGGAATATTAGTATTATTATCGAGGAGGAAATTCGATTTGATACATTTTACACTTTAAAGAATCCAAATGCTAATCCTGTTGCAGAAGAACAGGTAGTTAATATCATCGAGCTATAAATTGATTAATAAAATTTTGAGTTACTTTTGGACAGAAAAATGGGACCGTTTGAAGTGGTGGCTTAAACCTCGCCAAAAATGGCTGATTAAAAAAATTCCTAATCATTGGGAGGATAAAGATGTTCTAATTGAACTGGTATTGGAAGAGTGTCTTATTCATTTTATTGAAGATGAAAAAGGGTTACATACACTTCCAATGCATTTACTACCTGAGTTCGAAGAAGCATATAACTATCTTAGAATGGTAAGACCTAATCTTGAGAGAGAACTCAATGACGCTCAACCAAAGATGGTTGTAGATGATATGAGAAAGGTTGAGGAAAAGGAAGTCAATGGTATCAAGTTTAAAGTGTATACCATGAAATCCGTGGAAGAAGTTTATGGTATGCCTTACGCTGAAGCCTATAAGAGGTATAATGAATTGAGTAAACTTATCGAAGAAAAAGATAAATCGGTTCATGATTTGATTTACTCTAATAGGGAGTATCTTTGGTCTTAAAACACTAAGGTATAATGTAGGAATGTTAAAGTCAATTGGAAAGGTATCAGTAAGTCCCGGACGGATCGTTCTGGACGTATCCTATGATTTTATCGAATATTACAAATGGTTCATCCATCGTCATTTTTGGGTATTAACTCATTCTCCTAAGTTTGAAGCTCATATCAGTATCGCTTCTGATAGGTTTAACCCCGGTGTGGATTATAACAAAGCCCTGAAGTATCAGGGTAGGAAACTCTCATTCGATTATGAAGAGTTCATCCGAGTCGGCGGTAAAAAGAAAGGATTTTACCTATTTTGGGTAAAGGTATTTTCTGATGAAATTGATGAACTTAAACGAGATATTGGAGTCGTTGAACCTCCTACATATTTGGGACTTCACTTGAGCATTTGCCAAATCGGTAAGAGGGGTGTTGAGCCTAGTCAGTGGTGGCCAGACGTTATTAAACTATGAAAGCATACGGAATTAAACATCAAAAATCGAAGTTAGGTATTCATGATTCTGATAGATGTGGGTGTACTTTATGTAACAATAAGGATTGGTCTGTCGTCAAAGGAAGAGAACGTCTTAATGAGAAACTTATCGTTGCTGAAAATGAATTAGATATTCCCTCTGAAACGGAAGAGTTTGACGCATGGTTAGAAAACTTGTTATATGAAGAACAATTCTGGTTCTATGAGTAAAACACTAAGATAAAATGGAAACTGTACACAAAGCAAATTATAAAAAGAAAGTGGAGCATTACCTTGGATTCGGACAATATGAACTTATTCCAACTACAGTATGTAGGGGTGGAAAAGGATATTGCTCTAAGCGTCCTCCTCGTGGATATCTTCATAGGAATTGGAAATATGTTACATGTAAAAATTGTTTGAAACATGCACCTATCAAAAATAACTAATATGAAAAACATCATCATTCTAAAGGCGTGTAGCTACGCTGGAAAATCAACATTTGCTGAACTTATCAGTGAGCCTAAAATTATTGTCAGTGCTGATTTCTTTTATGAAAAAGAAGGAAGGTATGATTTTGATGCTACTAAGATTGGGCAAGCTCACGCTTCATGTAGAAAGGCGTTCGATGAAGCTTTAATTAATCCTGTCGTTCATAACATCGTAGTGGCTAACACCAACACAAAACCTTCAGATTATGAATATTATGTAAAAGAGGGGGAGAAAGTAGGAGCCAGAATTACTTACGTCATTCTGGAGAGAAGGCATGATAATAAAAATGACCACAACATTCCCGAACATGTTCTTGAACGCCAAGAAAACAACCTTAAACAAAATCTTAAATTACGATGAAACGACCAAAAAAGCCTGTATTTAATATAGTAAAACCTCTTGAATATTTCACAGATGATGTATACGTGCGAGAAATTGAATTGTTAGATTGTACTGAGATTGATATCACTCAATTTAAACCGGAGCATAAGTATAGATTAAATGTCGAGACGAGAGTTGACTACTGGGATGATATTCAATGGACCGCATCTATTTATGAGTATGAGGTAGGTAAGCGGAAAAATCCTCAATATGATTATGAGATGTTATCTTATAATATGTTTAAAGAGTAATATGACGCTGAATTAGCCCAATACAATATTGACATTTCTCTTTGGAATAATTTTAAGAAACAAGAGGGTTTGAAGAAAGCTGAAGCAGAGAATCGTAAAAAGGAAATCGCTGAGCGTAAGCTATTACAGGAATTGAAGAAAAAGTATGAAAAAGAAAATCAGAATCCCGAAGAATAGCTTCACGATTGAATACGGTAGCGAAAACTTAGCAGCTATTATTGAACAACTTATTAGGACATTTGGGTTCAATCTTGATGATTTAATGTTCGTAACAATATCAACTGATTATAATGATTGTTATTACGAATCTGATACTTCCGGTATTAAAGTGGAGTGGGGAGATATTCATTAAACACTGGCCTATAATAGGAACATGAACAAGACCTTATACTTTAGCTTTCTAGCTAAAAATAATATATCCGAAGCGAGAGAAGTTGTAGAAGCTATCGAGAAAAGAGTATACTTAATTGATAGACTTTTAGGTTCCGTTAGAGGTATGTCAGACGGGAAGTATAAAGATACACCCGAAGAGCTTATTGCTAATGTTGTAGATACCCTATTGTCTAATGGTCTTATTAACGTGTCTGAAGTGGAACCAATTCGATTAACACAGATCAAGGGATAATTAATATGAAGCTACCAAATCCTGAAGAGTTTACATACAAAGATTGTGTCATTGCTGGAGACGACTGTTGGTTAATCACTCCACAACATATTGGTTGTAAGTGGACTGATGAAAATGCTCGTTTTCGCTCATGTATCGTGAGAAAGAAGGATAATAAAGTCCTCTCACAATCATTACCTAAATTTAAAAATTGGCATGAAGACCCAGAGTTTCAACCTTGGGATCACTCTTGGCCTGTGGATGCTTATATCAAAAAGGATGGCTCCACGATTCTACTCTCTTATCAGAACCCTGAGTTTATTTTAAGAACTCGGGGAGTTGTATCGGTGTTTACCCAAGAAACAGGGGAAGAAGTTTATAAGCTTATAGAGTCCTATCCTAAGATTAAGGATTATGTTAGAGATGGTAAACATACTGTAGTATTCGAGCATACATCACCCAATCGAGTGATTGTGCTTCGAGAAGACACAATTCCAACCTTAACATTGTTGACTATAATTTGGAATGCGTCTGCTACGATGTTTACACAAGCACAAGTTGATGAATATGCTAAGGATTGGAATATTCCTCGTCCTAAAAAACTACATTACAACTCTGTCGAGGAATGTATTAATGATGTCAAGTATTGGACTCATGCTGAAGGGGTTGTTTTATACTCGCCTGATGGAAATACGTTGAAGAAAATTAAAAGTGACCCGTACTTAGCATCACACGCTCTGTGTACTGGTATGAGAAGTTTAGATAATGTAATTGATAAGTTTATGGTTTCTCCAAAGTTTACAAAATATTCAGATTTTTACAATCACGTCAAGGATACTCTCAGTTTTGAAGTGGCTGAAAAGATCAAGGATGATATTCTTAAAATCGTCGTAGCCTATTCCAAAATTGTAGAAGAGATTCATAATATCAAGATTTTCATTGCGCAATTGGAAGGAAAATCACGAAAAGATCAAGCTCTTGAAATCATTCAGCGGTGGGAAGGCTGGAAGAAATCATTTTCCTTTCTGGCACTTGACAATCGCCCAATTGATGATAAAATCGTCCGCAAAGCGTTAGAAGAAACAATTAAATGAAAATCTCATATACTACAACAGATTATCACCCGTTTCCGTTCCATATCCGTAAAATCTTAACAGAAGAACCTCAACCATGTCTTCATGAACAATGCTCTGAATGCGGGGGAACTGGTATAAAGAAAAATGGATTAGGAATGTGTGTTCACATGATTAGTTGCTCATGCCCAAAATGTACTCCAAGATGTTAAAAATACTTTGCGCTAATTATTGGGAGGGTCCATCCTTCATGTTGATTCGTCGTCTCAAAAGAGAAGGAGTTGAATCAGAACACAAGAATCTAATGGATGATAGAGAGTTCTTTCTAAAACATAAAGTGATGTCATGCCCTGTTCTTCTTGTATTTGAAGACGATGTAGAAGTTGATAGAATCAAGGGGATGGATGACATCATTTCTAATTTAAAAAATGTATAAGATTTTAAAACACGCCTATAATGATAGGCATAAGCTTTTCTTCAGTTCGGATTGGCATATTTTTCATGACCCTTCTTGGGAAGTTCCAATTTGGAAACAACGTGGATATAATTCAGTAGGTGAAGCTAACCAAGGGACATTGAATAAAATCAATGAGAAGGTTCCTGAAAATGCGACAATTTATTACCTCGGGGACGGATTTCTTAACACTACAGATGACAAGGTATTAGAATGGCTATCACAGATTAAGTGTAAAGATATTAGGTATATTTGGGGGAATCATTGCTCGAACATGTATCGCCTTTATAAACAAGAAGTACTCAGGCAATACAACTTAACTGATGTTGAGGTATATCCTCTAAAGATGGGTAATATCACGTTCCTCGGAAATCATTTAGAGATTCAAGTAGGAAAGAAAGTGATTGTTATGAATCATTTTCCTTTAAAAATTTGGCACCGTAATAATAGGGGAAGTTGGAACTTATCCGCCCATTCCCACAACAGCGATATCGAACGATTACCTTCTCATCCAATTGGAAAAGGTTTAGATGTTGGTATTGATTGTGGACATGTTTGGGGGTGGGACGAATTGGAAGATGTTATGTCAACAAAGACGATCTTCATATCTGACCATCATGATGCGAACTTATGACAGAAAATGAAATAGACACAAAGGAAAAGGACATCAATGATCGAATCGAAAAGATTCAGCAAGAGATTTCAAAATACACCTTGACAAAGGACTGCTCAGGTGCTACAATTAAGCATCTGGAACGACAGTTGAACAACATTAAAAAAGAAATTAGCGATTTAGAAGACATGATAATGGTAGAGGATTTTTTACAATATGGATGTGGTGGAAAGGACCCAGAATAATCTTATGAATATGAATAATAAAGTGAGTTGTGAGCCCTGTTGTGAGCCCCCATCAGAGTTAGTGGATGTTGATAATGAATTGAAGCGATATGGATATACCCTTGATGAAACGTGGAAAAGTATAAGTGCGCTGAGAGAGAAGCTGGAGAATGTTTTAATTTATCGAATTGGATTTACTCTTAATTCGTTCCCTAAAGCTTCGGGTTCAGTATTGGGAGTTTCTCTATATGAGAAAAATCAAAGCCTTATGGCTTTAAACACATTTATTAGTGATTTGGTAGAGATGGTTGATGTTCCAAAATAATCTTATGAAAAACAATAGAAAAAATAAAAAAGCAGGACGGAAAAACAAACAATGGTTTAAAAATCCCGATCAGTTGAAACACCCCAAGGTGTTTACCTTGAAGATGGTGAGAATGCCGGATAAAAGTTTTCACATCATTGGCGGGGAAACAAAAGTATTCATCCAAAAGAATGGAGTATCAGGCGAATGGTATAATTGTGATACCAGAGATTTTGGAGTAGAGTTGAGGAATTCTCCTATCTATACTCGCTAAAATAACACATAGGAACTACACGGGTTATCTAAATTGTCTCCCGTGTAGTTTTCTATATTTTGCTCCACAATTCGGGCTACAAAAAATTTTTAATCGACAGGGGTCATATTTATGCCAAAAGGACTCACCACATTGCTTACAAAAATGCTCTATGATTTTACAAGATTTCTTTCGGCATTCTTCACTACAAAACTTACCGCCAACACCGGGTCTGCATATTTTATAGTCAAATTCTAGCCCACATTCTTGACAAGTGTATTGGAGTAGGTAATTAGTTCTAATAGCGTCGAATTGGCACTGTTTGGAACAATACTTACGTTTAGTTGCTTTATATGAACCGACATTGAAGGGGGTTAGACATTGAGGACAAGTGACAGAGGTACTGCTATTCTTACGCATGTACTGGGACCAACATCTTCGATTACAAAACTTTGCCTCTCTTGAAATACACTTACTATTAACTTTTCCACAGTTTAAACAGTCGAATTGGATGTGTTTATATAACCTTCGCCGCAACCAACCGTATAGTTTGTTGTTCGTTCGGTAGTCTCTGTGATGCTTGCTGCCCCCGGACATAATATTGACTGCCAACACTAAATGATAGTTGTCGGGATAGATTTTAACCAAAAGTTGGTGTATCACGAAGTGTTCCTCTGGAGTTAATCTTACCAAGTTTAACTCTTCATCTGAGCCATTCACACATCTTGGAATAATATGATGTTTTTCAGTGTAACTTTCGGGGATCGGCCTATTTTGGGCGCGTTCGATAATATTATCGTGTATTTTTTGATAGTTCATTGTGGTAATAATATTTAATCAAATTGATTAATTTTTGATAAATAATCATACTTCGCCATTGTTCCCGCTTAGTTCATTGTGGTGATTTATTAATGCGGGCGATGGTGAGTATTTTCAATCATAAAACACTAAAATATAATAATCACGATGAAACAAAACAAAACAAACGAAAACAGTTGGAATCAATATAAACGAAAAGGCTTATCGGAAATGCGTCCCTATGTAGTGGGGGAAGATGTGACAGGAGTTAGTATCTCCCAAGCGGACCTTGATAATGGTTCTCCGAAAGAGGGAGATATGATTGCTCGAAATCCGAATAATAACGAAGATCAATGGCTTGTCGCTAAGAAGTATTTCGAGGATAATCTTGAACTAGCTTAATTTGAGATTGGTTTATAAACTTTAAAATAGATTAAGTAGGTTGGCCTGAAGGCAGCAATCCTTTAATAAGTGACGAATGTACAACAAGAAAGTAATCTGGCATAGGATGAAATCGGTAGAGTACTTAGGGGAAACGGCGTGAGTTTATTATATTTGGTCCCCTTAGCAAAAGGGAGTTAATGAATCATATAGTTATGCGGAAAAATGATTTAGATGTATAATAAGACCCTCAGAGTCTTTAGCGTAAAAGCAAGCTTTCTCTATCTTAAAAAGAAAACATGTCGATTCCGGTGCCAGCGGGAACGAATAAAAACATGCCGTAAAAGTCGGTAGCTGGTTCCACTTTCCATAAAACACTAAAATAACATAGCACCATGAACGAAGATTGGGATTTAGTTTCATCCTTGAAACATGAGAATAATGAGTTGAAAGCTCGGAATAAACAACTATATTATTTCTTAGATGAAATCAAGTCTGATGTTCAGTGGGAACATGGATTCAACAGTCCCGTTTATGAAAAAATTAAAAAGTTTTTAGATGAGAACGAAGATTGAGTTTTTAAAAAGTTGGGACGACGCATGTTATTCTGTTCCTGCTATCTGTGTTAATTTGGATAGGATAATCCAGTATGGTCGCGATAATGAAAAGAATAAAAACAACTTAATGTATATCAAGGCTAAGATTAAAGAATTGACGAATACTCCAACAGATAGCCCTGAAGTAAGGGTATTGAGGTATCTTGGAATTAATGAAAATGATATATATTTATTACTTGCCAGAGTAGAGAGAACTTTAAAAAGATTAGCATAAAAATGAACACATCAAATATTGAAATTGAACCTTGCCAAGATTGGGAACCAGAATGGTTTACAATTCGTATAACTCCTTGGTCAAGATGGTATGGGGACTATGGATGGGTTTACTCTACGGATGAGGATCATTGGTATGATATTAGTGCCGAAACCATTGAAGAGTTGTATGAAAAAGTAGCTCAAGAGTATAATAAGTGGATTACTCAGGTTGAATTAAGCTCTAAGAAATACAGCGGAGAAGCATATCATATTGATAACAATGGTTTGAAATTTTCCACTATTTATAAACCCGTTGAAGCCTTATCACTCGATAAATTAAAATCTACCAACGCTTATCGGGAAATCGGAGCTTATAAGGATAAGGTTATAGCTGAGCAAAAAAAGAAGGAAGAGGAAGATAGAAAACGACGCGAACTGTATCAACAACAAGAACAGGAACGTCGGGACAAAGAAGAGTTTCTCCGTTTATCTAAAAAGTTTGGAAAATCATGAATATTCTTGAAGCATTAGAAACACTTAAAGAGTGGGGAGATTTTACAGATACCCCAGAGTTCATCGAAAGATTTTGTCCTTGTGCTTGGATTCTAACACATGTATCATGGGATTCTGAAAACATGAGATTTGTTTATATCCTTGATTGTGGACAGCATGTTGCTGATTCTGTAAAGATTGAGGAATGGCTTGAGTTTTTAAATGATAAAACACTAAAATAAAATAAGAGTATGACAACGATTGAAAAACTGGCCGATCTAAAGGCTCTATTACTAGAAGAGACTCTAAATGATGATAGGTTTTCTCGCTATGAGAAGTTGACGATAATTGAAGAAAATAATCTTTGGGAAACTGCAAGTTGGATTCAACATCCATTCCAAAATGGTCCCTATGGAAAGGCTTTTCTTGAGGAATTAAAGGCTAATCCTGAAGAGAATGGATATGTCTGTACCATTATGGATGAACCTATGTTTGAGGTTGAACATCGTGGGGAAACCGTTAGCCTTAGTTGGTTCTTTGAGGAAGATCATCCAGAAGGTTTCAATACCCCAGAAGAATACGAAGAGTTTCTTAATTCAAAAACTGTTATCTTGGTGAGTCGCGGAAGACCAGTCCGTAAAATGGAAATTACACACCGAGAGTTATTGGATTATCTTTGGAATTGGGCCTTAACTAACAAGTGTTGTGCTTGGAAGTTTGATTGGTAAAACACTAAAATATAGTACGAGCATATGAATGCTGAAGAATTAAGGGAACAATTTGACGAAATGATGAAGAATACTACTGATGAAGAGTTGATTGCGGAGTTTTCAGAATTAGGGTTAACACCTATTGATAATTCAATCTTCATGCTATTTCCAAAACGTGGATTTGGAATCTGGGCATTTGATGACGCAGATCGAAACCTAAGACAAGAACCATTTGTAGGTGATACAAACAGGCTTATTGATGATATGGTTTTAGAAGCTGGTGGAAATCCTATTGATGGACTTCATATCGCTTTGCTATTCTCTGCTAATCCTTTTCCTGATCATCATTGTGAGTTGAATCTAACAGAGACAAAGCCATCTGGTTCAACATATTACTCTGAAAAGTATAATCGTTATCCTTGGCTATGTCCAGCATTTTACAAATACTTTGATGCTGCTCCAGAACAACTATACGGAAAGGTAGAACTATGAGTAAAAAATTAATCGAAAAAGAGATAGACCGAGTCTATTTTGATGATGATATTGATACTATCATCGAAATGCTCCAAGGTTTTAAAGAAAAGTATAAGGATTGTGAGGGGGTTCGTATCGAGCAAGAATCAACCTATGAAGGAGGATATTACCATAATCTTGTTGTGACTCGAATGGAAACTGATAAAGAATATTTTGATAGAACCAACTACGAGACAAAGAGAGAAGCTGAACTCAAGGAGATGAGGCTTCGACAATACGAAACTCTGAAAAAAGAGTTTGGAGAGTATTGATAAAACACTACGGTATACTAAATACTCAACGAAGACTTTCAAATCCAGCTAAAATGATCATATTTTTTGGTAATACGCGATCATTACTTCGGATTTAATTAATTTGACTCAGCTAAGAATAAGATATTAATTTAAACACATCAAAAACCTTATTCACTTCGAGTCGCTAACTTTCACGCCCAGCTAAGACAATCATATTACTAAGCAAAACAAAAACGATTGTCACATCGGGCCATAATTTAAACCTCCAGCTAAGACAGGGATATTCTTTTAAAATAACTCCCCTGTCGCTTCGGAGGTTTTTTATTTTTAAAACACTAAGATACAATTGAAACATGAGAATATCAGATAATAAATACTACATCGCAGAAGGAAAACTTGGATTTGACTTGTCTTATGCCACTGCCAATGCTATGGTTTTGGAACTTGCAGCATATAATATTAAAGTTGAAAAGAGCCTAATTAACAGGATTTCAACCTTGGATATACATACTGCTAAAAGCTTCTGTAATAGTATCCTAAAGGATTACACTGTAGGCAAACTAAATCCGCCTCTGTTCCAAGATTGGGAGAAACGTACATTCTTCAGCTTTGATGAAGTTGTTTGTCAGATTTTAGGATACATCTTTCAGATTTCAGGTCGTGATCTTCAAGACCCTGATTATATGGATGATGTTCTATCCAAGGTTCGCTTTGATAAAGCAATTACTGTCACTTTAGCTACTCAAGAAGAAGCTAAAGCTAAGTTTTTAGAATTGGTTGATGTTAAAGTCGCCTTGGATAAGAAAGGTCAGGAAAACCTCAAAGAAGCAGGTAAGCAATTTTGGGATATCGCTAAGTTCTCCAATCGGATTTATAGCGATGAAGCACGAATTGCAGTCCTCTTAGGAGCATCAGAAAGAGTGGGTATTTTAGAAGCATTATCATCCCTTAAATGTAAGGCATCAGACGTTCTTAGATATGCTGCGGCACTTAACGACTTTACATCTGTTAAGCTTCCGAGTGATGTTATCTACGCTAAGCTTACTTGGGCTCAGCGTACATCATTGCTTAATTACCTCAACTCCTATTTCGATTATGATGAATTGATGGAAGCTATGGGCCAAAATAGAGAAGCATGGACACGCTTCTTTAAGCACTTACACTTATTCAATCAGAAGGATTTCGTAAATCGTTATCCTATCGTTGGACTTTCCGCAAGGATTTCACAAGGTTTTAATCAGGACTCTATTCCTGTGAAGTATAATGATACTTTTGTGAAGTTGTTAGACGATTCTGTAATCGAATTGCTCTCAACTGGAAACACTGCTTATCGAACCTTTGCATCAAGAGTGGATACCGCCATTAAAGAAAAAGACTTTAGTAAGATGAGTAAGCTATTCGCAAATAATGGTGGATACCTGCTCCGAAACATTGGTCACATTTCTAATGGAGTTAAAAAGACCGATGAAGGGAAGTTTGTAGAACTTGTTAGAAGTAAATTGCAGAATGCCAGCGTAGATGTATTATTCTCTATCCTTAGTATTAACATTGACGCTAAGTTCCGAGTTATTGATATCAAGGGTAATACTGTTGTTGAACCAGCATCATATTCTCCTACTATTAGGCATATTCAAGGTGATATCGAACGTGAAATCTATCGCCGATGGGGTTATGATGGTCAGGTAATTGTATCAGATGATCTTGATAACAATATCGTGCCATTCCTCTCAAAGAATAGCAACTTAGCAAGAGGTAGTAGAATTCCCTTCGGAAGTAAGGATTATCTATACTTCTTCATGCACTGGGTTCAATCTTCTTATAGAACTGACTTGGATCACAGTTATATCGCTTTTGATTCTAATTGGAATACACAGGTTGTATATTTCGGGCATCAAGCTAATCAATATCTAACTCATGGTGGAGATATTACTAATGCTCCTGCACCGCATGGAGCAAGTGAATACGGAATGATCAGGATTAAAGATATTCCCAAGAATATCAAGTATATTGCTCCTGTCATCAATGTCTATACTGGAGATAACTTTAAGGCTCTAAAAGAAGCTTATGCGGGATTTATGTTCTCTGATTCGACTACATTTAAAGTTGAACGTGACTTTACTCGATATGATCTAACTGAACCGGCAATGTCGAACATTCCCTTCATTGTAGATGTAGAAAATCGTGAAATTGTTGTTCTTGATTTCAATAATCGTGTAGCTCATGGATGCACCGCACACTCTGAAATCGGAAATATCAAGAATCTCATCTCTGCCGTCAATGATAAGAATTACATTACTATTGGTAAGTTGGCTAAGATTCTATCTGGTGATTCCAGTGCTGTATCATTAGAGATTCGCAAAAATCCTCGTCGTGAGGATGAAGTTTCTCCAGAGAATCTGGTGAACATTATCAAATAAACACTACCATATTATAACAATCATGCGTCAACATATTCACTGGCAATCTACTGCCGAACTACCTTACATCCTTAATCTGGATGAGTTATTCACACCTATTCAAACGGGAGTATTACTACCTTATAAGAGGATGCTATTCCACGGAGGAGAGCCTCAAATTACCTTAAATAAGGTTGAGCCATTCTCTGAGCTAATTATTACACAAAGATACAACACTGTTGCAGATTTGTTTGATATTGTATTGGCGGTGAATGCTGCTCGAATCATGGGATTTAAAACAATTAAGTTAGTTTTGCCATACTTTCCAGCAGCACGACAAGATCGTGTATGTAATGAGGGGGAACCTCTAACAATTAAGGTATTCGCTGATATTATCAATTCCTGTAATTTCGAGGAAGTTGTCATCCTATGTCCTCATAGTGAAGTCACGCCAGCTTTGATTAATAATGTTAAGGTTCTCGATGAATTAGATTATGTTCTACAAACAGTCCAAGATAATATAAATGGAAGACACTTCAATATTGTTTGTCCTGATGCGGGGGCAGGAAAGAGAGTGGGGAAGATTGTTCAATATCTAGCTCACAACAATGGTCATGTAACATTTAATCTAATTAGGTGCGAGAAGGTCCGTGATGTTAAGACGGGGGAACTTAAAGAGTTCTTTGTTCAAAGTGATGACCTTGGAGGTTATCCCACATTAATCTGTGATGACATCCTATCAATGGGTGGAACATTCGTCGGACTTGGTAATAAACTTAAAGAGAAGAATTGTGGGAAGCTTATGTTGTTTACCGCTCATGCGGATTGCGTCATAGGTGTTCAAAACATGATTACATTCTTTGATCATGTTTATACGACCAACTCTAAGCGTGATTACGACCAATATCACTACACCTTTGAGAATAAATTAACCTGTTATAAAATTACTCTATGAAATTAAAAGAAGAAAAGGATATTCCACAAGATTGGAAAGTATTAACTGTTCGTAAAAAGACCACTGTAAAGATTCGTCCCTGTAATGGGGTTGAACGATTTAAGGTATCTTGGGCGGATCATGACTTAGTAAGTGATCCTGAAAAGGATTTAATTGTCATTGCAAATGATGGACGAGAATATCCCCATAAAAAGGACATCTTTAAGGAAGTCTACGAATGGACCAGTGATAATACCTTGATGGTACCATCTATTAGAGAGTATCGAAAGAAAGGCACTAATCGTATCGTTGAAATCCCTGAAGGAACGGAACCATTTGAAGTTGAGACACTTGAGGGAGTGGTAGGTGATGTATCCTTTCCTGATTATGTTGTAATTGGGGCTAAGGGCGAATTATATGTAAACACCCGAGATTTCGTGGAGACGAACTTAGAGATTCTATGAGGCTATATAAAAGTCATTTATTGGGTGCCACGATGGATTTAACCCAAAAACGTATCTATTTTTGGGGAGGTATATTTTCTCAATGGGACATCTGTGATATTTCTTGGACTTCTCCGGGCAACCACATATACATCTTTAATTGTGCTGAACAAGCTATGATGTATAGAAAAGCGTTACTCTTCAATGACGAAGATGCCGCTGAAAGGGTTCTATTAACTAAAGACCCAAGGGATCAAAAAGCCATTGGTAGAACCATTAAGAACTACAACGATCAAACTTGGAATCTCTTCAAGTTTGATATTGTTAGAGAAAATAACTTTCTAAAGTTTTCTCAGAATCCCGGATGGAAGGAATTGTTGATTTATACTGATGGGTATGAATTAGTGGAGGCATCTCCTTATGATAAAATCTGGGGAATTGGCTTAGGAGAGGATAACCCACATACATTGGATAAAACTAAATGGAATGGTCAAAATCTTTTAGGTAAAGCCATCATGGAAGCACGGGAAGATATCATTAACTCACTATGAAGCACTTTTATCGGGTTTGCAATCCGGGTTCACAACAAGGTCTTTGGTATGACTATGAAGGCAAGTTCATCGGACTTATTCATGATGAATTTTCCTTCTGCTCCAACAGCGAGTTGGAAATGCCTTATGATAATGAACTAATCGGTTGGTTATCTGCCACTGATAGTTTGGAGAGTCTTTGGAATTGGTTCACTGAAGAAGACATTAAACAACTACAAAATCATGGTTGGTATATCCACAAGTATGAAGTATCAGCCTATAAGTTCTATGACAAGTTTCAACACTACGTCATCTGTCAAAATACCAGTAAGGTTGTTGACAAAATCATCCTTTAAACACTAAAATATAATACACATATATGAAACACACACTGCCTATGCTGATGGTTGATGGTTATAAAATTGATCATCGTCGTCAATATCCTGATAATTGTACTCTTGTCTTTTCTAATGCTACTGCTCGTGGAACGCGAGTAGCTGGACTTGATAAAGTTGTCTTTTTCGGACTTCAATACTTTATCAAGAATTACTTGATTGATGATTGGAATGAAAACTTCTTCTCTAAGGATGTCGAAGCCCTTGTAGAAGAATATAATCTAACTAATACATGCTATCTTGGTCCTAACCAAATTGGTGAACAACATGTTCGTGATCTTCACGCTCTTGGTCATCTACCTCTTGAAATCTGGGCCTTACCTGAAGGTTCTAATGTAGATTTGCGAGTTCCTATGATGGTTGTGTATAATACAGATGCTCGATTCTTCTGGTTGACCAATCTCATTGAAACCATTCTTTCTACTACAGTTTGGTTGCCATGCACAAGTGCTACTACAGCTTTGATGTATCGTAAGATTTTCAACAAGTATGCTGATGTCACTAATCCTGAAATGAAGGATTTTGTTCCTTGGCAAGGTCATGATTTTAGTTTCCGTGGACATAGTTCTTATGAATCAGCACAAACAAGTGCTGCTGCTCACTTACTAAGTTTTACTGGAACTGATACTGTTCCTGCTATTGGATTCCTACGTCATTTCTATAATGCAAATCCTCAAAAGGAACTTGTAGGTGGTAGTGTCGCAGCATCCGAACACTCCGTAGCCTGTATGGGATCAACTTATGATGAGAATGGTAATGCTGATGATTTCGCTTACTTTAAGCGTATGATCACAGAAGTTTATCCTTCTGGAATTGTAAGTTTGGTTTCTGACACCTTTGATTTCTGGAAAGTTATCAATCCTGATGGTGGCATCCTTGCTATTCTAAAGGATCAAATCATGTCCCGTGATGGTAAGGTTGTAATTCGTCCTGATAGTGGTGATCCAGTTAAGATTGTTACTGGATATGTAGATGGGGTAGATGGATATATCGCAACTAAAGATAGTTACGGCGATCTATTGGATGAACCAGTATTTATTGCAAATAAAGATCCTCATGGTATTAAACGAATTCCTATTAGTTCTCCAGAATATAAAGGTCTTATTCAATGCTTGTGGGAAATCTTCGGAGGAACTGTAAGTTCTACTGGATTTAAACAACTTGATAGTCACATTGGAGCAATCTACGGTGACAGTATTACATTGGAACGTGCCACACAAATATGTGAACGTCTAATGGCTAAGGGATTTGCTTCCACTAATCTTGTTTATGGTATTGGTAGCTTCACCTATCAAGGTGCTGTCACCAAGGATGCTATTGTAACCCGTGATACTCATGGATTTGCGGTTAAGTCAACTTATGGTGAAGTTCTTGTTGATGGTGAAGTTAAAGGCATTGAAATCTTTAAAGACCCTATCACTGATGATGGATTGAAGAAATCCGCCAAGGGACTTACGGCTGTATATGAAGTTGATGGAGGATTTACAATGAAGGATCAAGCTTCTTGGGATGATGTTCACAACTGTGCATTTGTTAATGTATTTTCCAATGGGACACTTACAAAGGATTGGAAATTATCCGAGATTCGTGAGCGGGTAGCTAAAAGTTTCTAATGAAACCATTTCACAAAATATTAAAAATTAAGCAAACTCATTTCGTAGATGGGTGGGCTAAGTTTGATGAAACTACTTACTACGAACTAAGTCAAGCATGTGGTATGGGATGTTCTATCAAAACAGAGCAAGGTTCTTATCTTAGGGCTATAAACATTCTGTTTGAATATCCCGACCTCATGTGCTTTGGTAAAGCTAGTGAAGAAGGTGTTATCGTCATTGAGGGAATCACAGGATTTCCTAGTGATGATATTTGTGTTAGATTTCTAAATCACGCATTTGAAAAAGCCACCAGAAAGAGGATTGGTAGAGATTACATTTTTATCGAGTTTTAATTTATAAAACACTGAAATATAATAACGATATGAAACAAATTAAATTGATTCCGGTTGAAAAGGAGCCCATTAAAAACAAATACATTATACTTGTAAAGTTTATGCATGGCGATGCTGACGGGTATACTGAGCAAGAATATGAGTGTGATGATGAGAATGATCTACGACGGATCGTAGATAAATTAGATAACATTCCACAAGTACCTGCCGAGGGCGGTGATGAAGATGTGTATGACGCTTGGGAACTTGATACTTTCAATTCTGATGATTTTATTCCTTATGATCAAACCGGATACGACTGTAAGGCATCTTATGATAGATATGAAGCGTTTTACCATGATGAGAATGGTGTAGAGTTTCGAGTTGAATTGGAATGAATCTAAATTAGCTATGATGAGCAATGAAGATATGCTACAGTCGTTCATAGAGTTCTTAAACCAACATGAGCGATTTTCTTTACGAGTTGAAGAGAGGACTAATCATTCATCCAATGATTACTTTAGAGATTTATATGATTGGGAAGAGGGATAACTAATTGAGGAGTTTTTGGAGTGGTTATGAAGCCTCTCTACAATAATATAAATCTATGGTGGATTAGAACATTGTTTAAACTCAGACATGATGGATTCATCTCTTTCCAGAAAATGTATCCCAATTATCCATCATTTTGGATGACCCGTCAAGAACACATTAGACTGCATATTAGATTATATCGAAATGAAACGTAAATATGGTAGAACTTATCATCTTCCTTGGTCAGAAGGTGTAACATCTGATGATAAGATCATCGAATCTTTTGATGGTTTTATCGGACGAGAGGTAATAGTTAGCATTAAGATGGATGGTGAAAACACCAGTATAGCTAAAAATTACACTCATGCTCGTTCATTAGATAGTCGTCATCATTGGTCGAGAAGTCGTATTAAAGAATTACACGGAAGGATTGGATGGGCGTTACCTGATGATTTGATCATCTGTGGAGAGAATATGCTGGCGACTCATTCAATCAAGTACTTCAATCTTCTTGATTACTTCTATGTCTTTAACATCTGGGAAAAAGATACATGCTTATCATGGCATAAGACTACTGAGTATTGTGAAATCCTTGGATTGGTTACGGTTCCAGTTTTATATAGAGGTCTTTGGAATGAAGGTTATATCAAAGACCTTACTATTGACTTAGAACAGGATGAAGGATATGTTGTACGTGTTGCTGATTGTCTTGAGAGAAAGGACTTCGGTAAGAAAGTTGCTAAGTTTGTCCGAAAGGGTCATGTTCAAGAAAGTTCTGAACATTGGATGAATAAACCAGAGACAGAAATTAATCTATTAAACACTACACTATAATCATAATATGAGAGAGTTTAAGTTTAGAAATTGGTGTGTATTGGGTGGTAAGGGCTCATTCATATACTTTACTTTAGAAGACGCTGGCGAATACAATTGGGATATTTTTGACGAATATGTAATCACTAATCAATTCACCGGACTTCTCGATAAGAACGGTGAGGAGATTTATGAGGGTGATATTTTAGAACTGACCGATGGGGGATATGTAGAGTTTGATTTAAGATTACTACAGTTTGGAATTAATATTCCCGGTGCCAGATGGTTTGGATTGAGTGAACTATTAGAATGGCATATTCGTTCCGTTGTTGGAAACATTTACGAAAATCCAAAACTATTAAACACTACAGTACAATCGGATCATGAACCTGTTTTATCTTGATGAAGATTTTAAGAAAAATGCTGAGTATCATGTAGATTCACATTGTTCAAAAATGATTCTTGAAAGCGCACAATTATTATCGACCGCATTTCAATTACAAGGTATTGGATCCCCATATAAATTAAGTCATAAAAACCACCCAACTTCGATTTGGTGTCGTGAAAGTCGTGAAAACTTTTTATGGGCGTGTGATTATAACGATGCTCTATCACAAGAGTTCTTTTATAGATTTAATAATACTCATAAAAGTACAACAGTGATGCTTTTTGCTCGACATAATATTGAGAAGTTGACATTTCCTAAAGTAGGATTAACTCCTTTTGCCTTAGCAATGCCTGATCAATATAAAACATCTTGTCCTATCCAATCATATCGAAATTACTATCGAGCGGAAAAACAACATCTATTCAAGTGGACACTTAGAGATAAACCAGAATGGCTATGACACATAGAGATAAAGTTTTGAGTATTATTGATAAGAATTATAATCTCGATGATATCACCAAGGAGTTAATTCTCGCGGATGATGAAAATCAATATGATGATAATGGGGTTTGTCTTTGGTGGGAGGTGTATGGAATAGATGGAGGGTATTATAAGGTTTGGGGACAGGATAATGAACTTGATAACCAGTGTGTCAAAGTTCATAAAAGAATTAGAATGGAGCCAGTAACATATTGGGATGAATTATGAAAAAGAGAGAACTGACAAAAGAACAGAGAGAGAAGTATGAAAAGGCAGCAAAAACTTTGATCCAAAATAAAAAAGATTGTGAAGGATTTGAGTTTATTGAAGAAGGTGATTCTCCAGCTAAAAGGGCAGCACTTAAAGAATTTCTTGGAAAACATTCAGATGAAAAACAATAAACTAAACAGCGTATTAGGAATCGCGTTAATCTCCGCATTAACTTATATGCTTATGGAGGTTTTTAAATCTAAGTGGGAAAACACCTTACGACAGTCAGCGGGAGAATCTGTTTACGAACGACTTAAACGATAAAACACTACGTTATAATATGTTCATGCTTCGACATTACAAAAACTCTTATGGTATTGAAATTATGATGACTGATTGTGGTTGTTATGTAGAAGACCCTTATATCTGTGATGATTTAGGAGAACCTAAAGGTCAATGTCAGATGTGTGGATCAAAATGGTATGAACATACTTTAGATGTTTTACCTTTGAAGGAACAAGAATCAGCAAAACAAATACAAGAAAATGAGACATAAACTATATGGAGTCTGGTGCGTGATTAGAGCAATCTTTAGGGATTTGATCTATCGACCATTGAAGAGCCTTTTAAAACGATAAAACACTAAAATAAAATTACACCACAATGAAATTGAAATTTGATAATTCCCCTACTATCACTTCGGAAGATATGGTAGTATCACAAATGGGGCTTGCTGAAGAAAGTACAGAGCTATTCACATACTATCTTCGCTCGAAGATTTACGAAAATAAGGTATTAGCACCTATCAGAGAGTACATCTGTAATGCTATTGATGAGCATCTGAAGTATAATATCTCGGAACCAGTAAAGGTTGATATTACTAAAGAAGGTAATCAACTCGTATGGAGTGTTAGAGATTATGCCAAAGGTTTAAGTGATGAAGATGTCCGAAACATTTTCGGAATGTATGGTCGAAGCACTAAACGTGATTCTAATACTCAAGTGGGTATGTATGGTCTGGGTAGTAAGTCAGCAATGGCATACACTGATACATTCTATGTTTCAAGTTATCATGAAGGACTGGAAATTCAATACATCTTTTCTCTTGGTGCTGCTAAGGGTGGTGTTCCTGTAGGAGAGATTTATGAAATCCTCAGACAACCTACTACAGAAACAGGGATTAAAGTATCCTTTGATATCACTAAAGATTTTTACGATTTCCAAACTACGACGAAAAAGTTTATTGAGCACTTTTACTCTGCTGCGAAAATTGAGTTCCATGATACTGATGGAGTTATCATTACCCCTAAAGAACCTCTAAAAGAAATAGAGGTTAATGGTTATGGAATCAAGATGTATGATGATGGATATTATAATGATACCTATGTAAGTATTCGTATGGGTGGTGTTGTTTATGATACCACAGCATTTCGTTGTCGTGGTGGAAATATTGGAAAGTTTATTGTAGATGTTCCGATTGGCAAGTTGTCGATTCCAATTTCACGGGAATCATTGGAAACAACTCCAAGTAATACCAAAGTTCTGGATGAAATCAAACAAATCATCAATGACTTACATCAAATGGATGTTGAGAAGATGGTTCCTCCGAAGTTCTCTGAAGTTGGATTGAGTCATGTCACATATCCTACATTTACTGGAGATTTCTTCAAGATTGAGTATAATGATGCCTTTCCGAATATCCGCAAACTGAAGAACATGATTGAGTTTGCGAACTATGGTCAGACAAAGGGGCAAAATGTTGTCTATGTTCTTCCTAATATCAAGAGTGTATCATCGTGGGTAAAGAGGTTGGAGTTCTTTGTCAACTCTTCTTTCCCCAATACAGAGTATTACCATGTAAAGAACACGGAGAAGTTTAAGGCTCTTATTGAAGATACTTCACAATATGATCTAAGTGATACATTATTTGTCGATGTAAAGACTCTCAAATTACCTAAGCTTCCTAAGAAGGGTGGAGAAGTTGCTTATCTTGTCTTCAAAGGTTATCATAAACGGACCACAAACGCAGAAGAATTGGAGGAATATGTATCTGAAGCTTATTATGCTGGTGCTGACGCCGAAGAAGGTTGGTATGAGAAAGCTGATAATTGGGATTTACTCAATAGCCGAACAATTGGATATGTAAAGGATTGGGGTTCTGGTAAATCATTCTGGACTACTAATTCTAAGAAGATGAAAGAAGGTCTTATTGAACTTGGCTGGATTGATAGAGAATCCGATGAATACACTACTGCTTATGAGCGTATTCGTGATATTAAGAAAGCTCAAGAGAATATGGATAATGCGGGATATCATTATAGCCGCGTAATGTTTAATATAAGCCCAAGCAAATATACAACCAAGGTGATTGGTAAAAATCCAGCCAACCTTGATAGGATTAAGAAAGTGAAAGAGTTGATTCTAAATGAAGATAGTTTCCGAGGACGAGTCCTTAAATCTATGGGCAATCAGTATGCACTGGTATGTTCACGGGCTGATATTCGTAAGATTCTGAAAATGAAATGATAAAACACTAAGATAAGATATAAGAGTATGAAACAAGTGAACGGGCTTATAGGTTAATCAACCATAGCCTTCAGAGAATATTTTCTCTTCTTTTTCAACGTTTCATAGACAGTAGTTTCGACTTTATCACTAAAGTCCAGAGCTTCCATCTCCACGTTTGTAAAACACCGTTCCGGTGAGTAAACAAGATTAACCCCTTGTCTAAGGATATTCTTTGCGGCATTAATATCTCTATCATGTTCTTCTGAACACTTAGGACATTTCCATGACCTCACTGACAAAGGAAGTTTATCAACAATGTAATCACACTTATGACAAGTTTTAGACGATGGATAGAACCTATCAATCTTTATCACTTGTTTATCATACCAAAGAGCTTTATATTCTAACATTGATATAAATGATGACCAACCTGAATCTTGAATACTATAAGCTAACTTATGATTTTTAATCATATTTTTGACTGATAGTGATTCTAATGATATGAGGTCATATTCATTTATCAACTTTGTTGAAAGTTTATGTTGAAAATCCTTACGAGAATTGGTTATCTTCTCATGGATTTTAGCAACTTTCACTCTTTGTTTTTGTTGTCTTTTACTTCCTTTCGTTTTCCTACTTAAATGTTTTTGTGCTTTTGCTAAAGCCTTTTTCTGCTTTCTATTAAAGTTTGGATTCTTAATCTTTTCACTATTGCTCAATACTATAAAATCTGTAATACCTAAATCAATACCTACTTCTTTACCTGTTTTTTCCTTGGTCTTTTTAGGAACTTCACAAAGAATTGAGACGAAATATTTATTTGAAGGTGTTCTTGAGAATGTAGCGGATTTGATAGTTCCTTCCAATAGCCTATGAAGATTGATTTCAATTCCTTCGTTGAACTTTGGAACTCTTATAGTATTATCATCAACTGTGATATGTTGAGGAACCCTAAAACTTTGATGATTATTCTTCTTCTTAAACTTTGGAAACTTGGATTTCTTTCTGAAGAAGTTGCCATAAGCAGTTTCAAGATTTTTTAAAGATTGTTGAATAGTTTGAGAATTGACTTCTTTCAACCATTTAAAATCTTCAACCTTCTTCAGTTCGGTCAACCCCAAACAGCAATTATTATAGTTTAAAGTTCTCCCATTATTCAAATAATGGTCCTGTTTTTCCTTTAGAAAATGATTATAGACAAACCTCGAACAACCAAAATGCTTTTCGAGCAATTCCTTTTGGGAATCAGTTGGATTGATTCGATATTTGAATGCTTGGAATGTAAGTTCTTCTGGTATGTACTTATTTAGTTATTTGGTGATAACTTTTTACTTTTTTATGGAAAATAAATAAACTTTAACCCCTCTTCAATGTTGTCAAATAGGATTCGGCAACATTATTAATAAAACACTAACGTATAATAAACACGCAATGAAACAAGTAAAATCGTTTGAAACGAAAGATGGTCGGTTATTTAATGACCGAGTACAAGCAGAAAATCATGAACTTATGATTAATATTAGGGGATTTTTACAATCCTCTGGTAAAGGCGGTTCATTAAGTGCCACTGATGTTGCCACATTCCTTGCACAAAAGCAAGATAATGTATATAACATCATTGGTAAGTATCGCAAGACGATGGCGGGAATTAAATCAATCAAAGCACAGTAATGTATAAGCAATATTTAGTATTAGGTGACTGGTCGGGGGATGGTCATAACATCTATGAGAAGATTCTTCTTCAATCCAATCATCCAGTTGATGTAATTCAAGACGCATACTTAGCTTCATGTAAGTTAACAGGAGTTGATCTTAGTGAAGAGGTATGCTCTGATTATCAAGATTCTTACATGTCGGTGGAAACTTTTGATAAGTTGAAGGAGTATGGATTGACTGATGATATTATTGCATCAGAACTTGATGAAGATTGCGGTTATTTCTTGGGAAATATTGAATATGTAAATCTTTGGATTTGGTTTGTTCTCCTTTCCCTCCCAGAGGAATCTACCCTTGTACATATTGTAGACGAGATTCCAAATATCAATGGATATTGGAATAAAAAATTAAATAAATCGTTCGGATACGGATTATACGAATAATAGCTTGACAAAGAGACAAAAGAGAGTAAAATAGAAACAAAATTATGACATACCTAATTAATAAACAGGCAATCACCTTAGTCATTGGTGGTAAAGTAGTAAAAGTCGAGAAGACGGACAAAAAGTACCCACAAGTGCTTGATTGTTTGAAACTTCCTAATGATGAACAAGAGGCAGCAGTAAAAGCAACTCTTGATAGTATCCTCAATCCAGTTGAAGTTATTCAAAAGACTGAAGGATTCCAAGTAGTAGGAGATGATATTTTCTACAAGGGCAGCAAGCTTCCCACAGCCTTCGCTAAGAAGGTTATGTCGATTATTCGGGATGATCTACCACTAACTAATTTTGAGCGATTCTGGGAGAATCTGGAGCAAAATCCAAGTTATCATGTAGTCAATGAAACTGGATTCTTCGACTTCCTTGATTATCGGGAACTTCCAATCACTGATGATGGATGCTTCTTAGCTTATCGTGGAGTTCTCGATAATTACTGGTCCGTTTCCGGTAATAAAGAAACTAAGGTTCTCCAAGGTCAAGTGGATGACGTTGGCAGGGTTTATAATGGTGTTGGAGAAGTGATTGAAGTTGCTCGCAATGGAGTATGTGATGATAGAAATGTTCATTGTGCTGCTCATTCCTTACATATTGGTTCCTTGGATTATGCCCGTGGGTGGGGTAGTCATGTAATCATCGTTAAGGTTAATCCAAAGGATGTCGTATCAGTTCCTAACGATTGTCAAGCTCAAAAATGTCGAGTTTGTAAGTTTGAAGTTGTTGCCGATTTTGTGGAAGAAATCACAACTTCAGTAGTTGATGAGCGGGGTGAGGATACTGTTGGACCACAAGCATTCAAAGAGAGAAATAGTATGCTGGATCGAATTGATGCTTACTTGATTAAAAAATCACAAGAAGTGGATGAGGTATCTATCAGACAGATTCAAAATATCTTTTCTCCGAATTATGCTTCCAAAGTAGAAGTGTTAGACGCCTTACAGGCGTTGGGATACTTCTGGGAAGATGTTGATGGTGCTACAGTGGTTGTATTGTAATTTGAAGCGGATTCTACCGTATGTTTTAATTGGATATACTTATCATATTTTCTTGTTAAGCATACGGTAGAATCTTTGTATAACCAATCTAAAAAGGATTTGGTTATTTGATTTCCATGAAACTTAGAAGTGGCCATGAGTTGAGAATATTCGGTTTTTAATTCTACGGACATTTTTTTCCCAAATTGGGATTCGATCATATCATTCATTTCGTGAATATGTTTCACGCTCGAAATAAAAGACACCCCATAATGACTAGAATTTGAATTTCGGTATATACTTCCATCTCCATCCAAAAATCCTCTTATAAATCCTCTCAATGTTAAAGAATTCCAATTTATATTGATTGGCATTCCGACATCAAATGATTTTCTTGGAGTCATTCCATAGTTTAACAGAGTGTTTGAAATGTGTTTACTGGGTATCCTTAAAGAGAATTGGTTTTGTCTATTTTCAAAGCCTTCTGATGTCTTTTTTATGACGTATGAAACAATATCATCGTTTTGAAAAATTTTTCGAGCTAATTCTTTAATAATATATCCATCCTTTTCCTGTAGATTTATAACGATTTGATGTGCTTGTTTGCCTTTGTCGTTGCGTCTATAATTACATCCATCCGCCCATAACAATCCTAAAAAATAAGCTTTATCATCCGAGTCAATAACATCAAAATAATGTTCATCTTTAAACTTGTGTTTTCTGTAGGTTGCCCCTTTTCGAACTACCTTTAAAGTATTTAAAAATGTCAACACGGAGAATTTAGCATGTCCAACTATCTTCGCGATACTATAAGCTCCCATCCCTTCTTCATATAATTTCAATATTTGTTCCTTGACTTCTTCCGACATTCGAGTATATTGTTTTGGTGGACGCAATCCCGCCTCGACGTCCTTTTGAATCTTGTCTTGTTGAGCTTGGTTGAAACACTTTTTACATTTTCCATAAGGAGCATTTCTTCGTTTATCGACATAGAAATCTTCAACTGATTTTTCTTCTTTACACACGCTACACTGTTTACATTTTGTATCCATGTAGGTATTTAACCTTACGCATCAAATTTTCCAGAAAATAACTATAAAACACTAAAATATAATAAACGCATATGAAACAAGACATTATTAAGACCTATATTAGGGACGAAAACAATAATCCAAAAGGCGTAGCAGTAGCAGTTAAAACTGACACTGGTGTTGACTATGGATTTGCATTATGTAACCGTAATTTAGACAAATGGGATAAGAAACTTGGAGTTAGTATTGCTCTTGCTCGGGCAACTTCTCCTAAAGCTTATCAACTTCCTAATGTTCCTGATCGTCTGGAAGCAGTTCTGGATGCTTATGAACGCTTGGAAGCTCGGGCCTTGAAGTATTTCAAGGATGTCGATCCTGAACTCATTGTAATTAATGAGCGGGATATTGAAAGTTGGTAATAATTTGGGAGTGATTACCCGATTAAGATAGTTGTGACGACTATCAGTTAAGTGGAATCCTCTGCGGGTACGAGGTTGTGTTATCGAAAAACATGAGAGGGATCAAATATTACATTACTGAATACGTAGTTGGTGATGTAATATCCTGAAACGGTCAAAGCCGTTCATCAGTGGTTCAATTCCACTCCACTTAGTCATATCGCACCTTCCGACAAGTTAGCTCAATTTGACGAAATTGATGACCCTTGTTCACGGTGCTAATTTTTGAGAATAGTGTAAAAGGTAGCACACCTCCTTGTAACTGGAGATTATAGAGCCGATGCGCGTGTAGGTATCCTATAATGAATGTAGTTGCGGTTTCGATTACCGCGTCTCAAAACTAATGACTAAAAATGATTGGACTAAATACCAAGTCAATAATCCCTTATTCGGGGTTAAGTTGGTATCCGAATTAACGGAAAAACAAGCTAAGAACGAACTATGTTTCTGCATCGAAGTCATAGAGCAAATCTTAGAGTTTAATGAAAACCTAACAAAGATAATGACCAGAAATGAAAAAGAAGGATAAAGAGTGGGAAAAACATCCCGACCAACATGTTCAAGAGGAATGGATTGAGTTCCTAAAGGAAGGTCCATTGACAGCAGATAATTATAAAGCCTTTGTTAAGTGGTGGGAAGGTTATGTAAAGGAACGTAATTTAGAAGGATATCGTTAATATGAACTTATTAGAACAGACTCTAAGAGAGTTAAATTGGAATAAGAAAACCATAGATGATATTACATTCATTGGTTCATCGGATGGTGAATATGAATGTTCTTGGGAGGAGTTGAAAACTTTAGCTGATATTGAATACGATACTGGGTTTGGGGGCAGAGAAATTGCTGGTGATTTAGTTATTGGTTTTTCTGATGGTTCTCGTCTTTCTCGTTGGGAATATGATGGTTCGGAAGGATGGGAGTTTATTAGCGCCATTGTTAAAGTTCCAAATCCTAAAAAGATCCATAGATTGAAAGAAGTATATGGAGATTGGAGATATGACGCAGGCTCGTTAAAAACATTACACCCAGAATAATATGGAACCACTAACAGATGAACAACTGAAGTCAATTGGATTTTCCGTTGACTACAAGAGAAAGAGGAACGAAGCAGGAGAACTTGTATTTAATACCTGTTGTCTACATGAAGATTATGGAACTTACGAACAGTATGAAACCGTAGGAACTTACTATACTCGTCCCACTTTCTTGGATATAGTTGAACGTATTTCAAAACATTCCAAGGATAAGGCTATTGATGAATATAAGCAAAGTATATCTGAACGTATTTTAGATTTATTATGATGACCAAGCACGACGAAATTAAAGAAACCCTTCAACTACTTGAATCAAAAGGGTTTGAGCTTTGTGAAGTAGATGTAGGAGAGGATGATGTTGTAATGGCATTCAATCTTAATAATGCCTTAGAAGCTATCATGTCAACCAATGTCACGACCCTGTTCCTTACTAAGGAAGGTAGGAACTATTGGATTGATTTTCAAATTGAATCACAACTTGGTGATTCAATTGGTGATTATTCTTTGAATACTTCCTTTGATGAAGTAGTGGAAGAAATTGGTCAGAAGTATCATTAAAACACTAAGATAAAATATAATTATGAGAACTGAACTTGGAGAAGACATACTTGATTCACGCGATGTGATTTCAAAGTTTGATGATTTAACAGAAACTAAAGAAGAGTTGGAATCTGAGGTTTCTCTTGCTCAAGAGGAACTTGATAGATTGCGTACTAAACTTCATAGGTCTGTCAATGAAGACGAGATGTGTGAGCTTTTAGAAGAAGTTGAGGAAGCTCAAGAGGATTTGGATACTGCCCAAGCCGCATTGGAAGATTTTCTTGATGATTCTGATTACAAACTCTGGGAACAATTAGTGGAAGAAGGGAAAGATTCTCCCGATTGGTCCTATGGAGAAGTTCTTATACTTTCTACATATTTTGTAGAATACACCGAGCAATTTGTAAATGACTGTTGGGAACTTCCAAAGGAAATGAACAGTGGAAAATGGCCTTTCAATCACTTGACGTTTGATTGGGAAAGTGCGGCAGAAGAACTGAATTCAGACTATTACGAGATTGAGCTTGGCGGTTACACTTATTACATTCGAGCATAATGGATTTTCAAACCTTGACAAAAGACCAACTTAAAACCGACTACATTGATAGATGGGGATTCGTATTTATTTCTCCACCTTTTCATTCTGATAAATGTCAGTTGATAGCCGACACATTAATCCAATACAACATTACTAAGGACCAACCTGAGTTCATAGTAGAACTTGATGAGAATACTAAGGTGTTTGTATACCCTTTGGATTGTCAGTTTGATGGTCCTACATTGTTTCAAAAAGCATTGATACTACGACAGATGGGTATTCAAATTGATATTTTAAAAGCCTACCTTAATAATCTGTGAACTTGAAAGACATTAAGATTTATCAACCTAATAAAGTAACAGGTTGCTTTGAGAGTACTAATATCCAAACCATCGGAGATATTTGTGCTCTTTTAGGAATCAGGGATATTGACTTTTTCTTATCAGTAAGAGAGAGTGGAGAACTTACTGTGTATCATATTGATATGTGGTTTAAGTCAGAAAGACAGAGAAGATTTTTTATGAACAAAGTTAATAACCAATAAAGATATGAAAAAACTATTTGATACAGATTTAACCTTCACAGAAGAAGGAATAGAGATTGCTGATGAGTTTGGTGGACTTATTGATAGATTTATAGAAGAGAATGCCCTTGAGGAATTCAATCCAATCGAACTTAGTTGGATGCTTACCCAAGAATTAGAGTTGCGTCTACAAAATATGTATCTTGACGCTGTGGATATTACATTAGAAGAAGATTGATAAAACACTACCATATAATTACACCACATGACATTCTTAACAACAAATACGAAATTAGAAAAATCGAAAGCGTATGGCTTCATTTCGTACGGTATTCACTTTGCCCCGCATAAAGAATCGGGGGTTAATGTATGTTCATCGGCAAGTCCGGGATGTATTAACTCATGCTTAAACAAAGCTGGTTTTGGGGCTTATCAGAAAGTTAGAAATGCCCGTGTAGCTAAAACCAAAGTATTCCTTAATGATATTAAGGGGTCAATGGAGAAGATTGTAAAGGAGATTCGGAGCAAGGTTAATAGTTCTAAAAAATTAGGATTGATTCCTACTTTTCGTCTTGACCTCACTTCTGATTTGGCGTGGGAAAACATTAAGCTTGATGGTAAGAATCTTATGGAGATTTTTCCTGATGTTCAATTCTATGATTACACCAAACATATGAGTAGAATGATGAACTTCCTGATAGGTAAGATGCCGAAGAACTATCATCTAACATTCTCTCGTTCCGAGAAGAATGATGCTCAATGTGATATTGTGCTTGGTTGTGGGGGAAGAGTTGCTATGGTATTTCTTGAAAAGATTCCTAAGACATGGAATAGGAGACATGTAATTTCAGGTGAGAGTCATGATATGAGGTTCCTTGATAAAGGTGGTAGTATTGTGGGGCTTGTTGCTAAGGGTAAAAATGCTAAGAGAGATAATAGTGGATTTGTTATCAAGAGTCATTTGAAGAAAGTAAAATAATATGCAACCAATTAACACTGTTCAATTAAACCACCCGTATGTCAACACTATTCCAGATATTGACGAACTGTTTATCACTAAGAATTTAGAAGGTTACATCA